GCGAACCCTAAAGAGCTACGGGTAGAGTTATTGAAACAATCTATTGACAGATGGTAAGATGAAAGCTCCGCCAGATGACTTCATTCCAGTGGCAAGAGATGCTGCTTCAAATATTGTAAATGGTGCAGTATTAGGAGCTACAGGAGGACTCATTTTGAATGATAAGTTTAATCTGAGGAGAGAAGTTCCTATGGCACTATCAGGAATGATTTTAGGTGGAATGGGAGGTGGATTATACCACAAATATAAATTTGAAAAGAACGGCAGAATGCGAGGCATATATAGAGATAGATTCCTCAAAGAGAGAGATACCTTTGGTTCATTTCAAAGTGATATGACTCATAGAGGAGATGTTAAGATGCCTGTGAACTCTCCAGGTGAACGATGGATTCCAGAAGAAGATGAAGCTCAGGAAACAAGGAAAATTTCAAAGAAGTTTTCAGGAGGTATACATCAGGGTGGAACATGGAAAGAAACAGCAATAAAACTAGCTAAGAGTACGCCAGGCAAGATTATAATTGGTGGAGCTTTGCTGTTTAGTTTAGCTGCATTAGGAAAACCTATATTAGTGAATAAGATTAGAAGTATGAATACTCAGTCTATCGACACTTCAGGTTATAGATATTCTGATGATGCTTCCATGGTTTCTAGATGTTCCTCAAGGTTTTCTGACTTCTTGACTCAAAAGGATTCATTAAGAGCTGCCTCTAAGTTTAAGTATGATGACATGGAGAAGATTTATCTTGATACCCTAGATGCTATTGAGAGATCTAGTCCAGAACCATTCGCAGATAAAAAATACTTAGAGACCATGTGGCAAGCTATCTACTCTATCTATCAATCACAAGATGCCATAGGTAGATTAGACCAGCAAATGAGAGTTAATCCTAACAGCAATTCAATGTTTACACGATGACATTCAAGGAAAGATTAGAGTTAGAGAATGAGAGGAAGAAACAACAGTACATTCATTCTAAACCTCTGATTCCTGAGCCAGTTAAAACAGTAGCTGTTTGGGGGATAGTCTTGTATACAGGAAAAGTCCTCTACGACTGGTGGCAGGACAAGAAAGACAAAAAGAAATTAAAGAAAATAGAAGGTTCACTTGGTAAGAAATGTAAGTTTATGTTAGACTTATATTCAAGTGAAAGAGATGCAAAGATAGTAGAATCTGTTGTGACCAGGTTTAACGAGGTGTTATCCTCAAGAAGACCGGAATCTATAGTTAAAGACCCTGAAGAGTATGAAGCATACTACAGAGCAGGGAAAGCAGCTATAGAGAGGTCTTCTCCTTGGCCAGACAAAGAGATTAGCTATCTGGATACTTGCATTGAGTATGTAAGAAATATAGGGAAAGAATGATAAGCGAAGAGATATTTAAATTGGTACAGAATTGTCCTTGCTCCGCTACAAGAAAGGTATTGCTAATCATGCAAGATTTAGATTCAATGCCAAAATCTTTGATGAGAGAAAAGACAAACAACCAATTAGGGTATGGAAGACCTCATGTTATTAGATTGTTCAATCAGTCTATGGAAGAACTTGAGACTCCAGAAGCGATAAAGTTCATGGAAGATTTAAAAGATAAATATCTTAGAGAATATCTTGGACATACTCCAATGTACTTTAGTGAAAAAGAATTAGATATGTTATGATTTATCCAGCAGTTAAAAAATATTCAGAAGCTAAGAGGTATTTAGTTCCAATGGCTATTGGTGCAGGAACTGGAGTAGGTTTGAGAGCTATTGCTCATCAGGTAAAACCTACTGAAGCCTCTCTTGAGGACAGGGCTTTAGGCTACGCAGGTGCTGGAATAGCAGGAGCAGGGTCAGGGCTAATGATTTCTGGTTTATCATCAGGCAATTCTAATGATAGAAGGTTTCATTTTGGAGTTCCAGTAGCTGTTGGGGGAACTTATTTGATGGGAGTCTCTAATAACAGAATGAAAGAAAAAGTGAAAACCCAATCATTAAGTGATGCTGTTTACTTACCCATGATAGGTGGAGCTGCCTCTTCAGCAGTAGGTCTATACAATACTAAGTTTGGCTCCATGAAGGATATGCCAAATTACAATAAACGTAATTATTTGTTAGGTTCTGCACTTGTAGGAGCTGGTTCTGGATTAGCTTTGTCAGATGCTCACCCAGTATTAAGAGGGACAGGTTTCTTAACAGGAGTTACTGGAATGGAATTGGCAAGAAGAGCACAGTTTGGTCCTAGAGTAGGAGAAATAAGTAATGTAGCAGGAGATGGAAGTTCTTCAGTTGCTGCTGTAAATGGAAGTGGACTATGAGTTATCCTTTTAAAATGAAAAGCCCTCTAGATTCTTCTGATGAAGAGGAGTTTAATCCAACTGTTAGTTTCTTATTTTCTTCAGATAAAGATAAGAAGAAAAAGCCAAAGAAAGATAAGAAGTCTAAAAAGAAGAAATAAATGAGCCAATACCGACACATCCAACTAGACGATTTATTCAAACGAATAGATCTCAAAGCTACTTTAATGGTTTTGCCAGACATTAACGAGTTATTGGCTCTAACTGGCAAAGCGAACCCTAAAGAGCTACGGGTAGAGTTATTGAAACAATCTATTGACAGATGGTTTCATCAAGTTCCTTTGATTATGCTAAGGAAAGTTGACCTCTACCCAGGGTTCAAATTTAGGTCTAATTTTCAATCTTTCTGTCAGGGATTGATTACTGATGAAGATTTAGTAGAACTAGAGCCAACAAGGGTTATCTCTATTAACAGATTAGCTTCCTTCACGCCTACTTATGGTTTGAGATTCAGACATCCCGAAGTAGTCTATGAAGGAGCAAGTATAAAAGGGGCAGTAGTGAATGCTATCTACAAGCTACCCTTGTATTATGATTTCAATGACTTGAATGAGCTGGTTCCTGAATCTACATTAGGATTTTTAGAAGACAGACATATCGAGGCATTTATAAAACAATGTTTGCTCGACCAGATAGATTACATTGTTCAGTTGAATAGGAACTTTGAGTATCCTATGTTACCAGTTCAGTTGTTTGGTGGGCTAGATGAAAAGAAGATGATGCTTCAACAGGAAGTTGAAACATATTATCTTGGATTAACTCATGGATTAAGTTATTTTTAGTATGTTGCATAATGTTTCTAAATTTAATTTAGGGAAAGGTGGCATACAAGAGAGATTAATGGTACAATTATCTTCGTCTCCTGAATACATGAAGACTTTAACTCCTATAGGATGTATGGTATCCTTGTATAGTAAGTCTAAAGGTCTTTGGAATATCTATCATGATATTGGAAAAACTACTTCTTCTTTTGATAGAAGAGAGAATGATGTTTTATATTTCTCACCAAACCAGGAGAGGGGACTTTCTTTTGATGACGAAAGTAAATATTTCAAAGAGGATTATATCTCCTTTTATTCTGTTGGGGTTTTGTTTTCTGGAAAGATAAATTACCAAAATTTATCAAATGGAAGCCCTTTTCTAAACTCAGATAGTGATCTTTCTTTTTTAGGAGGGCATTCATTTATTAAACAAACAAAAAAGACAGATAGAGGTCCTAATGATATTGTTTTCTTACATATTTACAAAAGTAACGATTATATCAAATATCCTCTTGGCATAAAAGTTAAAGATTGGAGAAATATATTTAGCATAGTTTATAAAATATGATGAACATAACAGAACGAGTGAGCAGAGTTCTTCCTAGAAAAATGATAATCTCAAACACTATTGATTTGAATGTCATTCGTTCTGAGGAATCTGAAGATAAACTCCATCAGCTCACAGTAATAAAAATAGACAAACTAGGAATTGTACTGTATTTGCTAAAGAATATTAGTACAGTCGGAAAGCCTACTATCACAGTATTCTATACAGGTAGTAGAGATAAAGGAATATTGCTAAAGATTCAAGACACAATTGACCTTAGCAAACCAAGAGACATTACTGACCTTGTAAATGCCTCAGTTATCAGATTAGTATCTGGCGAAGTACAAGAATTTACAAGAGAAGATTTAAGAGATTTTGATAGATTTTTGAAATGATAGAAGATTTCCTAAGTAAAGTTGTAGCAGACACGAGGGACTTTAATAAGATAAAGTATGCTCAGATGTTTCCTCACTACTTGAATATTTATGGTTCTACTGTCAAGGTAAGACGATTAAATAGACAACCTACTGTAGGTACATTACCAAGTTATGACCAGTTGATTAATCAGGTCTATGGTAAGGTGGCAAGTAAGGACATGCACTTAGCTGGAGATGATAACTTCATAGAGTTTGAGACTAAGTTGATTCTTCACCAGTTAAATGGCACTAAATTACACGCTAATGCCATGGAACAGATTATGACTTATCATACGGATAAGGTACTAGATTTGGGTGATGAGATTGTCTACAAGTTTATGGGGAAACAATTCGATTTACATGTAACAGATATTAATCATTATGATGATATTCTGTACGAATTTATTTTACAACCAATAAGAGAGCATGTCAATACTACGTAGAATTGGTGGAGCTGACGGTGCAGAAATTGACCGCTCCATGGGCTTACTATTCCCTAAACTAAAGAAACAGATAGAGGATGCAGAAGACAAGGTTCTTGGGTTGGTTCCAAATAGATTACTCCCAAGAGCCTTACAAGACCCTGAGAGGGAGTTAAGAAGACAAGAAAGAATAGAAGTAGATGAGAATATCTACCCAATTATAAATTACGTTCTCTTCAAGAAGTATCGAACCTCTTCTCAATACATGAAACATCTTAAGAATGATGTCATAAGGAGGATAGGTGATGATGATGGTATATCTCCAATAGATGAGTTAGGAAACACGATAAATAACCTTCTTGACCCTCTTTTGAAGAAGTTAATTATTAAATTACCACCTGAGGCTAGCAAGGCATTGAGAAATGCTAATAATATCATAGAAGACCCTGTTAAAGGGACTATGAATGCTATTGGTGAGTATAAAGATGATTTAGAAAAGGCAGCAGACTGGACTTTAAAGAAGTTTGGTTATGAAGGAGGAGTTAAGGGACTCTTAGGTACTGCTTCAAAGGAAATAGCCGCTAATGAATCGACAGATGCTATAGCTAAGGCATTAGACCCTGAAGGAGTATTCTATGTAGGGAAAGGTGAAGAAGGTCAAGCAGGAAGTCAAGACTGGAAGAATATTCCAGGTTTCTTAACTTACGATGGTTACCATTCAGTAAGGGGAACAGAGCTATGGACATCAAATTTGTGGGATATAGAAATGGAGCCTTTCATCTATGAAGGATGGGGTCCACCTGCACCTCCCTATACAGAGGGAGGAAATAACTTTATCCCTGTTACATCCTTTGAGTTCATGGATACAAACCTTTCTCCAATGGCTATAGAATTGTTTGGCGGTTCTTCTATATTGATTCCAGAGCAGGAGAATTTTCAAAAGAGTATAAGAATAAATGTTCTAGACGTACTTCAAAATATAGGAGGCAGGAGAGAACGAGTATGGAAGAAGTACTGTATGGATTATAAGAAGTACATGATTAAGGACTATAAGGTTATGCCATATAAGAACTGCTGTACTAAGATTACAATTCATATGTTTGACACCGGAATGAGAAGAATACATCGTAAGAGTTATTTAGGAATCTTGATGACTCCTGACACATCATTCTCTGGTTCTAACTTTGGACATGAAGAATACACCTTAGAGTTTGCAATCGTTGGAGAGCAGAATCTAAGTTCAAGTAAATATTTTTGGGATAATTAGTAGGTTATGGGAATATCATTAGATGTCGGAAGTGTTAGGGTTTTAAGTAAGTCCAAATCTGAAGACAGAGAGACATTAGGAATGCTTGTAGTTTCTTTATCCGGACCTACTTTCCCTAAAAAGTTTTACAGCTATGAGACTTTTAGAGATACATTTGATGATGGTAAAGTAGATTTAAGGAAATACAAGTACATCTTTGATATGGGCTACCATATAGCCGCTAAAAGAGTCTCTAAAGAAAAGGATTTAAGAGGTTGTGTTACTATAACCTCACATGATAAAATAGAGAATATCTATGGAATTGATTATACCTATAATCCTCCTCCATTAGGTATTCCTAACAACTTCTTTACAGAAAAACAGGTAAGAGGTAATCAAGGATATACCAATCACTTTGTCCTTAGATTACCAGACCCAAATAACTGGAGTCAGACAAAACCTTATTATTTCTGTTTGCCATTCTTTGATGAGAGAAGTAATACCTTTAAGCAGGCTCTATTCACAAAGAATGCTGTTTTACCTGGGAATGTAAACTTATCTCCAATTCACTATTATGGTTTAGACATAAACTATTATGATTCAGATGAGGCTAAGTGTGGAGATGTATTAAACAGGGATCTTCCTAATAGGCTTAATGAGTTTAACGCTAAGTGGACTTCCTTAAATCCTGGAAGTGGTTTTGGGTTTGTAACTCCAACAAGGTACTTTGTAAAGAAGATTAGCAATAGAGAGCTTATCTTTTATGCTAATCAGTATGTACCTTTCATGAAGCCTAATCTAAGCAAAGCAGGTTTCACAGATGATGAGAATTTAATAGTCACAAGAGACCCCTTTATTTCAGAAGATTTCTATTTTCAGCAAGCTAGATACAACAATCAAGATTCAGATGAAAAAAGGATCTTTACAATAACTTCTAAGGACTATGATGGGAACTATGGTAGGAATACTTCATTCAAGTTTGAATGTTCTGAGGGCTATGGTTTCTTGAATGTTTATAGAAGAAGTAACCTTGTTGAGACTTTCCACTATGACAATAGTCTTCATGAGTTCATAGAGAATGTTAATGAAGATTCTGACTATGTTAATATCTACACTCATGAAACAAATACCGCTATAAGTGAAACGGAGGGTAGATTAGTTTTAGGTAACCAGGACATCTATGAGCATTTGGTTAATTACAAACAAGATTCCTATGTTGAGAAGCAGGGACAAGCTTACGTACCTTATTTAGAAGACTTCTTTGATGAGGATGTTGATATAGATGGGTTTGTTTATGATTTGTCTGTAGATAAGTCAGTAGAAAAGAGACTTTGTGAGCTAGCCAGAGATAGGGATATGTTAGTTTTCCTAAACTATGAAGAAACTCCACCAACATCTTCTAATGATGGCAGTGTTTTGAATACTCAAGGAGAGTTCTTACTAGATGGAATAGTTATCCCAGGTGCTTATATGTACTTAAAACACATGAAAGAGTACTATGTAGGAGATGTCAGTATTGGCTCAAAGTTAAGAAGATATTCCCCTGTTAGAGACTTCCAAGGTGTAAATCACATAGGGTTTGATGGAATAAGGTATTACATCAATTACATAAAAGGTTTCAGTGACAGAGCTTTCTTAGAGATGACAAGGAAGAGGGTTCATAGAAGACTTTACAGATTAAAAGAGACTTTAGGAACAACACTGGAAGACATAGCAAGAAAAGTAGAAGATTTGATAACAGAGTTACAATATGATATTCCTGTATTAGAGTCTATCAGCTTAGAATCATTAAGGAGAGAGAATGATACCGCTATTGTTGAAATAAAATATGTCTTCCCAGAATTACGGCCAGAGAAGTTTGAACTTAACATCTCATTAAATATATTATCATGATACTAGTTAATTCAACAGATCTTTGGGAGGTTTCTTTAGATGGTAAGGAAGATTCTAACTTGAATCAAAACATATATGGGATAGATTTAGAGAGAAACAGCATTCACTTCATAGTATCTCACACAATAAGAAATTCAGCAAAATACATAGATTTAATAGAACACTGTAAGGAGTTGGTTATTTATAAATACAACTATAATTACTTGTTACAGACAACCTATAAATTTAATAACTGTTATCCTTCAGGAAAAGATTGGACTCTTAACTTTGAGGGATACACAGAAACTAATTCCTAATATAAACTATGCCATTAGAATTTAAAAATTATCACTCCATTGCTGCCAACAACAAGGAGATGATTGTAAATGATGAATGGGAAATAGAGTTTGCAGCTCCTAGGGGTATTTACATGCCTCCTATGACCATCATCAATCAACGTGTTCAGAATGTTGACTTAGGTATTTCAATGGAAATTGAATCTTTGGATGCTCAGCTCCGTGGATTTAACTTAACTCAAGCTGGGCACACTCATACATCAGGTATGCTTTCCTTCACTCTTACTGACTTTGAGGATATGTCAATGCAATATATGTTTGAAGAATGGGCTCAATTGATGTCTGACCGTGATACAAGAAAGTCACACCGTAGTGAGGACTACAAGACCAAGGTTAAGTTTAGACAGTACAATACTACTCGTAACCTGATTAAGCAGTGGAACTTCTATGGATGTCACCCTATCAACAACCCTCATACAGAGCAACAAGGATTTGATGCTTCTAACCGTATGAACGTTGGTATGCTTAACTGGGCTTTGAAGTATGAACACTATGATCGTGAAATCATGTCAGGTCCTTCAAAAAGAATTACATCAGTAAAATAATAAGTTAATATAATATGTTATTAACACCAAAACATTTACCATCACAAGGGAAGTTCATTTATAATCAGCCAGGTTTGAATGTACTTCCCTTAACATTTAGACAGATAGTTAACTACATGTCTCACCCAGAAGCTAATGATGTCTTAGCTTATCGAAAAGACTTGAAACTTTTGGAGGAGAATGGGATTAATCTTGAGTATGTTTCACTATTAGATGCAGATTACTTAGTTTATTTCATGAAATCATTGACAATCTCTGATTCTTTGAAATATATTACAACAGTAACCTGCCCTCATTGTGGAGAAAAGATTCAGACAGAAATAGATACAGCTGATTTTCAGTTTTTGGACTATGAAGACTCTAAAGTTCCTTCTAAAATCACTTTAGGAGGAAAAGAGTATGAGATAGAAGTTCCTACCATAGCAGATTTTATTAAATGCCTGGATAATTATTCAAGAAATAATGCCAGCTTAGACCTTGACCATATAAAGTTGCTATCAGTTTTCAAGGAATACAATCAAAATCCTAGAATAATTGAAGGAGAAATACTTAATGTGAGAGGAAGTGATGCTGGAATCTTACTATGGCTAGAAGGTTTGTTATTTGATAGGGTCAGCCCAATAAAAGTTCAATGTCCTAATTGTTCTGGAGGAGGGGGACAAGTGTCAGTATCAGTAAATATTGACCATATCAATAGAACCTTTTTTCGTGACTTCATGTGGAATAACCCAATTACGGAAGATCAAGTTTACTTTAAACAAATATGCCCGGATGGATAACATCGACGATTACTATTTGTTTACAGTTAGAGAATTTTTTACAGATTATGTGAAATATGTCAGGGATAATGAGGATACAGACCCAGATTATCCTGAGATGAAATTAACATTTGAAGATAAGTAGTATGGCTGATGAAAGTACAAACCCCTTTGCTGAGGAAGTAAAATCAGATGATCAACGTCAGGACGAGAAAGAGGAGAAGAAACTGACGGGCTGGCAGAAGATGAAGAAATACACTTCCAAGGCATGGAATGTAGCGAAGTTTGCTCTGGGAATTAGTGGTGACGGTTCTCATGGGTCTTACACGGATCTTTCTGAGTCAGGTGCTAGCTGGAGAGATAAAGATGCTCTTGAAAAAGAATACACAACTCTTGTCTCTCAGAAAAAAGATATTCAATCAGAATTAGACTCTTTAGTAAAAGAGACTAAGGGGGTTGACTTCTTTAAATTGTTAGGAGAATACCAACAGGTTAAAGAGGTTCAAAACCTAACAAAAATAAATAAATTAAAAGGGGAAGAAGCCTCTCTCTTGAGGGAGAGGGATTCCTCTTTAGTTTCCTTAATGGGAGGTTATGACTTATCTGAGGAAGATAAGCAGAACAAAGTCAATGAGGTTCAAGGTCTTGTTGATAAGCTCTCCAAGGTAAGAGAGGAGCTAGCTAGTCGTGAGGCAGCTACTCAGAAGGAAACTGTAATGAACAAGATTTTCAGCCTAAAAGAGGCTAGAAAGTTAGTCAACAAAGTAATTTCTAAGTTTGACTCTGATGACAAGGATGCTAAGGCAGTAGCAATGAACTCCATTGAAGGGGGTATTGGTCCTACTGTTATTGTAAAGAAACTCGATGTCATTCAGATTAAGATAGACATACTTAGAAATGAAGTCCTCCGAAGACTCAATGATTTGGAGGATAGAATTAAAATGGGTGAATTTGGAACCTCTGCCGCAGGAGTTGGCGGAGGAGGAGGTGCATCCGGTAATGGAAAAGGAGAAGAAGAGGGTGGTGGTATTTTAGATACCATAGTTGATGCTGTCAAGGACAAAGTTCAAGAAGAAGTAGAAGACTATGTCACTGACAAGGTAAAAGATAAGTTCAAGAAATTAGGAAAAAAGGGCTGGGACGCCATTAAAGGTAGGAAAGGAAGAAGCGGTCATCACAAGATGCCCAAGAAGGCCGGTTTCTTCAAAAGAGTAGGTAGAGGAGCAGGAAAATTAATAGGAAGAGCAGGAAGACTCATAGGAATTGGTGGCTCTGCTGCAACTACAGCGGCAACAACTGCTGCCAGCACCGCTGCTACTACTGCCGGAGCTGCTGCTTCAGGAGCAGGAGGCGCTGGTGCTGTTACTATAGCAAAGAAGGCAATAGGAAAGAAAGCTACTAAGGATTTAGTTGGTAGAGCTTCTAAGGAGGCTGCCAAAAAGATGAGTAAAAAAGGTACTCAAAGAGTAGCTAAGAATGTAGTTGAGAAGGCTCTCAAGAAGACAGGTTCCAAGATAGCAACAAAGGCTGCTGAGAAGTCAGCTAGTAAAATTGGTTCTAAAGCTGCATCCTCTGTTGCTAAGAAGTTCATGAAGAGAGGTATTGGTCGTATCTTCCAGAGAGTAGCATTGAAATTAGCTGGTAAAGCTGCTATGAAAGGTGCTGCTTATGCTGCATCTGCTGCTGTTCCTGTATTAGGTTGGGCTGTTGGTGCTGCTATGTTAGCTTGGGATGCTTACGAACTAACAAAATATCTATACTTAGACCCTAAGAAGAGAAAGAGAATTGTAGAGAGTATCAGATCTGTAGATGACCAGACATGGAAAACTATAATCTCTAAGAACCTTACTCAAGACATGATTAAGGATAAGGAGTGGGGTCAGGATGAAGTAGATACATTGCTAAACCTATCCAATTATAGTAAAGAAGCTGTAGACCAGGAATCCAAAGACATGTTAGACTCAGCTATTGAGTCTTTAGGTATAGATAATATCAATGCACTTACCTCTCCATACAATCTTACAGATGATAAATTAACTCTCAAACAGCAGATAAAGAAAGAACAAGACGATGCAAAACAAGCAGATGTAAACAGTACAGAGGGCAACTCAGGTTTCGGTTCTTTCTTGAGTAAGGCTAAGGATGTTACCTTAAATGCACTTACCTTTGGTATGTATGGTTTTGCAAAATCAGCAGCGAGTACCATAGGAGGCTGGTTTGGAATGGGAGGTGGAATGTATGACTATAGAAGAGCTAGTGCATCTGATTCAGGAACATATATAGATGATGGGATGGTTGCAGAGCCAAAGAAATTTGGTACATCATTACCCCCTGCACCTGACCCTAAAGAGCCATTATATGATTCTAAGTTAGCGGGTAATGTTTTAATGTATGATCTTGCTGAGCTAAGAAAGGAGAGGGACCAAGATAAACAGAAAGGAAAAACCCTACAAGAAGCACAGAATGCAGTCATTGCTGAATTTGAACAAGCTACTGGTAAGAAAATAAAGTTCAAATTAAAAGTAGATAGTCAAAACTTCCACAGTTTACGAAGGTTAAGACCGGAGATTATTGATGAGATTGATAGGTTAGCTAGAGACTTAGGAGTTAGAACAGAAGACTTAGTGGTTACCTCAACAGTAAGTGATATACTTGGAACACGTGGGGGTGACCCTGCTGGTAGAACTCACGGATTCTACTCTAAGCACTATAAGGGTATGGCTGTAGATATCCGTACTAGCGATAATCCTAAAATACGAGGTAAGCTATACCAATGGGTAAAACAGCATGGACAGCCTACTAGAGATAAGAGTGGTAAAATACAAGTTAATGGTTTTGGTAAGGGTTACTATGTACGACCCGACTTAAACACAAGAACTTTATTTGAAGACCCTAATGGAGATCAGGAGCATATACACTTTGAGTTAAATAAAGCTCCGAATGACCTTACTCAAGCAGAGATAGATGCTAGTCCAAGAGTCAAGAATGCAATAACTGAACATCAACAAGCTAAAGAGAAATATGGTCTTGTTCCTAAAGCTACTCCAGCAGAGAAGAAAGATACTCCTCCAGCAGCTCCAACAGTTCCCAATAAACCAAAAGAATCCTCCACAACAGCTAAACAGGAGCCACCAAAAGGAGGAACTATTGTTCAGTATGTAACAAATGTAAATAACAACACTAATTATAGCACTCCTAAACAAGGTGTTGAGGGAAGTGTATTAAAGAGTGAAACTAAATAATTATGACAGGCGAAGCAAAGGCAGAGCTTCAAAGAATACGAAGTGAGATAGACGAAAGCAGAAAGAAGACTAGGAAGTATATAAGTAACATTGAGAAGAAACAGAATGGTTGGTTTAACTTTGTCAAGGTACTTACGAAGTTGAGGATTGATATGCTTATAAAAAAATACTACTACAAATTTCTAAACATTGGTTCTAAAATTGAAGCTCTGGTTGCTGCCTATAATAATACAACAGATCAGGTAAAAAGAGCTAAGTACAAGACCCAAGCTATCTCATTAAAGATGGAGTATTCTTTATTAGCTCCACAGGTTATAGCTGCCAACAGAATGTATGAAAATGTTAAGTTTGGCAAGGAAATGCTTAAAAGAATGAAGGATTGGTGGAAGAAAGATTTCTCAGAAGCGAGACATATCTCCGACCATGACAATATCATCATTCAAAAAGCAACAAGAATAGCATTATCAATTGACTTGGCTAGAATAATGATTGCAGATTGTTTAGACAATCTTCTTTCATTTAAGAATGTAACAAAAGCAGCTGATGAAGGTTCAGGAGGAACATCAACAGCTCAAGCACAACCAGTAGATCATCAACCTAATGAAACAGGGGTCGCTTCCACTGTAGTAGAAGTTGCAGTAGGACTTGGGGCTAGTGTAGTAAAAGGGGCACTAGGCTTAGGAGATGACGATGATGAAGAGGAAGAAGGAGAAGACAATGATGATGGGGATGATAAAAAATCCCGCAAGCATAAAAGAAGAGGAAGGGAAATAGGTAGGAGAAAAGGAATGTCTATTTGGGGCAAGGCTGCCATAGGTGCAGGGGTTGCCGCCACTTACTTCATCACGAAGAAAGTTAATGAGAAGACAGAACTAAACGCACCTGAGTTATTAGCTAAATTAAAAGGAGAGGTAGAACATAATGATGAAACCTCTGAACCTGCTCACTTGTTCTCATACCCAACAGATGCTCCTGAAATAGAAGCTAAGGAGGAGAAGAAGCAAGAGGTAGAAAAACCTAAGAATCCAGCTAAGAAAGAGAGACCAACCATAACCACAGGCTCTCTATTAAATCGTATGGATAGGGTAAAAGAGCTTGTTGATATGGGAATCTTCAAAGAGGTTACCTCGGAAATGGAAGCAAGTAAAGACTTAAATCCAAAGGAATATGAGTTTATTAAAAGTATTCCAAGGTTGCTTAACACAGGTAAGGATGCTCAGGTATATGAGTACTTATCTAATCCTACAGCACAGCTTCCTCGATTTTTAGGAGACCTAAGTATAGACTCTCCTGTTCCTATTAAGATTCAGTGGAACAAGAGTAACAAGAATAAGAAAGTAGTTGGCTTTGGAAAGGACTTAAGACACAAGTTGAGAGAGGATTTCCTTAAAGAGTTTCCTCATCCATCTCTTTATACAAGAGAAAACATAGAAAATTTCATAAAGAAATCAAAGCTAGTACCTGAGAAGGATATAAGGGATATGACTCAAAAAGTCCTATCTTTAGGAGCTCCTATGGACTTATCCTTCATGAATAGCCAACCTTCCTCAGCAGTACCTGCAAATCCATCAACTGTAAGTACTCCTACAGCTAAACAAGTTACGGCTGAGAATAAGGATGATGCAAGTTCAGCTAAGAGCAAGTACAAGCCTCCTATATTTACAAATAATGATGAGAGTGATGTTAGTAGCTCTGACACACCTACTCCAAAAGCAAAAGGAGTTGAGAACAAAACAATAAGTGAGCCCAACCAAAAAAGCTCACCTGTAGGTAATAGCAACTCTTCTATTTTTAATAAAATAGTTTTAACTAGAGATATAACAAGAAATCGTTCAGGATATGCCAGATAAGAAGAAAGTAGGAAAGGTTAGACCTCCAGAAGACTCTGCAAAGGGTAATAAGAAAAAAAAGAAGGAGAAAGAGAAGGCTGAGAATAAACCTGAAAAGAAACCCGAGGAGAAGAAGGTAGAGGATAAGTATGAGGTGAAGCCTCGTAAATCAAAAGCCCCTGATATCTATAAAAACGATAAAGCGTCTGAGAAGTCATTTTCCTTTTATTTTGATGACTTCTATAAGAAAGACCACACCACAGTGAAATTATACTGGAAGCCTCCTAAATCACTTCAAGATTTAACAGGAAGCTACGGTGAGACTCACTTTGGAGTGATGAAGGGTTTTATAAAGACAGATTTAGCGATTCAAGTACAAAACTCTTGGGGGAACATGTCTACTTTTGCCCAATCCTTTTTTGGTAGTCTTGGTTTTAATGTGGACTCCTGGATTGGTACAGGTCAAGAAGTTATTCTTAAAACTACAGATGCCTTAAACAAGCATACGAGTTTAAATGCTACTTCTGATAGAGTCAATGAATATGCTAATGCTAAGTTAGTTCACTTTACAGATTATGTTAAGAAGTTCCAAGGAACAGACGTTAACTTCCCTAATAATGTGGATGTGATGTTCATCTCAGATTCCTATGGGCATGACCCAAGGAAAGATGCAAGGAAACTTCTTAAGTTCATCATGGGAGGTTTTTCGGAAGGAGCAGAGGTTCGAGACCCTATTGAGCTAACAGAGACAGTACCTGGAACTGAAAAGAGTAAAGAGGATCTAGCTCAAGAAGAGAAGAACAGACAAGAATCTTTTGTTCAGAAAGGTGTAAACTTATTTAAGGATGGACTAGCAACCGGTGCGGATATAGTATTTGGTTCAGAGGTATTTAAGAAGTCTTATGCCTTCATTACCTCTCCAGGTCACTACGAATATAGCACAGACTTTGAATTTAGAAACCCTTTTCTATCATTACCTGGAACGCTCACTATGATTATAGGAGACACTGGAGGAAGATTAGAAAATAGTGGGTCTAAATCAGGAGTTATCATCAGAAATCTATTAGTAGACTCAGCAGAAATAACAGTATCAAAATCTATCACACAAGCAGGCTATCCTCTTTATGTAAATGTGTCCTTAGCACTAAGCCCAACAGCATTCTTCTCAGCAGGTAACTTAGATGTTATGCTTGGAGGAGATGGTAAGTGGGATAGATTTGGAGACATAGAGAAAGATTCGGGAGATAATAAATTAAATGGGGAAGAAGAAAAAATAGCAAGAGCTCATTATGGGGATGGTCAATTACCGCATGAAATAAAGAATGAGATGAAGAGGGTTTACAATATAATCCTTGAGATAGAAAAGCTATCCGTAAGTACTTATGTTGATAAATTCAAAGGTAAGGAAGGACCTAATGGGGAGTTTTATTTAGATAAGTATTCTTGTGCAGTTGTTTCAGGTCTACAACCTAACTTAGGCCATTTCTTAGACAAAGGTACAGGTGTTATTGACCAGAAGAATAATAAAGAGGCAACAAATGACACTTCAGCTGAGAATCTTTCGAATCAATTGTCATCAAATAGACATTATGATTCAAATATAGCTATGTATCACGCTTGTGTTCCTAGACTAAGAAAGATAAATTGTGGAAATGGTAACTCTGTTGATGTTATTCAGGAGTCTGGCCAAGGAAGTGTTTATGATATAATGATGCATTATAGAAGAATTTATTCAGAGCTAGAACCTAAATATAAAGAAGCCAACCAGAAAATGGAGGACTCATTGAAATACGCTAAAGAGAAACAGGAGGGTAATTCTTATGTATAGTCCAGATAGAAAAATAACAGGGTCAAACCTGTATAACTTAAAGAACTACATTGAGGGAAATGACCTTTACAATTCTAAGTTTCTCTATTTGTTTCAAACATTACCAGCAAAAGGTATTTATACAATAAATAGATTCGAGTATAGAATTGATTTGATTTCTCAAGATATGTATGGGAGTACTGACTACTCAGATTTGATTCTTTTTTACAATAACGTCAGTACAGATGATTTAACTATAGGAAAATACCTGTCTAAGTTTGACTTAGCAGATTTAGATAGACTAATATTGACATTAGATGATTAGTAAGATAGGTTATCAGATATGGTGTGAAGAACTCATGGTTAAACAACTCGGGGAGTATAGGGAATTTACTTTGACAGAGTCTTTACATGGGGAGCTTCCTACGGGAATAATGAAGTTCACCTTATCTGAAAAGATGGGAGTAGCTGAGGATATTACTAACTTGACCATAAACATAAAGTCTTCAAATAAGGGAGAGCCTTATCTGATGAAGATGAAAGGTCATATTTACAACATTACATCAGATAATATGTATGTTTACTACCATATTCTTATTTGTGATAGGGATTTCATAACTAAGAATAGGGTTAGAAAGCTAGGTATGGAGATGGAGGGTGCGATAAGAACCTTATACAATGGAAACATCTCCTGTAAGATAAAGTCAGATGTTAATAGTCATGATTTTCAACAGAAGAACATGACTGACTATAATTATCTTAAAGAAATCCTCCCAAGTTACAATAAGGACTGTGTTTGGGGTTTCTCTTCTGAAGGTTTACTCATCAAGAAAGTAAGTGAGGGAGATTCTTATCCTAAGTATAGACATAGTTTTGCAGGAACCCCTACAAATCCTTATTCACTTTCAAAATCAAAACACCTATCTTTACCAAAACCTTCAGTAACAGATTTTAAATACTTCTCATCAAATTATTACAATGATGAGTTAACTTATGTAGACAAAGAAGACAGAACCTATGAAGACAACAGGCAGACGAATATAAAGTATATGATGAAGCCTTTAAAGGTAGTTACTGTACCATATAGTGAGTTTCCCCCTTATGAAATAGGGGACATAGCTGTAATGGACTTAAAGTACCTTGTCACAGGAAGACAGTTGATTCTAGGGGAGTCTTTGAACTTAACAATTACTTATGGTGCATATTGGAATAATAAAGGAAATTCTAGATGATTCTAGATACATTATAAATGTTAATGTCCCTAACAAATACGATTTGATAAAGTGCTATCCATTACTATATCTCTGCCAGCCTAAGATAGGTGATGAGGTATTCATGTTAGAGCTGGGTAAGGATCTTTATGTTTATATTCCTATACGAACAGAAGTAGATGACATTAAGTGGACACATAAGGATCACCAGATAAAGATGGAGGATAAAGGAGACCTTACCCTGAAGTCTAAGAGTAATATAAAGATCATGTCAAAGAAGAATGTCTCTTTGGAAGCGGAAGGGAAGATTAAGATAGCCAATAAGGATGTCAATTTAAAGAACCTCCTTATTGATATGATGATGACTTACATGAAGACAGAGACTACATTAGGTGGTCCATTAACTCCAGCCAATGTGTTAGATGCTAGGAATAACATAACTGAAATCCAAAAATTATTTGAATAATGGCAAGACCTACAAAAGCAGAATTAAATACAGAGCTTGGTTTATTAGCTGCTAAATTTGCAAGTAAACTTGTGGAGCTTACCACTGCATCTTCTACAAATAATGCACCAAAGGTAAAGAGATTACTTGCCTTGCTTGATGCTACTTATAAGGTTGCAGAGAGCTCTGTAACTAACATGCAGAATTTATCAAGTATCCAAGGTGTTGGTGGAGATCATTTAATGGACTTTGCATATAGGTCTATTCAAAGAATGAATAAAGAGTTTGACAATCAGGTTGAGAAGACAAACAAAGAATTAGAGGCAGCGATAGAGGCTGAGAATAAATCCAAGGAGGTTGCAGGTAAAGTCTCTAGGGCAGCAACAGTAGCTAATACAGGAGCAGTTGTAGGAACTGTACCTGTAGTGTTCAATCCAGCAGGCACGCTTATGCTTAATCAAGGAACAGCGGAGGGAGCAGCGGCACAAGCAGCTGAGACTAGCAAGGCAGCAGCTCAGATGACTCAGAGTGCTGGACTTATAGACAATTGTAGAAATGTTGGTAATATGCCAAGCCAACTTAGTGGAGTCTTTGATGCATTTGATGCGCCAGAACCAGACCCAGGAACAGTAAATTTTGGTAATGATGTATTTGACTTCTAATGGAACTTTAACTAACTCTCAGATTTCTTATTTGAGGGACATTCTAGTAATTAATTTTGACAGGGAATACAGAAGCATTCCGTTCATGGACTTTGGTTGTGACTCTCTAATAGAAGATATTAGAAAAAAAGATGCTAAAATCATTCTAGAGAGTAAGATTCAAGAGGTTATTCAAAGGATTAATAGCAGAAACAACCTAAGATTGATACTAGAAAGGATAGACATTACTAATGATGGTAGAGTTAATATAGGCTTATCATTAGGAAATCTCAAATTTACACAGTTATTATGATAAAAACAGTAGACCAATATAAGTCAGAGCTAAAAGATGTAGCTAATGGATTGAATATCTATGGAGACCACGTAGATTTGATTACCAATATGCTCGCTTATGCTCTTTACTCTAGTGGTATTGATAAAGCAAGACAGACAAGGGAGTTATCATTGATAAAATCTACATCAATAAACTCAAAGATTCAAAGAGCCATGGATAGGAACTACTCTGTATTCAGAGGAGAGTGTCCTGTATTGACTCTTCATGTGATTCCTGAGACTAACTTAGAGTTTTCTGTAGGAGATGTTGTATTTGAGTCAGCAGACTTCAATCTATATGCCGCAGAATCTAAGATTTTGAATCAGGAAGCTAGTTACAGTGGACAAACAATAAAGGTTAGGGTATCTAAGGAGAAGAAATCTGCTATTTTCACGCCTTCTCGACGAGATAACTACATCGAAATTATAGATAATAACATCTCTAGCACTATTCATGTTAATAAGGATAACCTTGAAATAAGATCTGTTAGAGACTTTAGAGAACATATTCAGGATAACAACTCATTATATGACCTAACTATCACAGATTATGGATTTAGGTTGTATAGAAGTACATTTAACCCTGGGATGTTTGAAGGATATGGTCGAGGATTCATAGTTACTTACTATAAGTACTATGATGATATGGAGACTTTGATGGAACGACTAAGATTCATCAAGATTGAGTCCATAAAAGTAGACCATTATGACCAGCCAGCTCAGATAAAGAGGGAAACATCAAAGGATATTGAGAGGAATGCCTTACATCAGTACTATACTATCTCTATGTTGAGGTCTAATACTGATGTTATGCACATCTTTCACCAGATAGCAAGGGACAATTTAAAGGAAAGTGCTTGGGAATACAGCCCCTATGATGGTATTATAAACATTTATCTGGTACCTAAGGATAGTAACTTTACTCCAACAGAAATAGCCGATATTTCGGATGAGTTCACTAGAAGGAGGAATGCCTCTTATTATATTCCTCAACATTTTAATATCACACAAGCTCGGGCAGCTAAATTCAAGGCTAAGATAACAGTATATACCTACTTATATTCTCAAAGTGTTAATCAAGCAACCATAACTGAGATAGTAAATCGCTATTCCAAGAGGTTGAATTACTTGTTGAATTTGGAGCTTCTTAAATCAGATATTTCAAGAGTAGACAATGTGAACTATGTTGAGATAGATCTGTTTTATGATGATGCTCCTATAACAGGAATAAATATAACGAGAGGTGAGAAATATAACCCAAGAGATAATGCTGAGCACAACAAGTTTAAATCTCCTAGTATATATTTTGACCTAGAATTAAATTTAACAATCAAGTCAAGTGAAGATATTTATAGACAATAATCTCTCTAAGTTCAAATTATATGATGACTTAAAGAGTATAATAGACGAGTATGGTGCTGAGTCTATATTGTCAGAGCTTCCAAAGATTGAGGGTTATCATTACAGCTACTTTGAGAAGCTCTGGGATTACTTAGGTAGGGATATTAACCCTAACGTTAAGAGCTATGCCATGGCTGAGATATGGGCATGGAAAGGAACAAGAAAGATCTTTGACCTTTTTGAGAAGTGGTTTGATGTAACTATAAGAAATAAGACTGACCTGGCTAACTTTAATGCTAGGGGTCTTACCATAGAAATAGACATTACTTATAGAGGGAACTCTCCCCAGTTATTAAAGACCTTGATAACTGATTACTTTAACTTCCTTCTATTCTTCACTAGATTCAAACTAATTTATAGGAACTTAAGACATATCATTGATGTCTATTATAAACGAGAGACATATACAAATATGGTAAGTTTCATTAATGTAGAAGGAAGATTATTATGAGCAAACCTAGTATAATAGATAACTCTAAACCTAAACAAGTAGTAGATGACGTCTCAGCTATCTTTAAAATCAAACAGATTGATAAGGATGGTGGTGTGGAGTTGTTTGAATATGGAGGAAGTAACCATGACATCTACAATAATTATGAGTTATCCTCAAATATAAGAGCCAAATCCTATGTGACTTTTGATTCAAATGAAGTTCCCCACCCTGATGGAATAGATGCAAGAGACATTCTTTATGTTGAGACTACTCATCCTCAAACAGGAGAAGTTCCTAACTTATTCCAAATTGTTCACAGAGCAGGAGGTGAGACCTATTTAGCCTTAAATATCCTTGAAGAAACAGTAAGGGTTGAGTTTTATGATAGGTCTAATACATTAGTAGGGTTCTTTCATATAAATAGAACAGACTACCCAAGTAATAAGAAGATTCAGTTCTATTGGAGGGCTTATCAAAAGGAAATAGATGGGATTAATGATAGAATCTCGACTATAGACTTAAATAATATAGTAGTTGATGACACCGTTGATTATATTGGGGGGTCTTCTGTATTATATGACATTCCAATAACCTCTGACTTCTATGAAGCACAACTAACGAATAATGGGATATTAAGGCCAGAATCAAGAAACAAACTAATCTCTCCAGTTAGAAAGATGTCTTTCGAGACCACCTCTTCAGAATGTAGTAGAATGAAGTCATTGTTTATGAGTAAATTTAGCAATGTTTATCAGGACTCTGTTACTTATCTTGCAGGAGATGTAGTTATTGAGAAAGGAAAGAGATATGTTGCACAATCTAAATGCGTTAACAAAAAACCAATTGAAAGTATAATCTGGAAAGAAATATAGATTATGATTACGAACAGAAATTTAAGAGGACTGTATATCTTCAACATTAACGCTTCCTACAAGCCAGGAGATGTAGTTTATTTTGATGGAATGCTCTATCAAGCTACAACTAACTCAGTAGGAGTAGCGCCAACTAGTCCTGGAAGTGGATTTGTTGAGTGGATAAAATATGAAGGTGTTACAAAAGAACAAGCACTAAATATTATAGACAGTCAGTTTATTTATAGAGGGGAGATTTCTCCAAATGATATTGACATTGTAACAAAACCTGGAATCTACAAAGTATCTGGTGGAGATTACAATGGTGTTACTTTCACAAAAGGTTGGCTTAGAATAACTCCAACCAGTGAAGGAAACTTTATAGAGTTCTCATCTGATACTCATAACTTTCTTAGAGAGACTCCAGCCAGCCCTATCAAATACACTGACATTACAAAAAGTGGTGATGGAAGGGTAGAGTCTAATGCCCTATCTAAAATGGGGCAAACCTTATTTAACAAGGTAGACCTACAAGGCTGGATTAAGAGAACTGTTGAGAGAAAGGTTGTGATGAATCCTGAACCCATTACAGCCAGTGGACGGCAGTTCAAAGTAAATATAGCATATAAAGGGGACACCATTCTTGTATGCTATAGAACAGGAAATAAATACTCTTCTGAGGTTCTAACAGCAATGGTAGAATCAGACAGAAAGGGTTTATTGAGTGATGTTCAAGAAACAGCATCTGAGATCATCCTAACTCTAAATCACGGACTAGAAGCTATCTACGGAATAGTATTTAAATCATATGGCTCTTAATATAAAACAAGCAACAGTAAGAGAGAAAGTAGCAAAAGACCTACTTTCTATTGAAGGGTGGACAGATTTACCTATGAGAGCAGGAACTCCTGAAGGAAGGAGGGTAGATGGCTACGTCAGACAGAATGATGGTGTTTGGTTTCAGAACTTTTGGAAGCAGAATATCAATAGAAATGAAGGTACAGAACTTTCAGACCAAATAAAAGGTGTTACAGGTTTTTCTAGATCTAAGGGATCTTTGAAAGACATGGCTAAGACATATAATGATTACAAATTTTATAGTGAAGAACTCAATCTCTATTGTAATTATGCACCTTTGATTAACTTAGAAACCTATGGTATAAAAGAGAGCTGCTTTCTAGTAATAAATTCTGAGATAGAAACTGAGAATGTACTCAGTAACTTCCTACATCTGATTCCATTCATAAAAGGACAAGATACTTATTATGAGGATAAAGATGTAATCGGTAGTATCTTTGAAAATGTGGTGAGGCTTACTCCTAAAACAGAAGACTATAAATTATTCAGGTTTAAACTAGCTTATAAGGTATGAATGTATTTAGAAAGAGTAACCATTACACAGGAAGCTTCAGAGAAATAGCTAACATTCCTTTATCAGAGATGTCTGCTTTCTTTACTGCCACCATAGATAGCTCTGTAAATAAAGTAGTATCAGCAAGGTCTTATGATCCTGTTGAAAAGAAACTTGTTATTACAACCTTAGTTTACTTTAATACTCCAGATGATGATACACAGCTTAAATATTCTGCTGTAACCTTTAAACAAAATGGTCGAGATATTGGGAAGGTAATCTTGTCGGATGAACAAGAGATTTCCAACTGTATTGTCTATGAGCTAATCTGTTACATCTTTGAGAAGAACAGCCTAGTTGAAGTTAAGATAAGGATAAAAGGAAAGGAAGAGAAGCTATCTACAGAAATCTCTGATGATAACTTAGAGTACAGAAATGATAGGTTTGACACTGTTTTCTCAGAAAGACTCTCAAGAAAAATAGGAAAGGAATCGAATAGGTACAACTCAACTTATAACAATATGTTTGAGTTGAATAAATATAATGATGGGGTTATTATCTCAGGAGAAAGAGTCTTAGATCACAACTTCATCAGTTACAAATACATTCCCTACGCATATAAGATTATAGTCCCAAATGATAGTGTAAAACTCTACTACTGTCAATGGGAAGGCTGCTTCTATGCACATAAGAAGATTGGGGATCATGTTTATTATAGGAAGCTACCTAATAATGTAAGAACTATCACTGTCAATGATTTAACTACCAATGACAGTAAGTTTTATGTTGGCGATGGAGGCTATGAATTTATAAAAGAGGGCGTCATTATAAATGATGGAAAGACAGTAGTATTCTCTAATCATAGGTATGATGCCTCTGGAAATTATAAATTTATCCCTACTAACTACAAACCCTACACTACTATAACCTCTAATTTAACCAGGAATCCAATTAAGGCTCTTCAAGTTGATGAGGAGAAGAACCTATTTATGGGTTATGGTACAATTAGCTTAGCAATAGGCTACTCTTTATACGCTATTGAGAATGGCGTTTTGAAGATGAAGACTGACAGTAGTTATTGCTTTGTAGTCAAATCAAAAGGGACTAGAGCTTTCTATTCCAATAATGATGAAATCTTCTTATCACCAACTAAGAGCTACAACCCATCTGATGGTAAATTTTATTTATACAAAGATGGTAGGAAGACAGAGATAAACATAAGAGATCTCCGCTTTGTATATAACGAGCCAATTCCATCTGACTTGAACATTCGAGTATTAGGAAGAGCGCTTTATGATTTTAAAAATAACGAATACACTTTAATATAGTAAGAAATGAGTATAGGAACACTTAGATTTAAACAACTCCTAACAGGACCTTTTGATGGTGATGGTTTTTATGTAAAGTATGGTTCATTTCCAGGACTACAGATTGAAACCCAATCACCTCAGCATATCATTGATAATATTGTAAACAACCCCAACCATAACTGGTCACAGAACACTACAGTTAGCGTTCCAACTTACAAGAGTGATGTAAATAAGATAAAAGTTGAGCTGCCATTAGATTACATATCAGCTAATCCAAACTTTAAAAATATAGTACTTTATGTGCTTGTAGCGGGCAATCTTCTACCTTATGCAATCTCTGAACCAATACCGGAGAACATGAAGAGTAAGAATGTAGATATTCTATCCATCTACTTCACTATGCCTGCCGGTCAAAATATAAAAGGTATTGGCTCCAACAGAATAGCTTTACCAGACGGAATTAATGAGTTCCCTCTCGTAGCTAGCGAGGGAAGTTGGGCTACAAAGATATTCTATGAGGAACTTAGAGACTCTATTCCATTAGGATTACCTACAGGTAAAAATGGTGTCTTTTATGATGATAACGCTCGTGTAACTGACCTTCGTGTACCTTCTTCAGGAAACTCAGGTGGAGGTATAAACATTGCTGGCGGTGGATCTGAGATTGAGATGTCCAGCTCCTATAGACATAGTGCAAGAAATACTCCCGGTGGAAGTGAAGAGAAGGCTTTCACTGAGAAGGGAGCTCAGGCTTTGTATGGGGAGACTGCTTTGATAGAAGGGAAGCATTGGGAAGGTCCTGAAGCAATAGAAACTACTTTGTGGTCTGGAACCTCACCTATCTGGAATAAGAAACCTTTAACTCATCTCCAGGCATTGAATATTGGTGAGGGAGATCTTCCAGCACCTGAATCTCTAGCAGATATGTTCAAAAGGATGACTTTTAGTTTCTTTAAATTTGAGCAAGGCATCTTTCATATAATAAAGCCAATTACTAAGGGGGATGTTATAAGAGAAGATAGTAGTGGTCTTAATAGTGAAGACTATTATAAGAGATTCAATTTTAAGAAGAGAGACTTTTTCCCAGATTATCCAGGAAATATATCTACATTTGTGGATGATCTAGATACAGAAAACATACACCTTCCAGGAGATTATGATTATGAGCTAACTGGAGCTAATGTAGTTGATGCTTCACTTACTTTAATAGATGAGTATGGATATTTTCAAACACTTGGTGGTTTTACTCCTTTACAATATTATCCTTTTGGTGGAAATAAAGAAAGTGATAGATTACTTGGGAGTTTAGATGTAAGTTGGACTACGGAAAAAATAGTCATTAGTTTTTCTAGTCCAGATTATCATACTATACCTGAAATACCATTTTTTGTATTGCCAACTTATGATGGAGGGCTCTATAGTAAATTTGATGACAAGTCTATTGTAGGCTATCTAACTCTCCACGTTGCGAAGCGTTTTTTTTTTCTAAGTAATACAAACAGTATTTATAGATGGAACCCACCTAAGATAGAAACAGTCAAGTTTCAAACTTCCTTTATAGAGAAAGAAATATCAGAGACTCCTGGGGAAAGATCTTTCAATACTATTAAAACTGCGCTTCCTTATGTTGTAGAGTTAGTTAAGTTAGATAATCCTCATACTGTAGATTTAAACAATAAAGCTACTCACTATTATAATGGGACTTATAAGCATGTTTTTTATCTTAATGATAATACGCCTAGGGATGTTTTAGCCGAGAACCATTTAGGGAATTATTTTAGAAAAAATATGACCCACAAAGATAAAGGGTTAGGTGGAAAACACAGCTATCTGTCTTCTAATAAAACGAGTACTTGGTCTTCCTATGAAAGTTTGAAAGATTATTATGGAGTGAAAATATATGCATTGGAAAGTGTTCTAAACTCAGATTACGATATTAACTTTGAAACTCAACAACTATTAGACGAGAATCTCAACACTGCGAATTATAAAGGTGATAGACAGGTAATTAAAAAAATAAGATACTCATTCAAGAAGACTGGTGGTGAGAATATAATACCTGGTGAGGAGGTTAACGGATATAGATTATTAACATCATCCTCCTACCCAACTGGTGTATTTCCGATAGCCCTTCCAACTACTCTAGATGACAATGATTTTATTTATAGCAAGGAATCTAACATTAGAGATATGAAGAAGGATCAGTATTTTTATAAAGCTGAGGATTATCAAACAAAACCTTTCGTAGATATAATCAGTAATAATGGAAATTATGAATTTAGGTTAAAGATTCATCACTTCTTTGACACACTTGCAAGGGTTGATGTTCATAGGGTTACCTCCGTTCCAGGGCATCATCCAAAGGATTACCCTGAAGGAAGGCTAATAGATCAAGATCTCAGGGAAGGAGATAGTGGAGATGATTGGCATCTTGAGTATGATATAAATTTTGGAGATGTCTCTACATTTAAATATTTAAAAGAAATAAGGTTATCTCCAAGAGGACCTCAACTACCTTCAACAAAGAAAAAAGTCAGGGAAGTTCAATTTGAAGGTGAGTTTAGATTAACCTATGGATCTACTACACGAATAAACAGGGAAAATCAGATAAAGATAAATAACGAAGTTGTGGGGAACATACCTGATAATGTTACGAATAATGGAACTTTCAGTGTGACAACTCTAGTAAAAAATTACCGAGCATCTCACCCTGGAAATCTAAAATTAGCCATTGGTGTAAGTGGAGAGACTATATTCGGCAATACTATCGAAGGGGAAGGTTTCTCTGGAGACATAATACTATCTTAATAATTTAAACTAAAAAAATGACATTTGTAGAATTACCAAACCTAACCGACCGTCGTAAAGACCAAAAGTTAGCAAAACATAAAACAAAGGTGTATACAAAGAGGAAAGGCAAGATCACACACCTTGCTATACACCACTCTTTGACTGACGGTGGCAATTATGCTGCCTTCTCTAGATACCATGTTGAGAGTAATAACTGGCCATCTATTGGTTATACCTTTGTAATCAATAAGGATGGAAGCATTGACTGGTGTTTAGATTTGAATATAAAGTCTTATCATGTAGGAAACTCTAATGATTGGGCTTTAGGTATCTGTTTAGTTGGAGATTTCAGAGAATATGACCCAACCCCCGAACAAAGAGAAGCTTTATACTCATTGTGTAAGGCTTTGATGAGTGATTTGAACATTCCAGTGGAGAATGTTTGGGGTCATTCAGAGTTTAAAGACTATGAGTGGAAGAAGTGTCCTGCCATAAGCATGGATCAGGTACGAAAAGACCTAACTCTGAAACCTTAGAAAAGTAAGAAAAGCCCCCTGGCCATCGGCCAGGGGGCTTACTTTATTTTACAGAGGATGTAAATTTCTCTATAAGAGCTTTAAAGTCATCTAAAGACAAGGGAGATAGGTTACTCCTATTAACGTAGTTAGTACTCAATCTATTAAATGTCAAATAATTCTCAGATATAATAGTTATTTCATTATAATTCATCTTATAGAATCCTTTCGAGATAAATTGGCATACAAATCCCTGAAAGTGATCTCTATCTGATGAATTGTCTTGAATATACAACCTAAGATCTGAATTAATTGAGTTTATAATAGTACTTGAGAGCTTCACTTCAAAAACCTTAGAGTAGACTGTTATCATACTAGGCTTGTTATAGATCTCCATTTAAGATTTTATTTAGCTCAATAATCATGTCTTCCTTAGTAATGTTGGATTCCGATTTCGGAATTTTACTTGATTCTGCTGTTTCTTGTGAAAGAGCTATACTCTGTTCTTCAAGATAAAAAGAAAAATAAAAATTATCAATCTGGAAAGCCTTTATTGTATAAACAAAAGTCACCTCTTTGAAGAATAAGTAAGAAGAGGTATTGATTATCTTTTCTATCTCACTTATCATCAGTTTTAAATGAGGGTCATTATTATCTTTATATTTAATAATATTTGACCTCCATTCTTCTACAAATTCCATTTTAATCTAGTTTTCATATAAATCATTAAGTTTCGACATCAGTACTTCAAACATAAGTTGGTTTACGTCTGTTGCAAATTTAGGGTTTACATTAGATGTTTTAATCCTAAGGGAATATCCTGAATTATCAAAAGTAATTTCAGTGTTTTCATGAATGTAATAACTTCCATTACTACTAACTTTTATATTAGCCTTATTCATTTTAACATATTCAATAAAATCCCTCAAGAAATTTTTGTTATTCCTCTCAAAAGATCCTGGGCCAACACGTAAGTTTTTAGGAAACTTTTCAAATGAGTATACGTACTTAATTCTATGAAACATCACCCTTAGCTTTTTGTTTAGATTATCCGTAGCATTTGCTGATTTTTCAATATGAATTATTTTACCATAGGAATACTCTATGTCATGATAAGCAACTATCATACAGTCTAAGTCATCCACCCTAATGAATAGATCATCTAAAATATAGAATTTATAGCCTCGGTCAGTAGTGGCTTCTTCCAAATCCCCCTTGACCTTTTTGAATCTAGCTACAATTTCATGGAGATCGTCCTCATAATCCTTCCTGTCATCTCTGATTATTATTTCTTTACAGTTTACCATGGAATAAAGTTCTTAGTTTCTCTTCTAATTCTTTAACATTACCCTTGTTTTCAATAACATAGTCAAAGTTAGAGTCAGCAAGGTTATCTAGATCTACTTCAGAGCTATGAGTATCACCTTCTATGTTCTTCTTCACTCTAATGAAGATTGGATTAATCTTCTTCAGTTCTTCATATTCATGAAGGTATCTCATATCTGTTATAAGGATATAATCATAGTAAAGGCTTAGCTTATTACAATTGGAGATTACTTGATCCACTAAATAATTCTGTCCCAAGTTGTCTCGGATTAGATCACCAATCTTTCTATACATATCCCTTGGGGTTAAATTATTATTGAATAAAGGAGCTTCCTTATTGTCATCTAGATAATCCGTACCATTACCTGTAAGTTCAGCAAGCATTCTCTTTATTCTTCCAGCTAAAGCTAGTCTGCAATGATTCTTTCCTTTAACAGAAATAATCTCTTCAAGTATTGAGGCTACTGTATCCTTTCCAACTCTTTTCTTGCCAGAGATTACAATTACTTTTCCTTTTTTCATACTATTCTTCTTTAATCCAACCTAAATATTTAAAAAGAGGTATAAAATACTCATCTATATAGCTAACACCTACACTCCTGATATTCAAAAAATATTCATCTTTGTAATGAATCAAATAGATACCAAGCTCATAGAGTACATCTGGATTACATCTACTCCCGTTTTCTCCTGCAAAGTAACCATCACATCTGTATAGACCTGTATAGATTTCTCTACCATCAACGAATTTATCATAAAATTCATCTTCAGTTATATCCTCGTCCAGCATAATCTGATTAATTAATCCCTCAGAGGGATAAGCTAACTCAGAGTTATTCCAATAATCATCTGAGTCTATCATGCTTGAAGGTACAAAATCAAACTCTCTATTTACAAAATAGGCTGCTTGTTTCTCTGCTGTATCAAGAGTTAATACTATCGGTTTTACTTTTCCCATCTGGAATGTATAAATTAGTTAAACAATCCTTTTTCACCTCTACTTCATTTAGAGAGTCTTTATAGTTCTCTTTGAGTTTTGTAAACTCATTCATGTTAAAAGGATTTGTGAATATGTGGAAACCATTCTTAGTTTCAATACTTCCTTTAACTTTTAACTCACCTGGAACTACAGGACTACATAGATTAATCAAGGATTGGGTCTTGTTATAAACTTCAGGATCTTTGGTATCAATATCAATCAACCAAAATTTATCAACACCTTTAGATTTATCTATTGATGAAGCTGCGGTACAGCTATCAAATATCTTAGTAACAGCACCTTCATAGAAATTATCCTCTATGTACTCTGACAATTTTCTAAGCATCGATAAAGTTACCCTTCTGAAACTCTTAGGGTTTAGGTTTATCATCGCTCTTGCATTTGTAACTTCACATATAGGAATGATTTCATTCTCAAGCTTATGTACTAAGTAGTCATAATTTTTGACAGCATAGGACTTCACTATGTTAGAGTTCTTATTTATGTCTGGAACCTCCTTCTTTCTTTGAATTAGCTCTAAGTGAAAGAATAGGTCGGGATCATTTAATTTAAAAACTCTATCTAAGTGAGGTTTTAGTTTTTCTAAGTTGTTTACCATAACTTACAATTTCCAAAGATTAATAGTTGTTTCCTCTTCTTGTGATTCTCCTTTATAAAAATATACTCTAACAATAGTATTGTCATCCTTACAAAGTTTCTCTACATAAAATTTAAGTTCTGGAAGCTTTCCTGATACTTCAAGAAGTTCTCTTTTATAATCCTTCCATACGAGAAAAGGCATGCTAATCCTATTATATTTAAGGAACTCTTCTTCTGAGCTTACATTACTTAAAACAACAGAACACTCTGTGAATACTGTAAATATGTTCCTCTTCTCTTCATTTGAGAACTCATTTAAGTTCACAATATTAATACTAAAGTCTGATAAATATTCCATAATTAAAATAAATTTATTACCATAATAAACACTCTCTGAAGCCAATGATTCCTTTCTCTCTTTGGCATTCCCCATTGTAAAAGTATATTCGCACGATGTCCCCATCATTTTCTCCGTAGACATCTACCTTAAACTTTAGTTCAGGAAATCTCTCTGAAATCTTAATAAGATCATCTTCATACTCGTACCATTTAAGCTGATATGCTGTTATCTCGGAGTTGTTATAAAACTCATCATCTGAGAGATAATTCTCTATAAAATCAATATTACCCACAATTTCATCTAGGATTTCTTCCTGCTCTTCTTCTGAGAACTCATTTAGATTCTCAAACTTAATGTAAAAATTTGATAAATATCCCATAATTCAATAAATTAAAAAAGGAGGCCAGCATTTCTACTGACCTCCCACCATAAACAAAAAAAAACAACTATAAAATGACTTTACTTTTTACTACTTCTCTGATCTTATTAAGATTTCTAAGTATCTGGTCTTTCCTTAACTCTGGAATATTTGGCAGATGGATGTACTGTTTCTCAGGATCATCATTATTAACTCCATAATAAGTCAAGGTAAAATCAAGGAAACTATCATCAAACCCATCTTCAAATTCTGGCTCTTTGATGTTCCCGTCTTCGTCTCTTTCAACAACAGCTACTGGATAGTACTCACAGCATCTTAGCTTTCCATAGTCGTCTTCTCTCAATTATGTTACCCATAAGGCTTTTTATCCCTATGTTCTTATAGTTTCCTATAAGTTCAGCATATATTTTCACCTTCAACTAAATGGTCAGGTGTGGATACTCGTGGGAGGATTATATTCTGAAAACAGTTTCACCCCCTATGCGTTACACTACTTAGCTTTGTTAAAGGCTAAGTTAGCACGATGTTATCATGTTATTTTCACGTAGTATTTACGTCTTAGAAACTTTCGTTGTCCTTTAATATGTCTTGAGGTAGAACCCTTGGCTAATCCCAGGTACTCATCACACTCATTCATAGATTCAAAGTCACTCACTTTCTCGTGAGTATCTTTCTCATATAAAGAACATTTTATTTTAGTTGGTATGGTACTCCTATGCTTCTTAGAAGTCTCTCTTTTTGGCTTGTAAGAATGAAAGCTTTCCTTCTCTATATACTCATGAGATGGAATGAAGTGATGTTGAATCCTTCTTCTTCCGCCAACTCCAGATATAATCTGAGAAGTGTATCCTTTCTTAATGCCAAAGAACCTATCACATGCTGCTGAGGATTCAAATACCTTATAAAGGTTTCCTTCCTTGTCATAAACAAAAGTCTCCTTTTTGTTTACACATGCTTTTCTATGGTTCTCCTTCTGCTCTTCTGTTAATGGCTCTCTTATAATGTCATTCAAAGGCTGTCTTGTATCAAGGCTGATGTTTGCTCCATGACTAGTCCTGTAAGTATCATAGTATTTAATCCAATAGAGTTCTCTGTCAGCTATTTGCTCAGTATCTTCTATTTTTTCAATGATTTCAAATCTGAAACCTTCTATACCATGTTTATTACAAACATTCAATAAAACCTTGTTTCCCTTATTCTTATTAAAGCCATATAGATGATGTCTCCATCTAAAAGAAAAGCTCTTAGTTGTACTACCTACATATTTTATCTTAGATTGTTTGTGAGTGATTAGATACACCCCTTTACTATCTAAGTCAGTTTCTTCTGTAAATTCAGTCAAATCAATCATTACAATCTTTCTACATTGTGAAAATAATTTAGACTTCTTCGTCTTTACCCAATTTTGATATAGATTTCTCTATAAAAGCCCAAAGATTTTAGGCACACTAACGACTTTAGCAGGATTCACTAGGCACATTAGGCTTATGTCTCCAAAATAGCTCTTTCGAAGCCAGCCAAGGGCACCTAGGTGTACAATATTATTACCTATGAGGCTTTTTATCCTCATATTCTTATGATACCTACAACTCTCATAAGTTTGGCGTACATTTTATCCTTCAACTCTACTTGTTAAGGACTGAACACTCTTGGGAGGATTATATTCTATAAATAGGTTCACCTCCTACGCTCTACACTGCTTCAGATTCTTTAGTTTCTGAAGTTAGCTCGGTATTGGTTATGATAGTAGTAACTTCTACCGATTTTGCTCAATTTAGATATGTATTTCTACATAAATGGGCTACACATTAACCCTCTGCTACAGCTCACCTGCTCTTCATCACATTCCTTTCTTGGAATGCTGACTACTTTTCCAATTTTAATTGTTGTTGATTTAGAATAGTTATCAGTAAAGGTTGTTAAATCTTTATCTCTGGATAGTTCTTTATACATAACATCTAGAGAGTCTAAGACTTCATACTGATCTCCATCCCATTCGAAGTATTTCTCCTCTATTTCATACTCCTCATCAGTTTCTTCATCGTAGATATAATCATCTTCTCCTTCTTCAGGATAGTATCTTACAATGTAAGTTGAATCAAGCTCTTCATCATCTTTATGCTTGATTTCTAACTTACCTTCGTCAAGATTATTCTTCACTACGACATAGTCTGCTGGATTTTTCTTTTCCTTCAGTTTTATCTCAAGGAAAGCATTGCTTATGTCCCTGACATCTTCAAAAGACAAAGAGTAGTTATCCTTATCTTTTAGTTCTGCATTTCGATAAGCTACAACAAACCCACTCTTAGAAATCCTCATTCCCCACTTCTTCAAGAACCAGAATAAGTTAGCTCTTGCATTGGAATTAGGATTCATTGAACACAATCTCCAGAAGTTTAGGATTGAATCTAAGTCTCCCTCTCCTTTCTCAGCCTTTAGTACAGCCTTAGCCACTTCAAAAGGCACAGACACATCTGAGATTGAAGGAATATAGAGGCAATCCCCTGAGTTAACTAGATACGAGGAATCTGAAGTGTCAACTAAGAATTTTTCAAGAACTTTGTTATCTTCTTTGACTTTCTTCAGATTTGGATTGAAAAGATTCTCTAACTCTTCTAAATCCCCTTCAGTGTCTAGTACTGATTGATAGAACTCATCAGAACAATCGTCTTTGATGAACTTCTTTCCACCACTCATCGCAATGACTGTTTTCCCTTGTGTTTGGATTACTACGAACTTGTTCATATTTTTTTTATTGTTAAATGATTATTAAATACTGTTTCTTTGTTTAATTTGTCTATCATCTCTTGTTTTACTGGGAAGATATTCTTTGTTGTGACATAATCTGTTAGTAGGTTATATGATTCTTCATTTACAGTACGAGAGGGAACGTAAGGGTTTCTGAAAACATAAAATATATAAAGATTCTTTAGATTTTCATAGTTATCCTGAAATCTTTTCAATAGCTCAGAATCAGGATTAGTATACTTCTCTAATTGCTTCCTTAAGTATTTATAATAGTCTCTACCAATGTTGTCTCCTCTTTTTAAACCAGAAGAATAGTCCCGAAGCAGGTTATAAAGATCATCATTGTACCTTTGCACATCATAAGATTTAACATAATCTATAAACCATAGCTCTTTTACTATTCTATACTCCATGTATAGTCTATCTAAAACCTTATTCTTATGGCTAAAGAAATCTACTATGTGAATGAAATCTTCAGGAGGATTGAAATTCTTACCTACCTTTAAAAAATTAACTCTAATACCCGCTACACCTTTTGTGAAACAATAAAGATCTGAAATTAGGGTCTCATTTTCCTCAAACCCATAATAAAATACAGTGTCATCTCTAAATAACTTTCTCATTTCACTCTCATCTGAGAAGCAATGTGGATCAAAAACAACTGCTGAATCATCTGTTTTGCTTAGCCTGGCTACCTTAAACCTTATCTGGTTCTTATTGGGAGCAGAATTATCCTCATCCTCCTCTTCTTTATATACAAAAGACTCTGGAACATCTGCATCAGTGAAAGTAGGAATGTTTTTAATATCCTCCTTTAAAACCCACTCAAACAATTTAAAATTTTTAGGCATCTCAGGATCCGGGTACTTCTTAAATATATAAACACTTTCTTCATCTTTAAATTTATTAGTTTTTAGATACTCAAGAGCCCTTTTACTAAGTTTCTTTACATCACAGATTAAAAAGTTTCCTCCTTCAATTTCCTTAATAAAGTCTTCAGCTTTTATCTTACATTTAGTAATATTAAAGTAATCCTTTCTTAGAATATAATTAGGTTTGAATGGAGGATAAGCATTATTAAATCTAAAAATAAGGTCCTGAACATCTAAATTTAATTTCCTACCCTTGTATGTTAGGTTATCCGTATCCCAGATCTTAATTGAATTGGAATACTTACCTTCTGATTTCATTAGGTCTAACTCCCCATATACCTTTTCTCTAATGTAGCCCCAAAGGTAGTTAAAATTTCTGGTTAACTCGGTTTTATAAACCTTCTTAATTTCTTTTAGAACCTCAGAGACTCTATCAGTGATGACCTTTATATTCTTATCAGAATACTGAACCTCCTCCCTATTTGGAGTAACCTCCAGCTCCCCTACCTGGAACATAGGGTATATCCCCAATGGAGGAAATTCACACTTAATCTTTGAAGAGTCTACCTTATAGATGACATTTCCTAGTACAATTTCAATTTCCCTTGAAGTTTTCTGTAGAGAACTAACACAAAAGGTGTTATATCTCTTTATCCTCAAGTTTCTAAGTCGGTTACAAATATGTCTAACTTCACCTCTTGAATAAGCATAGTATCTATTTTCATCAAGTACCTGTAGAACTCCTTCATCAATGTCATAATAGACACTGTCAAAGAATAAAAGTTGAGAAGGAAGTTCTGTTATGAACTTATAGGCATCTTTATAACCATTTTTGAGGAGTATCTTAATCTCAACTCCATTTCCTTCTTCAGTGTCCTCTGAATACAACTCATCAATGTTGATGTCTGTTCCATCCTTGTACATTAAGTAGGAAGTTGATGTCCCATTGTAATTAGAAGTTATGGTGACAGAATCTGAATAGGAAAGTCCGCTAAGTCTCCCTAGTCCCCACATACCAATGTACTCATTAGATTCTCTCTTTGTAGAAGAAGCTAAGTTGATAAATACATCATTAAATCTTTCTGGAGATATTCCTACACCAAAGTCCTTAACTGAGAACCAGAAATTCTTCTCAGAATCCAAGTAAAGAGATACAATCACTGGTTCTTCCACACCTGCTTCTTTATGGGAATCCACTGCGTTAGACACATACTCCCTAATTAGAGAGCCAATCGGATTAGAATACAGGTTTGAGGAGAGGATTGAAAGTATAAAGGAGATGTCTTTGTTTTGTATCCCAACCTTATTACTTTTTATCTCACCTACTTTCCTTACTGATGAAGGTGTTTCTTTATAAATCATAATTAAAAAATAATTAACTGTTTCTTTTTCTAAATAAAAAATTCATAATATTGAAAATTACTGAAGTAGTCGCCATAGCTAGTACGGTTAATTGGGCTATTGGTATGAAAGTTATGAAGGAGTAGACTATGCATTGGTTTTCTTCCCCAATTAGATTCAACCTGCTTCTATTTTTCTTTGGTATCAATAGATGTACCCATATTAAAACGTTACAAATAATTATTACTCCCACATACAAAGGAAGAACGGAATATAAATGCCTGCTCATACTCTATAATTTTCTTTTTAAATTAAAAGCGGGCAGGAGGATTAGCTCCCACCCGCATTAGCTATTTACTTAAAATTTTCCGAAGTTCGTCTTCAGTATAAGGCTCCCTATGTTTACGTTGGTGCTCAAAATCTACTCTTTGGTCATAGTAATCATAGTCACTCTTAATTTCAGAATCGTCCTTTAACTCTGTTTCGTCAAGAGTCTTCTTTAAGATGAACTTATTGACTCTTCTACAGGTTCTTCTGTACATCGGTCTATCTCCTCCGAACTTGACAACTCTGGTTGCTTTTTTACTTCTAGACATCTTAGATAATTTAGTGTTTCCGCTTGTTTTTGTTGCTGTCCTTTATCTTCATACAAAATAACACCATCATATAGATAAGTTACATCTTGTATTTTAGCGAACAGTTCTTTGGTACGTCCCATTACAACTTTCTAATTAATTTCAAGAACCATCTAAATAGAGTAGAATCTGTTGAATATAATTCTACTGAATCTATTTTGTTGACATTAAAAGTGATAGTGTCATAGACGTACATCTGGAATCCTTTCTCAGTTAAGCTATACCTCAAGTCATATCTGTCAATATCTTGATATTCATCAAAAGGAGGCAAGTCAACTCTTCCAAGCAAGCCTCTACAAGAATCCCCTAACTTTGCTGAGTCATAAGTAGTCAATACATAGGTACCATCCTTTATAAGAGAGTACTTATTTATCAACTCTGTGACATCTAACATGTATTCAGAAGATTTTAGGATACTTCTATCCCTTCGGTTTACTTTCAGAGTATAATTACCTGGCCTTAATTGACTCAATGGCCTAATAAAGGTCTTAAGTTGTCTTACATTCATTATAAATCATCATTTTGCTGATTAATTATCAGCTTTGTGTTTGTAATCTCCATTAATGCTTTAATCTCAGGAATTGCTGCTACCACAGTTATATCAATCATTTCCCAATTCTTTATGGAAGATAGAAATTTAACTACATCTATCTCATCATAAATACCTTGTAGAGACTTAACATAGTCACGATACTCTGAGTTGTCATCTAGCTCTCCAAGTATCTTGTACCTTCCTCTTACAGGCTTACCATTTACAATGGCAATACCCTCACGAATGAGAAAGTACTTCATTGTCTCATCAACATCATAATTAGGAATGAAATAGGCTGAGTAGCCATTAGCCTGTAATGCTACCAACAAATCCATCAATTTAACATTATTTTTGTCAAGTAAATACATGACGTTACTTGACAAAACAGGGTCTTCTTTAATGTACTCCTTTAGTACTTCAACAATATCATCATCTGTCTTTCTGAACTCAACAGACTCCCCCTTCGTTACTATAAGTGTATTCAATTCTATAATTCTTTAAATTTGGTTGTTAAATGCACATTGATACCAAGACAAACAAGAGCTTTAAATATCGTATCCACTTGTGGAACTGGTGCTTCTCCTATTTTTCTCAATGTCTGGTAGATTAGATTGTCAGTTAGGTTTTCATCTTCTAGAAAGCTAACAAGGTGTCTAACTACCTCTTTTGTGCTAATTCCACTATAAGCCTTTCCTTTTCTAAAATAGGGATTGTTCTGGTCAATTATAGTGATAACTGTGGTGTCTTCAATAGGTTTACCTTCAAATTCTGATAGTAGGTAAATTTCTCCTTTACTCGCCAAATTGAAAGCTAAAGCGCTCAATGACTTTGCAGAAGTTCCAAATTTACTTGCTATCATCGGAATGTTGTTATTCCCAACATCGTAAACAACTGAAGAGTCCAGTCCTTTAATTTGTAGTATCTTCATCTAGTATTTTAAAAAGTGAACTTAGTTTAAGACTCAATTCCTCTTCTATAGATTTAGAGGTTGTCCCCATACATTTTTTAACGATCTTGACGGACTTGAAGAGGTTTCTTGAATTTAAAGCCTCTCTCATCTTCTCAATATCCTTGCTAGAATAACTAGCATTTTTAAGTCTGTACATGAACAGATCTAAAACATTAAAGAAATCAAACTTTGGATCCTCTAATATTCTATCAACTGTTAATTTATCTTCACCTAATTGATTCTTAAAAGCTTCTCTTAGGTCTCTCTCCCTCTTTGAACAGTTTCTATTCAAACATCTTAGAGTTTTAAATCTAACATTGGAAGAGTTTAATTCCTCACCACATTCACAATACAATCTAATGTCAAATGATGGCTTGATTAATTTAACCCATTCTGAGGCAGGTCTCTCTGGCTTTCTATAATCAATATCTTTTAGTTCTACTTCGGCTCCTATTCCATAACCCTCTGAAAATAATTGGATTATTCCAATAGGAATTATTTCGCCATCATCTAGAACTACAGGTATCGTATAGTCACCTTTGTAAAGCAAATCACTTACCCGCCTTACTCTTGGCTTCATTCTCTATTAAGTTTTTAAATTTAACACATGAGTTTCTGAGACCGTAAGACCTCATCATGAAGTTTACCCTCAAGTCTTCAAAGGAAGCTATCAAGTGTTTGCAAATACCTATGTCATTAGGATCTACTTTCCACTCAATATTATCATTGAATACTGTCTCCATAAGGTTCTTGTCCTTGAAGTATCTTTCTTTAATAGCCTCATTAAGGAACAAAGACTTATCGGCAGCCCTTGACTTAGCACATCTATTCAAGAAATCCGGACATTCACAGAACATCTTTACTGGTGACATCATGAAGGAATTTCCTGTACTAACATGTTGTAGCTCTATGAAGTTCACATAATTATGAACAAGATACTTGTACAACTGTGTTATCTCAAACCTATTGCTGTCATCAATTGGTTCTCTAATCAAAGTCAATCCTAAGAACTCAGGTTCCTGTGATTTCGACCTGGTTTCCCTCCCTGACTCTAGAAACTGGAACAAACTCCTTACTCTCATCTATTCTACTTACTCGGTTAATGTTTTTATCTGTTCTTATGGAGGATAAGAGCTGAGTGTCAAAAGTATAATTTGGGAATGACTTCAGGGTAACTAATTCACCTGTTGCCTTAATGATAACTCCAATACAAGCTCCTTCCTGCATTGCTGGAACTAACTTATCCGTGAGCTTCTCATTAATGAATATCCCGCTATTACCTAATGACACTTTCACTCCTTTCCATAAGAATAGTGTTTTTAGTCTTACTAATCCCATTCTACTAAAAAGTAATCACACTCAACATTATCTATCTTCTCTTTTAAAGAATCCATATCGTTTTCCTTGAGAAGCTTCTTTAACTTCTTAGGGCTGATAACTCTTTCCTCTGATTCAAGAGCAGAGAACATATCATCAAGCTCTTCTTCTGAATACTCCTCCTCAAGTAATTCTTGAACTGAATTAGAATCTTCTTCATCTAATAAGACAAACTTTAGAGGTTTGGTTAGAGTATGTTTTTCGATGTACTCATCCTCATCTTCGTCCTCTAAATTTTCATAGAAGAAGTCTGTAGGATTACCTTTTTCGAAAGCAGAGTAGTAGTCACAGAAGTTACCTTTAAGTTTATCGACAATTGACTTAAGAATGTCTTTGTCATAGTCATTTTGAAGGTCTCTTTCAATTGATCTTATCAGAGACTTTGTTCCAACCACATCTCTTCCTAAATGGTCGATGTTAAAGAATCCATCTGGATCTATGTCCTCACATAAGATTTGCCAAATCACTTCAAATTCTTCATCAGTTAAAATGGATTTAAAAAATCCGACAGTTATTGTTTTCATGATTAAAAAATAATTAAATTAATTCCTTTTATAATTTGAACTATCTGTGTAGTCCTTTTTATAACTACCTTCTTCGTTTGACCTCTTGTTACCTAATATTAGATCATAGAACCAATAAATACCTTCAATCAAAACGAAGGAGATAGTTTTATTTATAGCAAAGAGTATCTTTATCATTCCCCACTATCTAAATTTTTCTTGAAGAATCTAAGATTCGCTGAGAATTTCCTTGAAGCCATGTTATTACCATCGTCATCTTCAAAGTCATATCCTGTAAGAAGTAAGTGGGATAAGAAATTATATCTGTCATTTTCTGCTGATGGGTCTCGTCTTTCTAACAAGTACTGGTCCATGTTATTTGCAAAGTATGACCAAATCTCCATTTCTCCAATTCTCTGTCCTCCTTTTCTTGATTTAGCACCAAGTACTGGATATTTATCAGACATGGCATCAGAGGTTACCTTGGCGGAAAACTCTGGTAAAGCTCTCAACTTCATCAAGTATAAACTACCTGTAATGATTGGTGTCTTTATCTTTCGTTTTGTATAGCCATCTGTAACTTCAATACCTTCTGTTGGCAATCCTAACATATCATAAAACTTATTAATTTTGTTAGGAAGGTCTTTGGCAAAGGAACCTGTTATGATTGGAAATTTACCTTGTTTAGTATATTTCTCTACATAGTTTTCTACCTCTTCATCAGACCACTTAACAGCATAAGGATTAGATATTTCTGCTATGACTTCTCGTTTCTTCTTTGTGTCTTTGCCTTCTAAGAACTTCCCAAGGTTTTCAGAGATATTCCCAAGGTAAGTCTCCATAAGCAAAGCAGGAATCTTACGTGCTGAGATAGCATAAGGATTCATAATCATTTCAAGCTTTCTACCATTGGCATCTGTCGGCATGTTTTCTTCAGGAATGATTTGAGAGACTAGTCCCTTTCCTCCATATCGTGAGGTAAGTTTATCTCCTACTTTCAATCTGTTAATAACCAACATTCTGACTATGATTCTGTACTTAAATTCAGTTAAGTCCTTATCTGGCTCAGTGACAATTCTCATATCTACATAAGGATTGTTAAACTCACTTTTCAACTTCTCTCTCTCACCCTTTATACGGCTTTTATAGCCCTCTAAATAGGACTTTTCGTTTGTAAGCATTCCAGAGCCATACAATATCTGAACGTCAGAAATATAGGCATCTTGTTGCCCAGGAGGGACTATTAGAGAAGAGTTAAATCGTTTTGGACTAATGAACTTGGTTAGGTTCTTAAATCTCTCTTCTGATATATTTTTATCTACTGACACCAATACATCTTTTGATTTGACCTTAGAACCAACTTCTTTAATCCATTTCAAGTTTTCATCCTCAGTTACATACTTAGTAACATCTACAATGGATATATGAGTAAATTTATCCAGTACTGCACTTGATACAATCACACCATCTTCAAAGGTATTTCCATAACCCATGTAACCTATATAGACGTTAGCTCCTAATCGGGCTACTCCATCTTCCATTACACGAGGTCTGAAAAGAACATCTCCTTTCTTAATCTTATCGCCAACCTTCACTGAAGGAATAGAGGTAATATTAAGTTGGTTTGATGATTGAATAGGGTTTGATTCTACAACATGCTTCTTATTGATTATAACCTTATTATCAACAATGTCTGTAACTACTCCATCTACCTCTGATTTTAAGTTCAGAGGAGAATCATATCCATCTTGATGACCTGGTTGAACTATTGGAAGCTCTGGATTCAATAACTCAATTGCTTGGTTTGACATCGAAGCCCCCATACCACTACGAACACTATCTGTATGGTTCACCATGGGTATTCCACGAACACTTATTGATAGTTTATCATCTGGCTTGGCATCTATAATACAGTCTTTATCGACGAAAGTTCCTCTGTACTTTTTACCTCTGTACTTGTAGTTGAATGGATTCTTTATCTCTTCTGTTATGTAATCAACTGAGTCCTCAAGAATCACCTTACTATCATAATACTTATAATAAGGAATCGTTATAGGCTTAAATTGATAATCATAACATCTTATAGAGAAGTTACCATCTTCTTCAACAACTGTACAAACGTTAAGCTCGTTGTTCTTATTAACATTACCAACAGACTCTGGTGTTCTTATCACGTCAATGAGGTCTGAGAAGGTATCATTGAAAAATACTTTCTCTTTATCAATCACTAGCTTAGATGAAACAGTAGAGAAGTTAATCATGTTACTTGAGGCAGGATTCTGTACTGATAGTAACGAATCTGATTGCATGGAGAAGAACTTGTCAATCTTTCTTTGAATATCTTTTCCATATAGCTTGCCATACCTGAACATCTTCCTCCTTGTCAAAGGAATAATCCCTTCTAGTCCGTGTAGATTTTGTCTGATATGTTCTCTTAGAGATAAGTGAGGTGAAGTGATTCTTTTGTCAAGAATGAAGTCATCTCCTTGGTCCCAAACACCATTGAATTTCTCCTTTATCTTTCTGCAAAGTGGAGCGGTTATTGTATAACCCTTCTTTGGTGTTGGTTCTCCTAATTTAATGGCCAACTTTGTTGACTGCTTCTCATTAAGAGCTAATAGATTTGCTGGCAGCTTATCCAATTCATCAAGGGGAACCTCCTTCCATTCAAAATCATCTTCCCTATCCTTATATCGGAATACATCTGTTTCAAAATCTAACTTACGATCGTAATCAAAAGAGAAAGTTGGCGAGAAAGAACGTATGTCATTGTCGTTAGTCATGTAGTTTACAGGAACCCGGATACCTCCTCTAATGATAAATACTGAGGTTAGTAGTTTAGGCACCTGTACTTCAAATGGAGGCTTTTCTTCTCCATTTATTTTGTAATGTATCTCATAGTGGAAGCAGCATGTTTGTTTATTATCTACATAATAAGAAACAAGATTTTCATCTTCAGTAACATCTATCTTAGTTACCTCTCCTCCTTCCTCTGCTGAGGACAATACTTTGTCAAATATTTGTTTAAGGTATTTGGGGAACTTCTCTCTTAGATAGGAGTTATAATTCTCCCTACCTAATAGTTGTCCATCCTTTTTACCGCTCGACATAAGTTAAAGTCTTCTCTGTTAGTACTAAATATACTTCATTGGGTTTGTCTGTCTTAATTTCAACAGTATCCTCAGACTCCTCAGATATTTCTAATTTAATATCTGGGAATTTCTCTTCTAATTCAGCCTGTAACTTAGACTTCTCGTAGTCTTGGTAGACAATGAATCTTACTTCTTTCATATGAAAATATAATTTAATTTATAGGTTTCACAAATCTGTGGGATTAATTTCATTACAGATGTCTTGCTATTTAAAAACATCAATAACCCAACAGGACAGGAAATCATTTCGGATAACAATTTCCAATCATCTTTTTCTATTCTATTGCAATTGAGAGATATTGACCTTGAACCATTATCTATGATTACTCTTGGAAAACTTTCCTTCTCAAGATTATGGTCAAGACCTAATGTCATCAATCTATATTTGTACCCCAATGAGTTCAGAACTAGATTATACTGACTTAATGTCATTAGTCCATCATAAGGTACATTAAATAGACCAGAAGAGACCTGGCTTATTGCGCCAGGTCCATCTAGTATATGGTCTATATAGTTATGTCTCTCATCAATTATGATAAGGTTTCTCATCTAAAGTGTTTTATTATTGGATATTCCTAAGATTAAGTTTGTAAATAAGTCATAAGCATCAGTTCCTTCCAATTCCAGCTCTGTATCATCAACATTGCGCAAGTGATTAGTTGCATAACCAAATGATATTTGAGACATGATTGGAATCTTCTTCATAGCTCCTTTAACCCCTAGATAGCCAGTTTGATTCACATCGAACAATAGTCTGAATAAGAACTCTACCAAGTCCTCAGTCATGTTACTCTTATAGATATGCTTAAATTCCTTGTTGAAAGCTTCATACCTTTCTTTTATGCTTCCTTCAAACAAACTCATGTCAAGTACATCAGTTGAGAATCTATCTAATCTGTTGACATAAGCTCCATCAGGATAACTTAATAAGGTATAATTCTCATATGGAATTGTTACGATTAATGTGTTATCAATGAAAACGTCTATGGCTTCTTTTTTCTCATTTAATTTATAATGAATCTTACCAGACTTAGGTGCTAAAGATACTGACTTATGTAACTCATTTTTCTCATTCTTCTTAGCTACGTTAGAGAAAGAATCTAAGAACATGGACATTGAATCAGAACGGTAAGCAGGTGTGAAGACAACATTAACATAACCTACAGTGTCCCCTTTCTTAAATTCATAGTTGATTATACTGAATTTCTTAGTGACAAAGTAAACATCTTTATTATTCAGAGTTATTGTATGTTCTCCTACCTCAGTTACCTTTCCATCATAAGGAGCTATTAACTTATAGTCATCAACAACTGACCTTAACGCACCACCGTGTTTCAATGCCAAACCTCCTTGGGTAATTGACTCTGTAATTGAAGTACCAAAAGATAATCCAATGTTATCCCCCTCATAAAACTCAAACCCTTCTACTACCTCACCACGTTTAGGTGTTCTAACTTGGTTTTGATAGATAACAGGCTCTTTATTGAATATACATGAAGGAAACTTATCTAAAGTCTCATCTTTCTTGTAGTTAGCTCCAATATATCTTCCATCAATAGTCTCCCTTCCTATCATAGCTCTTCTAGGAACTTCGATGTAATCCTTTGAAGGCTGGTTCTCTTCTCTAAACCTAAACATCTGTGCTACGTATGTTAACTGTCGTGTTACATACCCAGACATCGGAGTTACGTTTGCCTTAATCTGTAAGACGTGTCGGTTAGAAACAGCATGCGCTACATAGTCATCTGGAGTCATTCCTGAGAAGATGGAAGAGTCAGCTACTTTTATTGAACCATCTGACTGGATCACCATGTTAGGCAATGTAATATTAACCAACTGCTCCATCTTAATACGGTCAGAGGATTCGGTCATACTTATTACCTTACTTGATACTTCCTTCTTAAACTCAGTGTTGATATAAGAGGAATAAATCTCTTGAACCTTCACCAACTTCTGAGATTGAGATAGCTTTTCATCGTCAAGAATCTTATTGATAGAATCTTTAAACTCTGGCTTCAAAGATACATACAAATCTTTTAATGACAAAGCTGTGATTCCTTGCAATCTCATCTGTTCAAATGCAAAGTCCTGCAATTCTTTAATCATGGTTAGCCTCTCTCTGTGAAGATTGATTTTACCCATGATTAGAATTATATTCTTAGCTGTGATTGGCTCATTAGGATTCAGTACCTCATCTATGTTAGCCTTGATGATATTAGAGAGTCTCATCCTACCATAAGTACAGGGTCTTCCTGGTACACTTTTGAGTTCTGTGTCTGCATCTATCACACCTTCATCATACATCTTCTCCAGGTCCCTAACATCTTTATATTTAACTGGAGAGTCTTCTCGTTTAATGACTCTACTGGCTAAATACAATCCGTATAAGAACTCATGAGAAGGTGTATACAATGGAGCTAAATTCTTCTCCATGAATATTGATGCTGATGGAGAAATCCTTGTCATAACATAGTCTCTATACTCATCAGGAATTACCTGGATAGACATAGCATCTCCATCGAAGTCCGCCCCTAATCCTTTACACAGCAAAGGAGGCATGTGAATAGAGATGTCTTTTGTCAGTCCAATATCAACCCCAATGATAGAGTACTTGTGCAAAGTAGGTGCTCGGTTAAAGATGACAGATTTACCTGTCTCTATGAACTCTCTGAACTTACCTTGAGTGTCTTCATTTGCTTCATAGTATAAAGAAGCAGCTTCACTTTCTGACATCATATACCTTGACTTCAGATAGTTTAGGAAATCTGTTTTATACATTTCATAAGCTATCGGTTCAGGAACCAAAATCTTGTCAATAGGTAAATCAATGTCAGGTACAATTGTCGCCCTGGCTGTGTTAGCAACCCTCTTTCCTAAGATGTTTCTCGCTATGTTCTGTTTAGAGGTGTTATTCAAGTGAGACATCTCTGCCATAGCTGCTTGAACAAACTGCCTCAAGAAGTTTAAGGACATCACCTTGTCAACAACATGTGTCTCTTTATCTCTAACCCTGTCTATCGTTAAATTCTTTAGATACAAGATTGCTTGATAAATGGAACTGTTGGGATGAATCCTCATCTTCTTTTCTTTTCCATTACTGAAGAAAGAGATAGGTCTTAGGATTGCAGGAGTTACTATAACTAACCTGTTTAAATACGTCTTGCAGTTCTTGTAGATATTAGGAAAGTTCTCTTTTAAGAGGGTTAACAGTCCCTCAATAGAGTAATTTACCTCATCTCCATTATACTCCAAAGATGTATTGATTTTGTTTTTATCTGGGTCATATTGGTAATGACACAGTGCTAGGTATTGATATTTATCTTTCAACCCTAGCTTTCTCGTAGCTATTCCTGTTATTACATTCTGTAGCGAGTCTACGAATTTTTTAATCTTATACTTGGTTATGTAATAAACAGGTAAGTCTATGTAAGCATATCGTTGTAGTTTGTCTGATACAGATATAAATTCACAATTACATCTGTGGCAGTATTTACCAACTACTCGGACTGTTCCACAATTACAAGACCTGTCATATACTGAAGAAAAGTAGTCAGAATCATAAATCCCTCCTTTGATAGGAATAACTGTCTGACTACCTTTCTGACCAAACTTAAGATTGAAGTCTCCTAGAGCTGTTATCTCTCGCCCTTCTGCATACTTAAGAATAGCTTCGTCAGTTAATACAACTAACTTCATTTGTTTTAATCTATTTTAGATTTTAATCTCACTCTTCACTTAATAATTTCTGACGAAATCACCTCATACTTACTAAGTAGGGAATTTATACTTTTCTTAAACTGTAAAGTACCTTCATTAAACTCACTCTTATCTAAAGTAAAATAATAGGAAGCCTTACTTTCCCCCATATAAGCAAGGGCTGACATAGGCATTAATGTAAAAGATAATGTTGATTCTACTAAATACGTGGAGTCATTCACTGTACATGGAAATAAACTTAGGTAAGTAAGTACGTCGTTTAGATACCTAATTTCCAGTTTACTAAATGAGTTTTTAAGAAAAACATCCACATAAATAATATAGCCTGATTGGGATACTCTAACAGCCTTCTTCATCGAAAATGAACTCTTCTCTAAGAATTTCAACTACTTCTATAGAAGATATCTTATGTCTCTCCTCCAAACCAACACCATCTGTCGTAAATATGTACTTACCTGTTGTAATATCAATACCTCTATCAGATATACAGATGTCCCTACATTCAACTGGAAATAATATTCCTAATTTGTAGAAAAAATCTTGCATCAGAATGTAATGGTATACACCTTCTAGTATTGGCTTGTATTCCAGATTAGTAATCCTCTCTCTATTATCAATAGACAATATGACAGAGGTTTTTTTACAAGTTATTTTCATAGACTCAAAGATAATCTTCCATTTTCTCAAGGAACACCCTAGTTGACTCCATTGTATATCCAAATGTATTGTTTTGCGAAAACGCCTTACTTGGGTTGAAAAAGGAGAACCTGGAATCGGGCAAGTGTGCGAGATGATTTAACTTATCATACAAACTTATTAATGCTGGACCTTCTAAAGGACCATCATAATAATAGCTTGGGAACTGACTTAAATAAGTAGCTATGTCATTTAGATACCTCTTCTCTAAGGAAGTTAATGGTTCATTAGGATCAAAGATCATGCTAAATTTAAGCTTTCCTTGCTCTATAGTTAAATTACTCATTATTGAAAAAGAAATTACAGATATGATAGATACATACACAACCAATTAGATAGGTTAAGAATGCCTCAAACTGACTCATCTCTTACTATAAATTTCTCAGATAAAACATTTCGGAATAAATGCTTTAGTTCCTCAGCTGGATGGTTCTCAGGAAGAAGATGTGTCTGAAAATTCTTATTAGTAGAAAACTCTCTTTTAAGAATCCTAACGGTTTGATATCCATCGGATTCAAAAGTATTTATCTCTATAAATAATTCATTTTCTAAATAATACCTCTCGAGATCTGCCTCATAGAAATCACCACTTAAGGAATTTACAACTCCTAGGATCATCTCTTTCTCCCGAGATGTGATGACACCTCCTCCAGAATTTAACTTCAATCTTGTAACGTAGCTTCCCATATGAAGTTCTACGTTTTCACTTTTGTGTTTCATAATTAAACAATTAAGTCTTTTAAATACCTCTCTAAAAAATGAACAACTGACCTTTTATCAGCCTTCTTTGAAGCTGCGTTCTCTCTAGTTGTAAGACCCATATAAGAAGTTTTAATAAATAGAAAGTTAGGTTTCTCATAGATTTGAACTTTCAGTGAGTATTCTATATCTAAGTCATCTGTAAAGAAAGTATAAAAATCACAATCGTAGGAGTTGACTAGTCCAATAAGATAGTCATAGTCTACTTTAGTGATTTTTTTAATAGTAGATGCTGTTATCTCCGTTATCTCTTTAAAGAAATCAAACCTTAGATTTCCATCAGGCATTATTTCTCTCATAATAAAATAGATTTTAGGATTTCCTTCGCTTCCTCTGGCTTGATAAAAGTTTTATTTACTTCACCTTTCTGTTTTACAAGTAAAGAGACATTACTTTTAAAAAAGGATATAGATAAATCATGGTAATAAATCTCTGAACATAATAAGGAGACATAACTATCTTCTCCATAGTCCATAGAATTAATAAGGGTGTTGATAACCTCTTTTTCTCTTTCACTAAATCCTCCTTTAGGTATAGTCTCAATTTTTACTATAACAGTGTCATAATTATTCTCATGGATTGAGATATGATCACTCCTAAATATTCCATTCATAATCTAATCTACTTTGTTTGTGTAGGTGAACCTAAACTTATTTAGTAAACTATAAACATAAGGTATATTTATCTTCTCTACCCTTTTTGAATTACAGAGTTCTATAACTACGACATGCTTATCCTTATATTGAAATGTGATAGAGTGTTCCTCTACATCATAGCTAATCCTAGGGTTCCAGATGTAGTCTAATTTTTTAACAGAGTGGCATCCATAGGTCTTCATTAAATTAATGAAAAAATCTATCATAGAGTTAAAGTCCTCCTTACTTAACGCTTTAATTGGCGGCAATTGAGTGTAGTAAGACATCCTGACGATTTTAATGCTATTCTCTGAAAAATCTCTAGTCCAATAAGAAGCATACATACTAAACGCCTTTTGATTTTAATAATAATTCATCTATCATGGAAAAGATCTCTTCTTGTCTCACAGGCCTATTGAGATCATCATAATCTGTAAAAGGTGTGTCTGATAACAATATAGATGTCCTCCCACCATTTAAGTACATTGTAATGTCTTTAGTAGATAAGTGATAGAATATTCCTGAAAGTTCAGGATTATCTTCTTCAGTATATCTTGCCTTATTATACTTGAACATACATAAAATATCCTTCATCAGATTTGATGCTAATTCTATAGTGGAATCATTTCCAAGTTTATTGTCAATATCGAGTGCCTCAGGATCATAATTAACATAAATAAGTCCTTCACTAAAAGAAATGTAAGCCATCTTTACGTAAAAATTTGTTTTCTATTCCCCCTATTGCTTTCTGAATATTCATGAGTATTCTTTAATAAATCCATCTAAAGTACCAATATAATGCTCAGCATCCCTATCAAAATCACTATTAGACTTACCTAAGTAGAGCTTCACATAAGAATCCGACCATAAGAACAGGATACTATTTTCATTTACCTCATAAACAATCCACAATTCAGGAAAAGAAGAGGAAAAGGAAAGGGAAACCGCCATTCCTATATTCTCACCTAACCTAAGTACTCCAGAGACTCCCTGTAAGAGCTTATCCTTAAGTACATTCAATGCATTTAGTATAGAGTACCTATCGGTAAACATCGCATCTTCTTGGACGTCTCTCTCACTAAAATAAATGACCATTTTGTCTTCCCTAAAATATACTCCTGTCATACTTTTAGTTTTAAGTCATAATTAAATATTTGAGATAAATTCATCAATTAGTTTATTAACATAGTTTCTATCCTGTATTGGAGATCTTTCTTCTAACAAGTAGTCAACACTGTATGCTATCTTTCCTATTTGCAAGATAAAATGTCCAATCTCGGTATTGTAAATTAAGGACAAACCCGGAAACCTCTCTTCCATAGTCCTTACATAGAATACCTCATACCTTGAAACTATATCCCTTAGAAGTTCCAAAGCTCTCAAAATGGATTCCTTATCATTATAGTGAGCCTCCCTAGGTGTAAGATAAGGAGACACATCAATACTAAATCCCCAATAAGAAAAATTAAGGACGAATGACTTTTTCATTTTTCAGGCTTTGAAGATTCTAAAATAGATTTACTGAATTTGTCTATCAGCTTGAGTACATACTTTATATCCTTCTTAGAAGATTTCTCCTGCTCCTCGAAGTCTACACTATAGATAGTATCTCCTATTTCAATGACAAGGTGTTCAAAAGAGTAGTGATAGTTTATTGAAAAGGAAGAAGGTTCCCACTTAGATCTCCTGACTTAAAACACTTCATAACGTGAAATCACTTCTTTCAAAAGATCATTGGCTCTTATAATAGAACCCTTACTGTCATATTGAGAATATTTTTTATATGCAGAATAATCCCTGCCATCTATAATAAATCCCCAATCAAAAAACTTTAGTGAATAAGAATCTTTCATGATAAAATACTATTAATCACCGTCTCTAGAATAGAAAGACCAAAGGAAAGGCTAACCTCAGGAAAATAATATGGAGTTTTCTTAATATAGAAAGTGTGTACTGTATTTCCGATACAAAGATGAAAGTATTCGCCTACCTTATAATTAACCAAGTTTGCAGATGTGCTTTCAGACTCGTCAATCTCATGGTAGAACTTCTCATGAGTATTAAATACGTCCCTTATCAAATTTAGAGCATTCAGAATAGAATCCTTGTCCTTAAAATAGGGTTTGCTTGGAGCGCCTTTATCTTTGAAAACAATTATATTCTCTTCATAGAATCTTAAATATATACCCATACTGTAAATATTATGGACAACATAATTTAGGTTTTAGAGATTCTAATAAATCTTTGTACTCTTGTAAATCTACCTCATTCTCATCTGGTTCAGGAGGTCTATTAAACAAATTGATTCTAATGCAATCTCTATTTATATAGAGGGCGATGGTTGTTCCTTCTATGATGTGGTAAAAAATCCTATTACCTTTTGAATCCTTTTCCCACTTTTCAGTAACCTGTACGTTGTTGTGCTTGAAGTGACTCATCTTATCAATCAACAAGTCAATGGCACGACAAATGGATTCTGGATCTTTTATTTCATAACTATCATCTACTTTATCCAAAGCGATGTAGATCATGTTTGGCGAAAATTCTATGTAAGGCATGATGTAAATGAATCAATTAAACGATAGACATAATTAATATCTCTTTCTGGAGTTATATAGTCATCTGTCTCTTCTAAAGAAACGACATATCTATGTAGACCTATATGGATATAAATTAGAGAATCAATCTTATAGTTCAAGGCATGGTAGGAAACACGATCCCTACGTTCGTCTACGAAAAACCTCTTGTGCTTTTTTATGTGTTCTTTTAAGAGATCTAAGGAACTTTTCAAAGTTTTCATATCTGTGAAATAAGGCAAACAAGGAAAACACTCACTATCTTTCTCTATTAAAAAACCACATTCGTTAAACTTGAGGTAAGTTATTCCCGTCATTTATAGCTCTAATATTTTACGAAACGCATCTAAATGAGACACTGCAACAGAAATATCTAATTCCTCATAACCAAACCCATACCTACCAAAGTAGAATTTAATTGTTTTGTCAAACGTGCCAAAAAGTAGATTAGATCCTAATTTATATTCTAAATACTGAGATACTCCTATACACGAATTTTTATAAGAGAAAACCTTCTCATACCGTTTAATATCTTCCTCTACCAAATCTAAGGCATTTAAGATAGAAGTTTTATCCGTAAAGTAAGGAGGGCGTTCCCTTATACACCTGAACACTTTCTAATCAGGATATTATCACTATTGAATTTGAGGTAAGTCACCATAATTTAAAACATATCTATTAGAAAATTCATCAAGAATATTCAGTAAATGATTGACATCTATAAGATAACTTTCTGGGTACATCCTAGTAAAGTGAAAGGTGTAGCTTGTACTCCCTTTTGCAACCACTATAAAGCTATTTAACGAGTAAGATAAAGTTGGCTCTCTTTGATAAGTCAATTCACTTTCCCATAAGTAAATACTATTTTTATTATAGATAGCCACTTCTTTTAGTAGGTAAATAGCTCTAAGTAAAGAATCTCTATCATGGAAACAAGGATACTCGCTAACCATACCATCGAATGGGGTTATAAAAAATCCCAACTCATTAAAATTTAAGCACATTTCTTTCATGATAAAATCTTTTCAATTGCTATATCTATTACATCCCTAGCAGAATCTGGAACAGTGTTTCTAGATATAACCCTATCCTCATTAATAAAGAAAGTATGTCTTTTTTGATCTACACAAATAAAAAAGAAATCGCCTACATGATAATCAACTACGTTTTCTAAAATGTACGCTTCATGACTTTCATAGAATAAAATTTCTTTACTCTTAAAAGAATCCCGTATCAATTCTAATGCGTTTACAATGGACTTCCTATCTGTGTAAATATTATCACCCTTTGGATGATAATTCTCATCCTTTTCAACGGTAATCTGAGATTCAGAGAACTTCACATAAACGTCTTTCATGATAAAATACTTTCAATTGCTCTATCTAAAATTAATAGCCCAAAAGGCATTTCAACCTCTTTCTCTCTGCGATACTCATCTTTAATAAAAAATGTATACCTCTCATTATTTATACATAAATGAAAGAAATCCCCTACTTTAAATTCAACTAAAGACATTATAGTTCCTGAGTCATATGATTCATAATAGAATCTATCGTAAAACTTAAAAGTATCCCTTACTAACTCCAAAGAATTTAAAATAGAATCTTTATCAGTTAAATATAGGAGGGGGGTTTAGGTATATAATCTTTAAAAATGGTTATATACTGACTAGAGAATTTTAAGGTTACATCTTTCATTATTTAGAAAGAAAATGAGAGCCTAATAAATGAATAATATCCCTTGCATCATCTAGCGCTGAGTGTACTACTCTATGGTTTTTAAAACCAGCCCTTTTTTTACACGTTTCTAGATTTGGCAAGGATTCATCCTCATTAGGATTCCAATACAAAATTGATGGGTCTAGATACCTCCTGTGTATCTTTAGCATATCATCTAAGTATCCCTTAGCTCTCAAGAAAGGAATATCAAAAGAAGCTAAGTTCTTACCTGCGAAAGTGTGAGTATCCAAAAGACTATCTGGAAAGAAGTTCATTATCTCTTCAGATACTTTATCAGGTTTTAAATACTTAACTCCCTCTTCAGGTGTTCTCATATAGATCTTCTTAATCAACTCCTGATTCATAATAAGAGCTGGCATTTGACCTCTTATCATATCATGAACTATCCTAAGACATAGCGATCGTTTCTCTTTGAAATCAGCAGTATCTGCTTCGATAATAGCAATCTCTAAGATTTGGTCATTTTCAAAATCTAAGCCAGTAGTTTCGATATCAAGCGAATAGAAAAGCATAAGTTAATAATGATTGAAATGATACAAATAGTTATTCCTACATTGAACTCTCGTAGGGCTATGAAATACATAGCATCCTCTTTATACTTATATCTTAGTCTTGATCTCAATCCTAAGAAGTAGAAAAGAAGCATGATAAAGCTTACAAAGAATCCAACAGAAAGAAAAGGAAGCCAAAATCCACAAATGATGGATATAATCAGCAATAAACCTGTCTGTAATACTGTTTCTAACATACTATGATAAAATAATTTTTGAAAAACGTGACATTAATTCATCTTCCTCTAATCTAGTCGAGAGTTCGTTAATAACTTTGGAAATGTTCTCCACATAAGTTGTATGTGCTAAACCAAACTTCTCTCTCAAGAATATAATTTCAGGAGAGATAAGCTTCTTGAGCTCTTTTCTATGTCTATTAAATAAATCTCTTTCCAATTGAGAGACAGATCTTAAGTCTTTTAGGTTTGACGATTCCATAAGAAGCAGGCTATTCCCCATTTCTTCAAGCCTTGGAATCATTATAGAATCAGGATTTAGTATTTTGTATTCATCTATGACATTTAGATAGTAGTTCTTGAATCTTGAAGGTAAATCTAACAAGTCATCTATGATATCTTTGTACTTCTCAGGTTTATAGAGGTCAGGAAAGTTCACATACAAGTTCGTATTGAGAAACTTAATTATCAGTGCTTTCAATTTGTTAGCACTTGGCTCTCCATCTTCCTCCAGTCCCTTTATGAAAAGGTTTATCTCTGAAATTAGTACCTTATACAACTCCTCATCCATAGTTGAGATGAGGTTATCCTCCCTAACACTTTCATCTTCATCCTCTTCCTCATCAGGAATATAGTCTTGTCTTGACTTTCCTTGATGATTAAATAAGGACTTTGCAGTATCCTGTGCTAGCTTATAAGACTTAAACTTAGGAGAAGCAGCTAAGATCTCCGTAAGTGTAGCCTCTAAGTCATCCGTGTTAGCCATCTCTGTAAATAAAGATAGCTTCTCATGTTCTAATATGTTCATCTTAGTACAAAAACCCTGTTTCGTATATTTGCTCTTGAGACATACCAGTATCTGAATCTATCAGGTAAACCTCTCCCTTCTTATCATCTACCTTCAATAAGGTATTCTGTAATGTAAAGAACCTTGTACCAAACATATTCTGTGAAACCTTGTAGGTGAATCCAACATCAGGACTAACCAAGGACTTGATGGATATGTTCCTTAGTTCTTCCTCATCTTGAATATGCCTTCCAAAGTCTTCCTTGAAATCTAACATATACTTAGTGTAGATACAATAAGCCAATCCTAACATATTTAAGTGATACTTATCCATAATCGTTCTAAATAAGTTATCATCTAGTAGGTTATGTAGGACTTCTTTTACATTAACGTTGTCATAGTTCTTCAGTATTGAATACCTTGGGTCTATGGTCACATCTTCTGAAGGAACGAAGTTGTTTATTTCAGCTTTAACTCTTCTAGCTTCTTTTGATGGTATTTCATCTACTACTTCTCCAAGAGTATATTCAAACTCTTCTACTTCTACAGGAGCTTCTTCTCTTACTCCTCCTATCATTCTGTCAATAACAGATTGGTCATAAGGTAATCCTAAGTTTCTATCCATAAGGTTATCAAATAGTGGACTTTCATAGTTATCTCCTACTCTATCAAAAGTCAAGTTATTAGTACCGTAATCTAAGTTTATTGATAGATAAGAGTTTACTCCTTTGTCTAGTGCTGACTCTGGGAATATAATCTTATTCTCAACCTTATTGAGATAGTAGGTATCATAAAGATAGTCAAAGCAAAGATGTTTGATTAGGTTAGAATCTCCTTTTGAACCAGAATAGTTGCTTGAGAATGCATTTCTACTATTTGTAATGAGTTTACCTAGTTCATTCTTGAACATATCTTGAAGTTTAGTTCTATCATAGATGATAAACATGTTCAAGTCATAGAATCTAAGACTAGAAAACACATCTTGTGCTCTACCTCCTAATCTACCTTTATCTCTTGAGAATCCTTGGTCAGAGAATCTCATTGTTGACATTATATCATCAATGATTAATGCTCTCTTTTCTTTGATACATACTTTAAGGAAATCAGTTACCAAGGTTTGGTGATTAACTCTCTTTCTGGTTCTAGTAAAATCTTCTGCATACTTGATATCTACTATACCATGAAATTTAGGATCACTGAATACCTTATCCATAAATGAATCCTTATTTGTCAACATGAGAAACTTCTTGTTTAAGTTATCTCTGTATAGTTCAGTGACGAATCTTCTAACTGCATCTACTGAATCTACACCTTTCTTTAGGTTCTGAACTACTTTCATGCTTGTTCGTTTTTAAATTAGCTTTCTTGATAGGTTTATGAAGGTATCTCCCTCTTCATATATACCTTTTAACTTTTTTGATTATTTTTGATTAGTTTGAGAATTTGTATATCCCTAAGTATTTATTCCTAAATTTATTTTTTTTTTGAATTTATTAATTTAGGTAATTAAGTTTATTAGGTTTAGTTTTGTTCCCCTAGTATTATATATAATAATAGATAGGGGGAAATAATAAAAAGGGGAATCAATAGGTTAAGGGATATATTTGAGAAAGGACAATAGTCCTCTCATCACCTATATAGGGTTTGAATATGGTTTAAGGACGGATCATTTTAACATTTTGTAAAGAAATCGATTAGCCTTTCTCTGAATAGTCTTCTCTCTTCTTCATTTAGTATGTGACTAAAATGATATTCCTTAAGATAGCCATATTTAGAGTCTACCTTAAGTGTTCTTCCTTCATTATAAAAAGAGATTCTTAGTTTTGAAGGCACAAGAAAGAAATTCCTATTTGGGCCTGATGTTTGATGTATAACATCCCCAAATTCCATAGTATCCAAGATAAGTCTGAGAAGAGTATGATAATTTGAAACACCTAATTCATCGCCAGAGAGGTGTTTGGTAATTAAGACTAGTATATTACCTTCTGAAAACTGGACTCTCCTAGAATACTTTCTATTGATATAATATTCCATAATTAACCAAAGAATTTATTGAACTCTAACCTAAGCTGCTCTCCAGGAACAGGTACTGATGAGGAAGGTGCTACTACTCCAGAGTGATAATACTCAAATCGATCACCTAAGATAATGAAGTTCCTCTTATTCCAAAAGTAAACTCCTTTATCAAACCTAATCCTTTCAGGTAAGTGGTTCATTATGTAAACAAGAGCTATGAATATAGTATAAAACTCCTCATCCAACATTCTTTCTCCTTCTTTGTTTCCTACTTTCGTAAAGGATATGTGTGAATTGTCATTAACTATCTCAAATCCAAGGTATACTCTGTTTATCATGATGTATAGATGAATAAAATATGTTCCTTATATAACTTTTCAAACTGTATATTTCTTCATCTGTAGCTAATCTTGGAGTGTTAGACCTTATTAGTGTAGAATCCAAAGTGTGCAAAGTAATCATATTTGGTCCTGGCTCAATGTAGTAATTGAAACTTTCTAACATAAAATAAACATTGTATTTAGATTCATGAATGGTAAGTTTATTCTCAAGCTCCACTACATTCATAAAAGAATTATATAAGCTTGAATATGCATCTGAGTCTACTTCTGGAAGATCCAGTTTGTAAATTTCAATGTTTATAAAATCCTTGTCTAAGGAGATTGTTCTATAAACACCCCTGAAGTTATGAGAATACAATTTACGATCCATAGATTAACGCTTTGTAAAAAAGTTTGATTCTATTCTTTCTACAAAATCTACTCTTTCTGAGTAGTCAAGCCTATTAAAAGTGAAATCCACCATATTAAGGTCGTTAGTTCCTATTTTAAAGTAATCTCCAGATATTACTACCTTTAAGTTGTGGTCATAAAGAACATACATCTCTATAGTAGGAACGTTGTTTCTAAGTCTATAGATGTCCTCATTGAATGCTATATAAGTTAAAATATCTTGAAATAATATCTCATCAAGTTTCTTTGGCAAACGAATCTTATTAGACTCAGTATAAGCGTCCATAATCTTTATGGAATCACCCCCAAAAACAATCTTTTTACTGAATTTCTTTGAATAATAAATGATTTCTTTACTCATAAGCCTGATAATAATATATTATCTAATGCACCTAGAACAGATTCTTTTTCGAAGGAATCTAAAACTGTAGAGTCTTGTAAGGACTTAATATTATTAACTTTAAAAACGACTTTTTTAGTTTCTAATACTAATAGATAGCAAAAATTTCTAAGGATATAATACATACCATTTTTAGTGGAGTATTGAAATTCTATACGATCCTCGAGACTAACAGAATCCTTAATAGATTTTATAATAGTTAAGTAGTCGTTCTTACTAATTGGGAGATGATCATCCTACAATACTCTATAAATTTCTATGGAAGTATCGTCCCAAGTTATATAGATACCTAGATCAGTATCACTCACTAGACGTGCCATATCGCAAAAACAGAATTAATTTCATCAATAACAAGCTTCTTACCTTCTTCATCAAGCTCACATTTCTTCTTTAAGACACTATTGTAATCAATTGATTTATCATAAATGAGAGTATGGGAAAACTCTCCCATACTCCCTTTATAATCTGAATAGGAAATGTAACAATTGAACGGACAAAGATAATAAATAATAAAACCTTCATTCGTAGTCCACATGGTTACATCACTCAGCTCAATTAAAGAAATGAAGTTCTTAAGTACATGAGTATAGCCTTCAACTTCAATCTTAGTTGCAGGATCTATGTACCTACCACCTAACCCTTTATAGAATAAAGAAATTATAATTTTATTCTCATAAATATTGATTAGCTTATTGCTTCCTTTAATTGCGTAAGTCTTCATACTAGTTTGTTAACATAACAGGAGTCTTCCCATCTGTAATTATCACTTTGTTACTAGTTGTTCTAAGCATTTCAATGTACTGTTGCATTAGAATCTCTCTAGTAAGCCCTGATGATTGCACTCGGTTAGTCTCTGCATCAATCTTTGCTTTCTCAAGTAGCATCTTAGAAGTCTCTAGTTCATTCTTAACACGATTGGCTTCCTGAATGGCCTTGTTTCTATTTTCAATAGCTACAAGCATTGAGGAAGGTGGTCGAAGTCCAGAAGTAAGAGTTGTTAGTTCAAAGTATTTGTTTTCAAACTCTTCCTTTAATCTTCTATTAACAGATTCCTCAAAAGAAGCCATGTTATTCATAAGGCTATCCGTAGTATACTTTCGAGCTTCCTCACGATAAGCATCAGTGACCCGCTTGTTGAGAATGTTTTGTTCAACTAGATCAAAGAAAGAATCTGGGTCAGAGATGTTGTAGTTCTTATAAGAAAATACAATCTCAGGGCCTTTTCCTCTCACAGGTACATAGGTATAAGCAGGGTCTACCGTAAATACTCCTGCATCTTTAGCTGTGATCTCTACCTTGTCTGGGTCACCAGATTGTTCCCACATAGGTACTTGATACAACTCTGAACCGGGTCCAAGAAGACCTTGTGCACCGGTTACTACTTTGAAGGAATTGATTCCATTACGACCGTATTCAGTCATTAACACTCCTTCATAATTAGGCTCTGGTCTATTACAAGCTAACAGAGCCAAACTGCTTACTAAAATTAAAATATTTCTCATTGATGTGATTTATTAAAAAGTTTTTAAATTCATTAATTGTGATTTCTTTCACTATATCGAGTTTCTTATCCCTAAAGTCTATACAAACTATGTCTGAACTTGTTGTATCTACTAAATACTGGATGTCAAACCCCATGGGGGTGCAAATATAAAATCTGGTTTCAAAAAACTTTGTGAATTTCTTGAGTATAAGTACTCTTGTTATATCACAAAATACTGTAGACAAGACTGATGGTACGGTTTCCTTTGTTACAGACAAACCATATAATCCAATCTCTATTGCAGTAAACCCGTCAGTCTCTGAACCACTTGCCATAAGGAAAATAGATTAAAATAACTACTCCTAAGATAGCTCCTGGAATCCATAGGTATGGAAATTCTGAACGAAACAGATACATACACATGAGTAAAAGAGCTATAAGGATGTTAATGAATATCAGTATCCTTGTGATTAATTTTCTTCTCATACTTTATCTTTATTTAATTGTTTTGATGAAAGAATCCTTCTAATCTCATACAAAGACTCCAATGAGTTTTCCTTAGGAGCATTAAAGAAGACCATCTCAAATCCTTCAATATTCTTAAGATATACAGATACTTTATCTATACCTGTTTTAAGGAAATTTACTTCTTTTATCTCACTGTCTATTTGGATAAGATTGTCTATCATGTCCATTGTTTCTTTGACTTCTTGATTATCAACTTCGATTCTTATAAGATCTTCTCTAAATACAACACTCATTGCAGTTGTTTTTAATAAATAATTCTATTACATCTCCCTGTGTATCTAACTGGTTGTAATTTTCATATCTATCAGGTAGCTCCCCAATAAAAATATCTCCAGTATTAATACGATAACTTAGTGTAGGTATACCCATTTTGCCTACATTTACGCTACTATAGTAAAATGAGTGTTTACCAACAAGAAGCTTTAAATCTCGAAGAATCCTAATCTCATCTAGAGTATCACTTCTATTGTTAAAAGTAACTGTAACGTAGTCAGGGTGAAAGTAAACCATAGTTTAATCTAATAAAACGTTCAATGAGATCAGACTTAGTAAGTAGCTTGCGATAAGACTCTAAGTTAGTCCGATAGTCTTTGATAAATATCAACTTCTTATCAGGAAGATATTGAAGAGTAGGATATCTCTCACATGCTAAGATAGTGTCTTGACTAACTATTTTCCTACTTTGTCCTAAAAGATGCTGAATATCTCTAAGGAAAGAAACATCCAGATCATTTTTTAGAGTAGTTATGAATAGAATTGCATCTTTATTGAACTTTACCATAGTAATTAGTTTTTACAAAGATTATCCTTTTCAACTATTTCTAAGAACCTATTAATAAGAGCAATACAATCTTTAGCTCCTTTAAGATAGTCCCGGTATGTTGATTTATTTGTAAATACAACTAAATGCTTCGTATTCAAATAGTATCTAATAGATAACTCTTCAAAATTAAAAACAGAAAAGTTTGAGGAACCTATATCCATTAAGATTATGATGTCTTTGAGTAACTTTTTATCAAGGTTAGTCCCTAATATAGTTACTTCATCCTCAAACATGATGTCTATGTAGTCCTCTGAAAAATCAATCATGATTACATAAAAATACGTTTGAAAAATTCTAAGGTGTTCTTCAATGAATTAAAGAACATCTCTCCAGAGCCAACCTCCTTTAATTTGCTATTTGAATACATAGAACTTCCAGCACTGACAAATGAATTAAACCCATCATATTTAACTGACATATACATATCTCCATATGTAGCATGGAAAATCTCTCCAGATACATAATACTTAGAAGTGCTTCCATCATAAAATATGCTTGAATAGATATAGAGATGATCTATTAAATTTAATGCCTCTTTAATTGGTAATCTATCTTTTGGGTGAGATACACTTCTCCCCGTGGTAGATTTCAGCGTGATGTTGTTCTTATATAAAGTAGCAGTTGTATTTCCTACGATATAGTAAGTCATGAGTTGAGTTTTATAAATAGTTCCATAACTTCTTCAAAGCTTTCGCAGTTATCATAGTCATCATAATTTCCCATATCATTGATATAAAAGTTCCTCGAATTTATCCATACAGAGAGAACTCTTTGTTTAGTAATTCTAAAAGCATTGCAGTAATATTTAGAGCCCTTATATATTTGAGTTAAGTCCTTGATAAATGAAACCTCATAGTCAGATAATTTATTCTCAACCGTTATATTAAAGCCATCTTGATGAAAGTTTATCATTTCAGTAACATTTGAACTAACATCTTAGTATCAAGATTTAACTCCTGTTTAGAATACCAGTGCAGATAATTCTTCTCAGATTTAGCAGGCTTGCCCTTATGCTTTCCAAAGTTGAATACAACCTCCCCATCTTTCCAAACAAATGACATAGTGGATTCCGCAGGTTTAAGCCCACCTAAGGAAACATCCTCTACATTCAATTGTTTCTCAGTTAAAAGTTGTTCTTGCTTCTTGAAAACATCAATGCAAACCTTTACATCTGTCAAAGCATCATGAAAGTCTAACTCTTCTGTACTCTTTTCTGGGTAATAAAACTTGAAGCAGCCTTCCAATGTTCTAGGGTGAATAACAATCTCATTTTGGAGGGTGTCGTAAATATTCTTTCCTTCTTTATAAGGATTGAACACATAACCACACTCAGAAAGATGGCGAGTTAATATAGGAATATCAAATTTAACTATATTATGTCCTGCCAAATCAGTTCTATCAACAATATCAAAGACTGCTTTTGCTATATCCCTAAACTTAGGAGCTGTTAAAACATCCTTATCATAAATACCATGAACTTCTGAAGCCTCTATTGGAATTGGCATCTCTGGATTTACTAACGTTTTCTTCTCAGAGAGAACATTTAGATTCTCATCTGTCAGGACTAATGCTATTTGACAGATTCTGTCCTTGGTAACATCAGTTCCGGTTGTCTCTAAGTCAAAAAATACTATCTTATTCTTCATGTGAGCTCTCTCATTATTATTTCTTCAACTTTCTTTAATCTCTTCAATACTTCTGACTTATTTACAAATGAACCATCAGAAAATCCTAAGTAATCCTTAAGAAGAGTTACCCCAAATCTATTATAACTCTCATTAATTCTTATATTTGTTGATTCATCTACCTTGAAGGTTAAATCATGATCTGAGTAGGAATTAATATACTTCAAAAATTCTTTACTCTCACTTAGCTCTATCACACTTTTTATTGTGTTAAAAATACTTAAGAAGTGCTCTCTGGAACTTTCATCAGACTTTTCTTCCCTAAGGTCATACTCAGGTCTCATTAATACAGACATAGAGTCATGGGTATTAGAAAAAACCAAAACCATTAACCCTGATTTCGTATTATAGGTCTTTGTAGAGATTTCTAAAGTCATACCTCCTGCCTTAAACTGACTATATGAGTGATTTTTCATAATTAAAAAAGAAGGAGGCAGAAATCCCACCTCCTTCAGAGTAAATAAATGTCAACTAATTAAAGTGTATAACCTATGCAATTGTAAAAACTTGAACCATTTCTTGGTATCAGTAGGTAACCATCGCCATATAATTCCTCTAGCTGAGCTTTAAACTCATCAGAAGTCTCACAGGCTAGTTTGATAATCTCACCCCCCCCACCGAAGATGAGAATTTGGTCAACCTTATCAAGCTGAACACCGTATTCTTGTTCTACTAGTCGGAGAGTTGAGTCTAGATATTCTAAAATGAATCTATTCACCTTATCTTTTAGGTCAATGATACGTCTACGTCTCTTAAGAAGACCTGTGTTTAACACTGCTTTTGCTTCAACATCATTAAGTTCATATCCAAATTCACTCTGAACATGCTTCTTGATGTTGTCTGTGATAATACAAGCCCCTCTTTTCAAGAATCCTTTGATTCCATAGTCGAGAACCTTTCCATCCAAAACTATGTAAAAATCAAGGGTATTATGGCCTATATCGAGACCTACGTAGTTATCAGAGATATACTGAGATTGGTTCTCATCTGAAGAAGGATCTACACCATACTTCTTATAACACTGATGTCCAGAGAGACCCTGGATCTTGATAGATAGCCTGTCTTTAGTGAGACCTAATTCACTACAGATATAATCTAGATACTCATCCTTCTTGTCCCACATAGCTGGTGTAAGACCAAGTCTGATTTCCTCAATATTATAATTTCTGTGAATATGAAGCATGTAAGATGTGATAACAGCCGATACCTCTTTATATCCTTCATAAGTCATAACATCAATAGGAGCTTCCATCAACATTGAAGATAGGTCACCTATAAGATATTTCTTATCTTTAAAGATATAGTATGAGTCTTTATCTGTTAGTTCAGAATAAGATGAATCAGGAACTTTACAAACTCCACTTACAATCTTGTCATAGTGGATTTTTCCTTTGTCATCCATAATACAGTATTTGGTATATCCATACCCGATGTCTAATCCTAATTTTGCCATTTAGTATTAATATTTATCTTTTAAACTTTTTAAATGCTCAAGTCTTCTCTCTAGAATGGAGATTGTACTATCTATGTTCTTCTTGGCTGCTCTATTTACTTCTTCTATTCTTTTTACAACTAGTTCTTCTATCTCGTTGTCAGTAATATTGAACCATTCCATTAGAAACTTACCCTCCTTATCATCGTCATACTTATCTGCTCCTTCTAATTTCCAGCTTATCAATGAATATTCTGGAAGGAATTGAAGCCAGACATTGTCTAGAAAGTAATCCCTATTATAAGTAGTTATTTGATCTCCAAATGGTCGGTTCATATTAAGAGAGTGAAGCATCTCATAAAAAGCATACCCATCATCTCCCTCTTCGTCGTCGTTTTCTTCCTCAACAAGCTCTTCTAACTTAGACTGAAGCTTATATAGAGTGTCATAGAGTTTTTTAGTGACTTGTTTTGAAAATTTAATCATCTCCATCATTACAATAACTTATATATATGTCATCAGGGTAAGTCCAATTACGCTTATGAAAATCATCGGGCCATCTTAGAGTCCCATTAATTCCTAAGTCTACAGCTTTATTGGTTCTTGGTTGATCTTCTTTAATTTCTTCTCCATTCAACCTTTTGAGGTCATGGATTACCATTTTAAGATTATCAACCGTTACTCTCCTTTCTGATATAAGAGACTCCAATCTTCTTATTGCTTCATTTAACTTTTTTCCCATCTCTTCCAATTTTATGTTTAGGAAACTTCTTCAATGATTCAAGATGAATCATTGCAAAATATAAACGACCTATATTATCCTCATCCTCTTTTTTTAGTTTTTTATCCTTTTCTTTATCTTTCTCATTTAACTTTTTCAATTCTTGAGAAAAATTCTTTAGGTCATTGAGACAAACATCGTTTGAGATAAGGGAATCTAATTTCTCTATAGCCCATTCTAATTTCTTTCCCATTATATACCCATTGTGAAAATTTGAATCTTTCCTTCTCCTCTAAATCGTATTTTATTCGGATTCGCATCTATTAGAGTAACACCATCTCCTTCTATATGATTGTATAAAACTACAGGAGGGGATGTGTAAGGTTCAGGTATCTCTACTTCAGTAGGATCTGTTCCAGATATGGTTGCTACTATTCTTTGAATCTTTAATTGGGATTCTTGAAAAGAGGCTTCTACCCATCTAGCTCCTTCTCTTATATAACGTTTACCATCCTCTGGAGCATCAACATACTTCTTTTGAACATAGTGATAGTCCGCTGTTGGTTCTACGTAATGAGAATGTGATAATGGGTTCTCTGATTTTATTGTAGCTTGATGTGCGGTGAGATCTACTTTAGTTTCTACAGAACCTGAAGCAACTATTAGAGAGGCAGCATTCTCAGTAAGTAATAGTCTTCCAGAATCAATTCCATGCAATACAGTATCCTCAATCTTTATGGAAGTTTGTTCCCTCAATGATGAAGATTGTGTAGCACTATGGGTAATTGTGGTCTCTATTTTTCTACCTGATACTGATGTCTTAGATTCCGAACCATCTTGGCTATAAGTTGTTTCAATCATTTTCGTACACTCTTAGATTTAATTTTTTCAATACGTGTTTGTAGGCTTTGATGAAGTCCTCTTTTGGAATATCTACATACTCTACATCTAATGGCTCCCAACCTGTCATTAAATGGCCAATTGAGTCTATTCCGAACTCACCATCATCTACGAAAACACTTACTCTGTTCTCCATGTCAACGAAGTACTCTCCGTTTTGATCTTTAATTAATAAATAACTCATTTAACTAGATTTTTTTTCTTTCAGTATCTAACCATTCTTTGAATTGACTTATCTTGTTGTCTATTTCATGTCTGAGTTCTTTTGCTCTATCTTCACTGAATAATTTTTCTGCAATAAAGTAAGCTATATTGGATGGAATCTTCTTATCTGAGAAATAAAAATCATAATTAGATAGAATTTCTTTTATATAAGAAACTTTAACCCCAATAATAACTGATAGTATTTCAGCAGAGATTTCATAGCCATGCTTTGTACAAAGTCCTGATTGGATAATTGTTTCAAATGGTATCTCTAGTTTCATTTTAGTTTCTCTGATTCAACTTCTATCCACTTATCAAATTCTTTCTGTTCTGAAAATACTCTACGGGCAGTTCTCTTTAAGGTCTCTATTTGATTGGCGATTCTCTTCTCATTTTCAAAAGGCAAGCCTTTATCTAGCAAAGAACCATACTTTTCATTGATGATTTCCATAATTCCATAATAAGACAATCCAGGACAACCATAATAATCGTCCAGTTCAATCTCTGCTTCGTTACTTAAAGATTCTATTTCAGATACATCATCAAATCCATCCTTAAGACGTTCATATAACTTTGGTATTGGGACAACTATACCTAAGAACTCAGAGGAATAAAATTCATTTTCATCAGATTTAAGTGATTTATATGAATTTACAGATTCCATGAACTCATCATAATACATTTGTCTGATCATTTCATCCATATAAGGTGGATTATTAAAAGTCACCTCCCAGCCATTACTTAGTCTCAAATTCATAGTAATCTGTCTCAATCCATTCCTTGTCTGATTCAAGTTCCTCTTTGATTTCCTTGTAGGTTAAATCTACAGAAACCTTTGGATTAACTGTTATCAAATCATCAGGCATTGAAATAATTACTTGCTCTTCTGTTGTGTAAACAAACTCAATTTTGTTCTTATTTAGTAACATATCTACAATTTTATAAAATTAATTTTATACTCTGATAAGTCAAGACCAAACCATGGCTCTTTAGAAAAATCAAGGATACATTTCTTGAAGTCCTTCCAATCTGGCTTGATTTCATCTAATGGAACTGATGTCGTGAACCTTATATTAGATTCGGTTAGCTTTCTTGCTATGTTTAGGATTGTTGTTGCAGAGCCTTCAACAGATGTAGTATTAGGGTCTAAGTGAGTGATTACTCCCATATCCCAATAGTTAGTTCCTACCAAAGTTTTGAATTTATAATCAATTCCAACTACATCATTTAGATAGTCTCTAAAATGAATATTGTAGAATTTATCAATCATCCAGAACTTTTCAACAGGGAAATAATTAATACTACTATCATGTACATAGATGATATTCTGAACACCAAAATCTTCAATATCGGAAGACTTAATTATGTTAAAGAATCCATGAACCAATATAACTGCTGTGAAGTTTTGAATACATGCATTTATACCTTGTCTTTCCTGTTTGTCAATAGGGTCAGTTGAAATCAAAGTATCCCCCAAAATAGTATCAATTCTACCATTGTGAGTTAATGGGTGTTTACTCTTTAATTCAATAAACTTCTTTAGACTTGGGAACTGACCCAGCATTAATTGCATTGCTCGTTCACATTCTTCTATTGATATGTTTCCAATTAACTGCTGCATCCCAACAACAGTCATTCCATACATCAATCCTAAAAGAACTATCTTAAATACTTTTCTAGCCCCTTTCAATTCTTTCTCAGAATAATCAGGGTAGTAAAGTCTAGCACATTCTATGTATAAGTCCTTGCCATCTTTAAAATAGTTCATCATCTTCTCATCTCTTGAGAGCCATGCGATACTTCTTACCTCTGCGGCATTGATATCTTTGTAGCTCATCAAGTAACCTTTAGGCGTATCTACAATTCTTTTTACTTGACTGTCTGATGGAAGCGTATGTCTCTGATTATCAATTACTTTCATAATTGAGTAGACTATATCTTCACCTGATTATTCATCAGGGTGTGGCGTTTCCCCGGTGTTATCCAGGTACGGAAAAATTCCTAGTCGTTGAACTCCATTCAGATTTTTCTAAATAAAGCTGCTGATTGCCCATTGTTGTCGATACTTAGGTGTTTCCACCATTATACCATCTATGAGATTTTCTTGATTTTCATCTGCATTCAAGCCCACTGTTTCCAGTCACTTTGTAGCTCTCATAGCTTTAGGGGTTTCCAGCAATTAACCACATTTATTTTGACACATCACTGTGAAAGGATACCATACTACTAATATCCACTGCTCCATCTCTTCGTCATCGTGCTATTTAGCAAGAACTTAGGATAAGACCTTACTACAGTATCAGTTTTATCTTCTCCTTCAAACCATCTGATACTATGTAAATTTCTATCTGCCTTGTGATCCAATCTATTATATTTGTACATAATAGAAGTGAGGTAGGTAGATAAAATCTTACCATATTTCTTGAACATGTCTCTAAAGACCTTGAATTTGTAGAACGCTATAACTTCATCTTTCGGAGCTCTTAAGTCGTTGAGGAGGCTGTAGAAAATATTGTCATCAGCCACGTACTTACGTACTCCAATAGGGAAATTACTATTGAACCACTTATCATCCCTAAGAGAAATCCTAATACCATCAAGAGAAGGATCGTTATCCAATGATTTTTTACAATCTTTATTCCTATTGAACTCTCCATAGTTATCTCTGTAATTATCTAAACCTGTTATTGATTTTAGTTTGTCATAACCTAATTCGAGATAGGTTAAAGCTTTTCTGATTTTGTTCTTTTTTCCTAAATGTGAAATCATGTAGGATTCAAACTCAGAGAAAACTTCAGCAGAGGTAATCTTGAATATTTCCTTTTGGATATACTTAGTTGCCTCTACCTTACCCATCTCAATACCATCTACTACAACAGTCTTTGCCTTCAGTAAGAAATCTATGTTCTCATTATCAAAATCATTGTCCATAAGACGATAGTAATTTGAATGAACATCTATTAATTCTGACAAGCTAGCTAAGTCATAAAATTTTTGTCTATTCGTCAGCCATTCTTGAAGTCTAGCACAAACTTTCCTTTGTCTTCCTAGTAGGTTTATTTGCCAATCATCAGGAAGCAAGTTGTATAGCTCTCTAAGAAGACCCTCATCTCCAAAGTATTTTTCCCACTTGTCTACATCAATGAATTTTGGAACATTTTCATCTCTGACAAGGGAGAGCATCTTTTTTGCTAAGTCAGAAGGTTTTTCATCATAGGTTATGTTGTTTAGAAGGAAGTAATCTTTCTTAACCTCATCCGGCAGTTCTCCTAGTTCTTTTATTCTTAACTTGAAGTACTCTCTAACACAGTAATAAGTACCCATTAAGAATAGAGTTGTCGCCTGATTAGATTGAGTCTCGAGTTCTTCCTCATTAACAAAGATACCCGTCATCCTATTTCTCGCTAGGTAGTTGTTTGTATAAACATCCCAGCAAAGTGGAGTGTACTTCTCTCTGTTTATTTCATAACACATGAGAGTGTAATAGGAGTCGTAACAACAGTACCTTCCAATTATATCTGTAGGTATTCTTGTAAATGCTGTATTATACCCTCTGTTATGAAAATAGTCAAATTGACTTACATGATTTGGGTAACGTTTACTGACATAGGCTCTCCAGTTTTCATCAGAAGTATTATCAAGCAAATCATCATATTCATCATCCCAAGATGGAACTCCAAGCTCATCTCTTGTGATGTACTTTAACGATCCCGCATTCATTGAAGGAATCCCCTCAATTACTCTTAACGCTGCTAACTCTCTGAAGTTATAAAACTTTCCAAGATACCTATAGGTAGCTTCCTGTTCAAAGTCAACGTTTCTGACCCAGCACTTATCTCCAAACTTATCCAAGAACTCTTTGTATCTTGTTAAGAAGGAAGATAGTTCTAGTTCTCTCCAATCGAAATAGATTGCAAATTTGTTAGTAGATATACCTACGCCGATAACTGCAAAGTCTTTCTCATGGGTAAGACCGCTTGTTTCGTAGTCCAACCCAAACTCTGATTCTGTCCAGTTCTCTAGTCTCTTGAAGCTATCCTCAATGTCACTGTTTTTCGTAACGTAGGTAATATTCTCTCCAAGACCACCAACTTTAGGAACACCGTAGTCAGGACTCTTAAGAAAGTCAGTTAGTTTTTCCTTTAGTTTAGGGAACTGAGTACCCCTAACGCTACTTAAAAGCTCCTTCTCATTAAAGAACTCTTTTTTAGCTTTCTTCTTTTTGGCTACCTCTTCGTAGATGTCAAGGGAGGACTTCATCAGAGTTAGAACACAGCCATTTCCTATATTAAGAAATCTTAGATTAGATACCTTATCTACAGTACTATCACCACGGAGACCTATGTGCATTCCTGAAGTTAGAACCTTCCCCCAACTTTTGCTTCCTATCATAAAGTAGTGAGTATTTTTCTCCATTAGTCCAGAAAAATTTTCACTCATAATAGTTTCATCAAATAGTGGGGAGAATTTTCCATCTACAGTGTCATCTAACACTAGAATTCGTCTCATATTTCTATTTTATTTTTTGCTTTGAGATACTCCATTAGTTTAGAACCTTTTTGGTTTCTAATGAAGTTAACGCATGTAAGTGCGAAGTTCTTATTTTCAAGATTTTTTATGTATCTCTCTGCTGCATCTAAGATTTCCTCTTGTGTGTACTCAGGATGCTTGTGCATGAAATCCAAAATCTTTGGCTTTACTCTATATAACTCACCTCCTTTTAATGGATGGCATGAAGAGAAGATTCTCAAATATTTACTAATGAAGGAATCTATATCATCCTCTTTGTAAAATAAATTGACATTCCAAGTAACACCTGCAAGGTCTTCTTCATAGAGACCTAATTCTTGTATTTGCTTCTCCTGCCTTGGTAATACAAACGGAGTATTTATCTTCAGGTACTTGCAAACAAGAAATGCCTTGGTTAAACTCATTGGTAATTTAGCTTCCCTTATGACTTCATCTATGTCTGAGTTCAAGGTTATTTTAGTAGCCCCTTTCATATAATTAAAAATTAATTAAACATTACAAATTTATGCTGAATAAACTTTTGTTATACTCATATTCTTGTAATTCCTAAACTTACATCTAGTCTCTTTATGTTTACGCAAAATTTTACAATAGTCACTCTCTTGGATTCTCCTCTTATTTCCGTCTAAGAAGGTAGTCTCATTAGAGTCCATATTGTAAACCATATAAGCTAAAGCTTTCATTTTAATTTAGTTTTGCATTAACCAGGTGTGTGAAATACTGACTTCTTGAGTTACCTGAGGATAACATGCTCTCTAAATAAGAAGTCCCCTCAATGTCATACTCAAAATCACCAGTCTTTTTTATTTTATATAGATAAGATTCGGGGCTATAATCATTTGTGAATATAGAAACACCTTCCTCTTTCTCTATTACTTGATAAGAATATTGACCAGTTGATATACAAGTAAACCCTTTAAAGATATACTCATACATCAACTTGTCAATATTTATTCTATTGAAATTGGGTAATGTCCAATTCCGAAGATTCAAGTATGACTCTGATAAATTCCTTTTCGCCATTCGATCTGTCCCACTTCCTCTGTTCGCCATGATAGATACGATTGTCGTCTACACCTAAGAATTTAAATATAGCATCTTGAGTAGCCTTTATCATATTATCATAATCTCTTCTTCCAATACCATTAGCTAAGACAAAATCCAAAGTTAGTTTAAACCTTGGAACATCCTTAACGTCTATATCTGGACACTTCTCTTTCAATTGTCTCATTATTAGTTCTTGAAATACACAAGCTTCTTTTACCTTGTATACCTTTCCTCCTCTTCCCCATTTATACATTGAGTTCAGAGAAGGAATCTTCTGTTCAAAAACTAACGCTGTTTCCAATAACACCATTTACTTATCCTAATTTCTGTTCTTGTTGCATGTAATTTACAAATGCTTCCTCTGCATTTACACTATGAGTCATCAATAAATTCTTATACTCTAATTCTCTTTGCTCCATCCTATTTGGATTGTTATTCAGCAACTGATACCTGTCTTTTGTTATCTCTACCATTTTACCACAAGTAGACATGATATATGGCTGGCTGATACCTGTAGATCCTCTACGGTTCTTAGCTATATTAACCAAACCTACATGATTACCTGCCTTTGGTGAGCGGGAAATTGTAATAATCATATCCAAGATATGTTGCTTTCTTGCAGATTCATTGAGACAATTCATTCCTAATAACTCATTTTCCCAGAGTTGAATCTTAGGCTGGCTAGCTACAAATACTAACTTACCCATACGAGATAGCTCTGTCAACAAGTCATATAGAATACCCCCTCCCTCATACATACTGTCTGCATCTATAGCGAGGTTAGCATCATAGTCCAATATGAATACTTCAAAATCATTAGATCTTGACATACAATAGGAGACATATTCTTTAGCTGTCAATTTCTGTGAGGGTACACAGGCAAAGCTAAAGTTTCTCTTAAGATATTCTTGTGCCTTAGTAACATTATTCTGTAAGTCTACATACATGTCTCTAATTGGCAACTCATTTACCATGGCTGATAAACGAATCAAGAAGTCCGTCTTGAGTAAGTCTCCTGCTGCCATATAAAATACTCTCTTACCAGCATTGCAGGCCAAGATAGCTTGATGTTGAAGATAAAGTGACTTTCCTCCCCCTGGTGGTGCTGAGACTGCAATTAGCTGAGAATTGATGAAGTCTCCTGTTGGACTTGCTGCATTAATGAAGTTTAGAGGTGATTTTACTCCAGAGCTCTCTATCTCATCTTCCGCTGAGTTAGCAGCTTCATCAAAGGTCATCACTCTAATCTCTGAGGAGAACTGGTCTTTGTATCCATGTTCCTTCAGATAATCCATTTTTCCTATAGGATCTGCAAAAGAATTAGCTATATTTATAACCTCATTTATACAAGTTCTCTTATAGTTGTCCCTGTATCTCTTTAAGTCTTCTTTTGAAAGAGATTGATACTCCTGAATATCTTCCCAAATAGCAGCCTTCTCGTTGTCGGTGTAGTTTGGAAATTCATTATATATCAAGTGAGGAGTTATATCTACGAACTCATTTTCTTTGATTATTTTAATTAGGTTCATCATTTTAGAACCCTTCACATAATTATTCCTGAGCATTATAGACTCAAACAAGTCTATGTTCACTCTGGCCTCATTATATAGGTACGGGTTGAACAATGAATATACCAAATTGTTTGCTGTGATCTCTTTCCTCTTACCTAAGATCTTGTCTTCATTCGTCATTCTTAATCAAAATGTGTATTAATTCCATCCCTATAGTTGAATTGAAAGAAAAGTAAGAATGGCGGGAGAATAAACCAATCAAAATGCTTATTTCCCGCCACCCTTTTTATTTCTTTGTCTTTAAGTAGTACTCTTCTGGGTCAGTACCGTCTGACTCTATTACATCCACCATTGCTGTTCCTAAATTTTTTGAAAGATTATTTCTTAAATCATTTGATAACCTTGTATCATCTAAGAAAACATACACTTCTCTTGGAAGTAGATTTCTGAAATGATTTAATTGAGGAGTAGTCATTGTTGATCCTGTCACTGCCATTATTGAGTCATTCTCATTCAATAATGAAAGTGCAAAAGCATCAAACACACCTTCACAAACAATCCATCTCTTAGGGTCTCTTTCTATATTAAAGGTTGGCTTCTCTGGAGTTGGTGGAAGATAATACTTCAAAAACCTCCTATCATAGTTAGCCCTAATGTAATAATTATAACCAGGGTATTTAATATAGATACCTTCCTCATCACATCTCATACCGTATACATCCCATAATTTCAATAACTCTGGATTACGGCTCTTGAGGTAATTCTTAGCCTTCTCGTCCATTACAGGGCTCGCTTCCTCATACTTTTTCATAGAGGTGTAGACCTGAATGTCTTTTAAAACATTACTCACATACATTTTTGATTTTATAGGAGAAGCTTCTACATCATTTGTAAAATCAATCTCCTTTTTAAATAATGTCTTACATCTCTGGCAAAATCCCCATTCAAAATCTGATGAGATATATAGCTTTGTTTTGTGATAACTCTTTCCTTTCTCTTTCTGGCACTCCGGACAGCAAGTTATGTAGAACTCTTCACTACTATTCAACTTTCCTGTTGCAGCTAACTCTTTTAAATCAGTTACGATTACTTGAGAAACCATAAGGAGTTAGTTTAACAATTTCTTTTTCTTCAAGACCTTCCCACTCTGATAAAATATCAAATCTTCTGCAAGGCGTGTCAAATTCAACTGGTTCTAAATCCCTTGATTTTTCATAGATACATTCACCTAAGTAAATATGATTATGAAGACTCTCATAAAGAGGAATGTTTACAGACTCATCAATAGAGTTATCTGTTAAGTTGTACAAGGATAAGTCAAGACTTCTGATTTTCTCCGAATCTTGCTTTTCCTCACTTTGAAGTTTCTCTCGAATCTCCCTAAGTTCCCTCATTAAGGTAAGGCGTAGGTCATCCATACCTACGCCCTCTTTAACAAGGGTATAAACCTCTACTTTGTGTTTATACATAAGTTAAATTTAAATTACTAAGCTTCTACTGCGATAGTTGCTTCTGCTTCAACTTTTCCTTTGTCATTACCAGTGGCAGCGATTACAGCTTTCACTTTAACTCCAGTAGCAGCAGCTACACCTTCGATAGTCATAGTCTTCTCATTGATCTTAACTTTGTCACTGTCAGAGCTTAGACGTTCGATTTTGTAACCTTGCTTGAACTCAGCTTCAGCACCTTTACGAGCTCCATTTACAATCTTAAACCCTTTAAGGCCTTCAATAGTTGGAGTAACTTTAGCACCTACTTTAACTTTGTCCCCTTCAACTTTCAAGGTAGCTTTAGTAAGTTCCCAAGTTTCTTCAAGTGTTTTTCCTGAAGCTAGTTCTCCTTTAGATGGAGTAGTTGTTTCACTCACTTTGTCATAGTCATTCTCTGCCGGGAAGTCTGTAGCTTCATTAGTAGAAAGACCAAGTTTGCGTTTAGGATCAGCACTGTTGTGAACCAATGAAGTTCCTAGATATGGAGTAATAGCTTCCCATTCACGTTCAGAAAGGAAATCTACAGTACGCCAAATAGAAGGCTCAAATTCCCAAAGTGCTCCACCATTTACCTGGATTACGAAAAGTGTTTTGTCAGATTTGTTTGCAATCTTAAATGCCATAATTTAATTTTTCTTTTTGTTAGTTTTTGATTTTTCCCCATCTTCATTTGAGGACTCCTTTTCTTTGTCTAACTCTCCTCTATAGATGAAAGCTGGATCAGCTCCTAGTCGTGCTAATGCAACATCATCTACTCCCTGAGCAGTTATCTTAAATTTGACGTCAGCTGGCTTAGATGCCAATATGATAGCACGAATATTCTCCTCTGTGAGAATAATGTCTACTGACTCTCCTTTAGGTGGGATATCAACAATGGTGCCATCAAAATAAAAGTTACGGAAAACATCCGTTAGATTAACTAAAACCATTAATAGAAAATATAAATTTAGTTTGTTTCTACCTGCTATTTGCAGGTTTCTCTTGTTTTAGGGTTGGAAATAAGAAATATTCTACTCAATAGGCATCATCTTAATCAATGAAATGTTCCTATCTCAGTTTCCTTCTTGCGAAGGTAGCCAGCCACCTTTCAGTTAGCTAAACTTAGTAGTACTGAACAAACTACTAACCACAAAAAAAGTAATTTAAAATTAGTGTACACGTTAATGAACAGAATACCTGATTTTTATAAGATTATGCCCTTATAAGTTAAACATCTCTTTTTATTCCTGAAGATAGCTACCTAGTAACAACAATGACTTAATAATACACCCACAGTCTTTTGTATGTTCCTAAGTAACTATATATGTTGAGTGCCCCTTCTCGTCTAAGGAGACACTTATTCTATTGTCTATGTCGATCACATTATTTGAGTGAGAACAGATGATAATGTACTTACTCTTTATTGATCTGATTATCTCAAATAATGGATCTAAACTCTGGTCGTCTAAGTTAGAGAAGAACTCATCAAACATAACCATACCAGAATAGGTTATTAACTTAGATATGAAATAGGTATCACAAAGACATCTCTGACCAGTAGAGCAGTCTTCGTAAGGAATCCAATGTCCTGAATTATTGAACATCACAGACAAATCTGGAATAGACTTTCCATTCTTTCTATAAGACAATGTCTTGAATTTAAAAGTCTCATTACTCATCTTCTCTGTTAGTTTCTCTAATAAACCAGTAACAACAGCCCCATCAAACTTAAGCAAGGAAACATAAGTCTCCCAATGCTCTAATAGCTTTGCAGTATCGGAAAGTGAAATCTCCTTTATCCGCAATTCACTATAAAGGGTTTGAATATGATCTATGGACGCCCTATTACGTTTGTACCTGTCTATCTGAATAAGTATGTCACTTATACTAGATGAAATAAGCTGAGGGTCAACACCATCAATCTCTTGAATACGAATTTTAGAAATTGCATCGTCTGTATTAATTAAGTTGTTCTTTAATACTTCAATCTTGTTGTACTGAGCTTGTAATCCTGCTAACTCAGTTTTCCTAGCCACTCCTTCTCTTTCCCAATTATTATAAATCTGGATGTCTGGAGCTACTAGCTTGCTAAGTCTTTCTTCTAATTCTTTTATCTTAGCTAAGTGTTCCTCTTTATGTTCATTATCAAAAGGTCTCTTACATGTTGGACAGATCTTTGTTAATGAACCTTCTCTACTTGTTTGAAGCTGCCAGTCTAGTTTAGACTTTTCAGAATAAAACTCATCATACTGTTTCTTCAAGTCTATCATCTCAGGAGCTTTTTCTCTAAGTTTTGTAAGTTCTAGTCCCAAAGATTCAATTCTTGGCTTCAGTTTCTCCAAATCATCAATCTGTTGTAATGTATTTTGTTTAGAGATTTGAAGTGTTTGCAAGTCTGATTTCAGTTTTTGATTAGCAACGTATTCATTTAAGATGTTTTTCAAAGTATTTACTTTGTTTTCTGCTTCTTCTACGTTGAAATCATTCAATGAATTGTCTATTTGGCTTTCCAGTAGAGATAATTTAGCCTTGATACCTTCTATTTCCTGACTCTTTTGTTTGTTTTCATTAGCTAAGTTAGATTGTAATATAACTCCGTTGTTATAATACTCCTCTGCTAAGTCTAATTGATAGAATTTACTAAGCAACTCTACTCTTCTTTTAGGCTTTAGCTCCCCAAGAATCTCTTGTTGATTAGCCCCAAAGAAGAATGAATCCGAATATTCAATGAAAGGAAGAGTTTCTTTAATCTCTTGCTCAATTGCTCTTACTGCACCAGCAGCTGTTTCAACACCATCAATAAAGAATTGGTCTGTTGAATGAGAGTTACGAACAATTTTATAAGTTCTTCCTGAGTAACTAAAGGTTAGAGCCATAAATCCTTCCTTCTCACCAATAGTTACTCTATCTTTCATACTCTTTCCTAAAAGTATGTCGATAATACTATTGATGATTGTCGACTTTCCAGAACCTACGGCGCCATGAACATAAGTTATTCCTTCCCTAAACTGATAGTGGAAGTATGTACAAGACCTCAAATTCTTAATTTCTAACACTATTGGAGTAAATGAAAAATCTACTGGAGAGTAATTCGTCATTGCAACTACCTGAGAGTGTAAATCCTCTAACTTATAAGTCTTGATTGCCTCATTTATGAGTTCTGTTATATTCAACTCATTGTCTACTTTAATCTCCTCTTGTTTTAACTCCTTAAGAGTTGTATCTTTAAAGTAGAAATAAGTATTTAGTTCTTTATTAGGTCCCGCTGACTCTCTTGAAGTAGTAGGTCTAATATGAGGAAGCCTATTATCAGCATTGATAGGAACTCTTTCAAAGGTATTTGTATCTGTATCCCAGACACCTATTGTATGGGTCCTAGTCTCTGTTCTACCTACTTGTACGGGTGTTCCTATAGAATATGATTTTCCAACTTTGATATGGTCATGTATGTCTCCAAACATTCCAAGCTCAAAATTTGACTCATCTATTTCTTGAGGTTTAACCATACCTACAGGAAGCGTTACGTGGCTAAAAAAAGCATCCACGTGCTTCTGTGGGGTTATTACAGTATCCTTGAAAGAGAAATCAGAGAAATAAGCTGTCCTGTTCCCAAATTGAATATACTGATCATGTGCATAGTTAATGTTTGGTTTCCAATTTGAGAGTAAAGTGACTAATGAACTCACCTCTGCTCCCGTTGTCTTCTGCCAAGAATCATGCTGACCCAGTATTATATGAACTCTATCAAAGTTATCAGATAAACCTTGAAGAAAATCCATAAGAACCTTATTGATATACGGAGGATTTACAGGTTTGTTTGTAATATCCCCAGCCAATACAATCTCAGTAGCTCCCAATTGATTCTTCAAGTTCAGTATCTTCTCAAGAAGAATATAATACTGTTTTAGTCGTGATTTGTCTTCAACATTATATAGCTTGTAATCGTCTATATGAATATCTGAAGTTACTAATACTTTCATTAAATGTAGTGTTTATATCTAGACACCTCAACTGCACATCCTGCTAAGCATGGGTATACAATATATTTCTCAGTCTCTGACTTTAAAATAAAGGGTGCCTGCTCAATTAAATCATTAATTAAATCTTCGCTCGTGGACATAACTTCACATCCTGTACAATCTACTTTTTCTTCGCTAAATATCTCAGGAACATGAGTTAGTGCAATTATTCCACTAGGAGCCTCTTTTACTCTTTTTGCTAGAAACTCTACCTGATTTTTTTCCCTTAGGTTTGTTAACATTTTTCCATATTCTTCTTATAGTTACTTTACCATTTAAATAGGATAGACCTATATAGTCATCTTCACCTACCATGCAGAATGAAGGACAGAACTCTTTAAGCTCATTATCATCCTCTTCCAAAACTACCTGGGTCTTCTTTCCCAGTAGGTTAAGAAGTAACTCTTTGTCTACTCCTCTTCTTCTTGTTGATTTTACTTCGATTAATTCCATTATTAAATTATTTTAAATAAACTCGTAATGCTATTAAGGTTGTTTCTAACTCCTCTAGGTCAACGTTTACTTTACTTACTCCCACTAAAATAAACTTGTTGAGTACCAATGGCTCAGATAAGAAAGTAGCGTACTCTAGTTTACTCTCAGGAGAACGAAATACCAAGGAATTTCTTCCATCCATTACTTCCCAAAGATCTTTTAAGTCATTAATATCTTTACTCCAAGATATATTCATTGAGTTGAAGTCATTAATAACTTCTCCTACGACAACACGATTATGGCTCGTTACTTCCTTATCGTAGAATATGAAATAAGGTTTCTCATATTCTAATTGTGCTACAGCCTTCTTAATGGTCTGCCAATTTTCTAAATAAGTCATAATTAACTGTTTTAAAAAAAGTTAGGGAAGATTACTATAACCTCCCCTAACAGAATTATGTTTGAATTGTATAAGTTTCTAAAAACTCAAAACACTGTAAGTAAGACCAACTCCCAACACAGCATCTAATTTATGGCTCACACCTACATAAGGTCCTACATGCCATTTCTTTTGCTTAATTGGTACTTTTATTGATCTTACATCCTCTACCTTAATATGAGGGTTCTCTTCAACTGCATCAACTACGAGATATTTTTTAGAGAAGATATTTTCTCTCTCATATCGATGAGTTAATTTAAGGTAGCTCTTTAATTCTACTTTTGTATCCAAACTGTCTCCATTGACCTTGGCTACAAAATCCAAGTATTTGTCTTTAATTCTAAAGTCTGAAGAATCCTTATCTCGAACTATTATAGTATCTATCTTAGTAACTGTTTTGATAACTGTAGCTATCTCAGGTTTATTCTTACCTTTTGACTCCTTTATCAGTTTCTGTAGTTCCTTGACAGTCTCATTTGTAGTTTCTAACTTTGTAAACAATTCAAAGTTTTTAGATTCAACGACTTTAGTTTTAGAATGTTCCTTACCGTACTCATCCTTCCAATGTGTAACAGAATCTCTAATGACATCCATCATCTGTAAATCCTGTTTATGAACACTTCTTTGGTGGAAATGAGTGGCAAGTAACAATATAATGACAATAACTAGAAGTGCACTAAATACGTTCCTCAAATTTGTATACTTTTATTGTTCCGTCCTCTTCAAATTGAAGTTGATAGTTATCCAAATCTAATGTGCTAACACCTAAAAATGTATTCACCTCAAATTTTCTATCGTCGATAGTTTGTTCTCCATCAAGAAGCTCAGCTTTAACTTCATCTGGTAGAGATTCAAGATCTTGGTACTCTTCAAAGGGAAGACCCTCTTTTGCGATGTTATTTACTAAATCACTAGAGATATATTGAAGGTTGATTAGTTCAATTAAACCTACTTCACCTGAATCCAAAATATCGATTATTTGATCTCGTAGCTGTCTTAGTTGTCCCAAAACAGCTAATTTAGTTTCTACACTATTTAAGTTCATTCAAAATCAATTTAAAATTCCTAACTTCCTGTTCTGACAAAAGATATCCCACAGAAGAATCCACGTCAGTAGGAAATTCCTTAAGATAATTTACTTTATCTCCCTCTTTTTTAATTTCTAATACAGATTTACCATTGAAAATATAAATGACATCATCATTCATAAAAGCATATGGTGTCTTCTTAGTTGTGTCTATTTTAACAACCTTGTGGTTCTTAAATTTAAAAGAGTACAACCCTTTATCCTTATAAAATACAGAATAAGGAGAGCCATATCCTAAACGTGACACATCTTCAAAAATCTGCTTAAAAAATACTTCATAAGTATTGCAATAAAATTTCCCACTTCCAGGAAATCTAATTAGAAAATCTTTTTCTTCGTTCATTATTTATTTTCTTTTTCTTAATGTTTCTAAAAATTGATTGAAATAATAAAAGTCTAAGTCAAAAAAATAATTAATTGTCATTTGTGAAAACTCACTCTCCGTCATTGTGTCATTTTCTAAATCAACAGGAGTTAATCCTTTTATCTTGTTTTGAATTTCATTATAGTCCGGAAAACTTTTAATGTCAAATGACTTGAATTGTAAAAGAAACAAATCTTTATCAGTAGTAAAGCTATAATCTCCTGCTTGAATTAGGGAAATTATAGATTCAGATTTTAGTTTTCTTTTTCTTGTACCTGCTGTGGTAGATACATTCTTCAAGAAATTATGAGATCCATATAAAGAATCATAGATACTTTTATGAAGGAAGATTTTTACATTACCAGATTCCTTCTCCACTACTTCCCTAAAGGTTGTCGTAGTTCCTCTTAGGTTGTAATGATCGGAATTTTCAGTTATTAGATACTTCCAATCTGAGTCTGTTGAAGCTAAACAGATTTTCCCTGGTAACTCTCTTGCACACATGAAAGCTAAGTCATCAGCTTCATATCCTTTAAAGATTAGAGAATTGTACCCTAACTTATTGGAATTGTTTACCAGAAAGTACTTAGCCTCTGTTTTTAGCTTGAACTCCTCAAGATCTTGCTTTATCTTCTCCCTTTCTTCATCTGTAATGTCTTCTCTTTCTAAGTCATCTACTGTAGAATACATTCTATTTCCTTTGTAATCTTTAAGTAGTTCTTCTCTATGATATGGAGACTTATCCCAAACAACCACTAGATTGTTAGTAGGGACATCTTTACATAGTTTCCATATAGACAAAAGGAAGGACTTAATTAGTCCTCCCTTTGTCAGAGGTTCTATGGATTTTACCAGATGAAAATTTCTTGTAAGAATATACTGACCATCAACTACAGTATAATCATACATAATCTAACTTCTAAAATGGTAACCCTGAATCATCATCCTCACTTGGTGTTATGGGATTATTCCCGAAAAGCTGTTGCTGCTGAACAGGAGGTACTTGTTGTTGAGGCTGCTGAGGTTGTTGTGGTGGTGTAAAGGTTTGGAAACCTTGTTGTTGCACATGGTTAAACTGAGGTTGCTGTTGAGTCTGAACTGGCTGAGTAGGTGGTGTATTTACAATCTTAGCTGCTGATTGTAATGTAATACCATTTAGCTTGTTTAGCTCTTCTTGCATTGCTGCCTTAACCTTAACGAAGAAGTCATAACGGAAACGTTCTTCAATCTTATCACAGCCCATATAGTCATTAACAGGATCAGTGAAATAAGTGTCGATCACAGACTTATCAACTGTTACAACATCCTTACCATCAGTCATTCCATGGTATAGGTAAGTAATAGGTTCATGATTATAAGAGAAGTTATACTCATTTCCAGATAACTTGAAAGAAAGCTTAACTAAGTTTCTTCTTTCTGATTCTCTTGAGTAAAAATCCTTAGTCCAATTAAGACTCTTAAGATTTCCTACCATCTGCTTAGTAGCTAATGAGAAAGATTCTTTAAACTTTCTATTAGACATTACTAGAAGAGCTGGAAGTTTTTCTCTGAGGACATTAGAACTGTTATCAAAATGACACAAAACCCAAGCATACATTAAGTAAACTTTTTCAAATTTAGCCAGACCATAGTTAGTTCCCTTTTTGTCAAAGAGGTTCTTGTGTAGAGAAACTAGTTCCCCATAAAGAATATCTTCTGGACTTCCAGGAACAATTGAAAGAAACTCTTTTGGAAGGATCTTTACAGAGTAATCTTTTTCATCAATAGTTAGCTTTGAAGTGAGTACACTTTCCAAGGATACCATTGGTGACCCTGCTAGGTTATTGAAAGGTAAGAAATAGACTGTTCCTTGATCTCCAGCAAATCGTGAATAAATCTTTGTAATCCTGTCGTTGTTCTTTTGAGTTACTTTCTTTTCTTCGTCTTTTTGTAATTCATTAAAAAATCCGTCTAAATCGAAATTATTTTCCATCGTTAATTAATTTAAAATTTAATAATAATAATAATTGTTGTTAGTCTATCTTATCCCAGCTCTTGTAATTCTTCTTTACTATTTTAGGAAGTTCATAGTCTAATTCTTCTCTTGTTGGTCTGTGATTATAAATGTTTGTGAAAGCCAGTTTACGTAGGATTGATTTTGGCCTTGTTCTTTTAGAGGTATATGCTAATATATTATCCTCTGGAACTAGGGCTGAAATGAATCCAATAATAAAGTTATCTTCAAACTCATCTTCATCTATACAGAATAAGAATTTGGCATTTTCATTAGGATGGTTCCTAACAGCTTCAACTGCTGACTCTATATAAGAAATATAATACAGGTCATTCTCATTTGAGTCTATTTGGAAACGCTGGGCATTGATTAATCTTACAAGTAGCTCATTAAACTCTTTGATATCTTTCTCTTTTCCTTCAAGGATAACAACCTCCTTTGAAAGAGAACTATACCTGTTGTTTAATGCACTGAAGTAACCTAGTATGAATGCCACATCAGAATTAGCATTTCTCAAATCGACTGCAATAGAGCCAACAGATCTTACTAAACCAAGTAATTCTTTTCTGTAGACATTTTCCTCAATGACATTCAAAGGATTTTCAACTCCATATTCTTTGAAATGCTCATCGATGAATAGGTAGTCATACAAATCGCCTCTCTTGCTACTCTTAAGGTCTTCTAAGAGTCTTTTCTGTTCAACGGATTCCCCGCTTGATACAACTAGATATTCATATCCCATAAATTATTAATTTACTCAAACAAGCATAATTCCACACCTCATTGAACTCATCCTTAATCTATTTAGTGCAGTTTCTTTACTAAATCCTTCTAAAGACTTGCTCATAACTAGAATAAGTTCAACAGACTCCTTTATCTTAATGATATTATCCCCACTTGGGTTATTAGGTGTAATGGAATCTATATAGAAATCCAGACAAAATTGTAGAAAATTATTAGTTAAATCAAACTTACTATTAAGTTTACTAAATAAGTACTTAACTAACCCATTCTCTACATCATCTCCATCCGGTCCTATCAGTTTATTTTCATAAGCCTCAGCCATCTTATTGAGAAATTCAGGTAAGTCCTCCTGTTTGATAGTGTCCTTATCTGCATTCTCTTTCATCAATAACAAATAATCAGTTATTTCTTTTACTTCCATTATCTCAATACTTTCTTCTTTACCATTAGTTCCTTTTTCAACTTAGAAGAACCAATTAACTCAAGAGCTTCCTTCAAATTTTCTGTAGTAACCTGAGTTAATCTTCTTGTGGCTGGGTCTATAATGGAATAGTGAACATCATCTTGACTTAACGAGGCAATTCCCTTAAATCGACTCAAGGGCTTTGAGAAATCTGGTTGTTTTGTGTCTGAGGGATAAAAATACTTACCATTTTGCTTATATAAAGGAGTTTCACATAGGAATACCCTTCCATCGTCTAGAAGATACTTTAAATGAGCTCCAAATAAGCCTAATAGTAGGTTCTCGATATGGAAACTGTCGTCATCTGCATCAGTTACAATGATTACTTTGCTATAACGGATAGCTGATAAATCACTATAACCAGATACACCCGAACCTAATGAATTGACAATGTCAGATATAATGTCATTATCAACAATCTCAGATGTATCAAGATTGACAGAGTTCTTACTCTTACCTCTCATTGGTAAATATGCGTGAATTTGCGAGTTTCTCGCATATCTTAAACTACCTGCTGCTGAATCTCCTTCCAATAAGAATAGCTCGCACTCATTTCTGTTCCTTGAAGAGCAATCCACTAACTTAGCGGGTAACTTAGCTATGCTTCTTATGCTATTGGCTAAAGCTACCTTTGACTTAATTAGGTTCATATCCTTCAATGAGACAATAGAGGCTACATACTGCTCTACTTGGGCTATATGGTTCTCTAATTCTGAGGATTCATTCTTTATGGCTTTATATACAGCATTTTGGAGTTTCTTCTTAACTTCTTTGTCCCAGCCATCTATTTCTGAAAGTCTTTCCTTAGTTTGAGAAGAATAACCTACCTCATTAATCATAGCGATTACTGAGAGTTTTATTCCTCCAGTTAGATAAGGCAAATACATATCATCTAAGTTAAACATCTTTTGAAGAGCAAGACGTATGCTCAAGTCCATCTCATCTACATGAATACCTCTAGGTACTACAAGAGAGTTTACTGAACCAAATATGTTCTTTTTAGATTTGTCAGATTGAAACTCAAAGGAAAACCAAAATGTAAGTTCTTTGTTGTATTTTGAGTCTGTAATAGGAACTTTTATCAATCTAGTTATCTTGTAAAGTTTATCAAACTCTACTTTTACTCCAGGTATGTTATAATTTATTTCCTTCTTATAGAACTCTTTTAAGATATGTCTGGTTAGACCCAATCCTTCAACAGGAACTCTATATTTATCTGACTTCATTAAAGTCATATCAGGTTTGAACTGAACTATGGTATTATAGTTTTCCAAACCTTTAGGAGCTTTACAGATCCCTTCATCAACTTTAATGGCCTTTGAGAACTTTACAAAGTAATACTTATCAACATCTTTCTTTTTAAGTCCTGCCTTTGCATAGTTCTCCGTAGTTATCTTAGACATTATGATAAATTCCTCTGAAAGAGCATTCACTGCCTTAACACCTACACCATGGATACCAATAGCCACGTCATCCTTCTCATATTTTGAGCCTGAGTTGATTCTAGCTACCGCTACTTCCATGGCAGTTATATTCTTACCCTCATTAACAGGGTCAGGTGTTAAGTATATTGGAATACCTCTACCATCATCAGCAACTGTAATGTAATCCTCTAGCTTATCACAGAAGATGTTATTACAATATCCAGCTAATGCTTCATCAATAGAGTTGTCCAATACCTCTCTCACAAGAATATCACAATTCTCTAAATTTCCAACGTACATACCAGGTCTCTGCCTTATATGTTCGTACCACTTTAGTGATTTTATCTTAATATCTTTCACTAGTTAACAGTGTTTTCTTGAATTGTATCATCATAGCCGGCATCGACTTGTTTTGGATGTAATGAAGCTTCCACAGCTAAGTTATCGGCAACTACATTTCCTTCTATAGAAGCATGCCCTTTAACCCAGTTTAATGAAAGTCTACTTCCAAACTGTCTTATCAATTCATCGATTCTTGCCCACAAATCAGAGTTGGGTCTTTTGAAAAAACCTTTCTGTTGCCAAGAATTGAGCCAACCATTGTTAACTGCTCCCGATATATACTTGGAGTCTGTATAGACTTCTATATCTCCTCTAAACCTAGAAAGCTTGAGATACTCCAGAGCAGACAAAAAACCAAGAAGTTCCATTCGGTTGTTCGTGGTCTTATAGTATCCCTCTGAGAGTTTCATCTCATCTCCATTGGAATATTGTAAATATGCTCCATAGCCACCTGGACCTGGATTGCCTTTACAGGCTCCATCAGTATATACTACTACTTTCATTTTTAAACTATTACTAAGTTGTCTCTTAATGCAGGCAATCTCTCTAACTCATTTATTGCATCTTTGTAGTTTAGATAGATCTTCTTTTGACTAAAGGAAAAAGAGGGCTCTTCTCCAGATTGAGTTATAGAGTTTTGAATCATGTTTTCATTCAAAAATACCTCCTCATCTGCCAATCTGATGAAATAGCATCTCTTGTCCTTAATCTCTGCACTTTTCCACCATTCAAGTTTATGTAACTCCTCATCTTCCATCTCCCACTTAAGTCGTAGTCTAGACAATTCTCTGCCATCAATAACGCTATCAAGTAGAATCAGCTCGTAATTATTAACATAACATGGAAGCACATAGTATCTTCCATCTTCTTTCTTAATTACAGGTTTTGGTCGATGAGGAGAGCCATATAACTCTACTTCAGGAAAGACCGCTTTCATAAAATTTAAAAATTGTTTGTTTCTTGCTGGAATGTCCATTATCATTAATCCTATTTACAGTTAATCCAATCAATTATAGAGATCAGCTTCTTCATCTTCTCAGGGTCACCACCTAATTTATAGATGTCCTTTTCAGTTAACTCAGGAGATCTCTGTTTGCTTGAAGAAATCTTTTTATCCTCCTTACCTAATATAGGGTTTGAATATGGTTTAAGGACGGATGGCATCATTAAGTCTAGTTTAAGCTCTCTCTCAAACCACATCTCTGATACCCTAAAAAATATTTCTGCCTGAAGATGTTTAAAGATGTTCTCTGTATTAGCATCTATAGCAACATCTATGTTTCTTAACAATTGAAATGCAACCTCAGTACTAGTTAAGGAAATCTCCTTTAATATAAATTTGTTTCCGTCTTCCTCTTCCTTTGGATCTGCTACCTCAAAATGTATCAGAAACTCATCTCCTTTACTGAGAGTGAGATTTCCTCCTCCCTTTCCAATTTTGAATTTGGAAGTACTTCCAAACTCTTTTAAACCTTCATCTATCTGACTCTGATTTAAGCCAAAAGAAACGAAGATATGAGCAGGAAGTACTCCCAAATCAATGTACTCTAAATTATCGATTATATGCATCTCTATAATACTCTTTAGGTAAGTCTACCACTTCAGGGAAGCCTTTAGGTATTTCTATGTCCCTATTAGAAGTATGTTTTATGACAAGTACATCTCTTTTATCATAATCACATTGATCTAATGCTCGCTTCCAATCATCTAAAGAATCCTCCAAATCTGAAATAATTACCAAAGGTCTTTTTTCCTTTGATTGCCTCCTAATATGAAAAATACCATCAGCCAAATCAGTACCACCTCCAGCTATAAAGGTTCTCTTATCAAGTTCCAATAAGTCTTTGGCGGTAACTTTCTCAACTAATTCTGTATTCCACATATAGATGTCCATGAACTTACCTGGGGTTGCAATCAACTCAAAAGTATCTCTAACAATCTTCTTGTTAAGTTCAGTACTTGTTGAACCAGAAACATCGACTAAGAAGTCAATAGCTCCTTTCTCAAAGATTCGAGTTACCATAGTCTTGTAAGAAGGAATGTATATCTTAGTTTTGCCCCTAAGAACATTCTTGTAAACATTTCTATCAATCTTTCTATCCAATCGATAAGATCTATGAATGCGTTTCATATAAGGAGCTATGAGACTCTTTAATTTCTGAAAACCTGTTAGGTGTTCTTCAATCTCTATCTCACCAAAAACATTAGCTGAATTACCTCGCTGTTCTCCTTTTTTCTCAGTTCCGTAATCCTCTTTCTGTTGTTGTAACTCCTTATACTTTTCCTCATTTACAGTAATGTTTACATCTCCAAACTTACCTTTAGCTGTCTTCTCTCCCTTTCCTTCTTCCCAATCTTGCTCTGAACCTTGTCCATTTCCATCTTGCTGGTCACTCTCTCCATCACCTCCTGACATGCTCAGATAACTCTCAGGATTCTGATCCTCCATCTCGAGCATGATTCGGTCAATGTACTCCTGGGTTTTTCTTCCCTCAGGATACTTAGCTTTAGTAGGATGGACAAAATCTGCTTCCTTCAGACCTTTACTTTTTAAGAAATCACTGATTTTCTCTAAGTCTTTGTATTCAAGAATAGTGGAGTTTATCTCCATGTCCATGGCAACATTGAGAATATAATTCTCCTGGGAAGTAGTTAGGTCCGTTCTATATGACCTAACTTGTTCGATGAATTGGGGTCTTGCCTCCAGATGATTATAATAGATATGTCCAAATTCGTGTTTAAGAATATAGGACCTTACTTCATCATCATCATTGAAGCCTTTCCAATGAAAAACGGATTGCCTTCCTTTTACTACAGTAACATAGGCTATATGGTCTGGATTCTCAAACTCGAATACACCTACGTTATCTATATTGTCCCAACTACCAGTAACATCTACATAGTTGTCGATGACATTTTTCTTTTTCCAAGCCGATCTCATAGACTACTCATTAATTAAAGTTCCATCAAAATTAGCTTTACCAATTAGTTTCTCATAAACATTGGTCTCATCTGGACGGTACTTAAGAACAATCTGTTTCCAATTCTTCAACTGTTTGTCAGTGTAACGGCACTTTTCATTATTTAGTGCCTTGGTGTTTCTGTTTATGAGAATTGAGGTGATAACCTTCTTTATCTCATTCTCATCACATCTTTCTAGCTGCTTTGGTGTGATATTCAAAGCCAACTCTTTCAATTCTCCAGAGGATGGGTCAATAAAGTCTTCCATCTTTAGATTGGCTACATCTAAGAATTCCTCCTTCTTGATAGACTTACTTGGAGCTACTTGCTTAAGAGTCTTGTAATAGTTCTTACCAAAATCCTTACTTCCATAACCAAACAACCCATCACCTATGATCTCTGTAAATTTAGGGTGAACCAGGTTGTTCTCAATAAGAACATCAGAAACACGTCCTAAATAGTGCAATGCACGAGGAGTTGGAGCATTCATCACATACTCCTGATTCATGTAGATATCCTTCAAATCTGTCTCATTAAGATTGATATTCATATCTTTGATGAGATTTGAAAGAGCTATACGAGTATTTTTCTTATCCTCATCTGTATAGGTAATCTTCTTTATTTTCTTAGCTGAGAAAGGAACATACTTCTCTTCAAGACCCAAGAACAAGTCAATATCCTCATTTGTAGCCTTCAAGTTGATGAACATGAATCGGTTCACAATTGGAGAGATAAGGTTGAAGTTATCTGTCAAGTTAAGAGAGTAGTTACCTGCTGCAACAATGAAAGTGTCTTCTGGAAGAGGATAGTCTCCTACCTTTTTGTCAAAGATAACAGAAAGCAAAGGTGACTGAGTATGGTCTGATGCTGTAGTTAACTCGTCAATAAATAGTAAATTAGGTTTATCGTTTCTTAGCTGTTTATACCAAGCTGGGAGAAGTCGTTTTAGCTCCCCATTTTCATTGGCATTAAATCCTAATATATCCTCTGGCTCATAGTCTGAACCTCTTAGAATTACAAGGTTCATTCCATTTTCTTCTGCGTACTTTTGAATCATAGTAGTTTTACCAAATCCTGGATTTGATAGGAAACATACAGGTACTCCTGATTCTTTAGCAACATACAATGAGCGAAGGATTTGTTCGTTAAGATTCAAATTTTCTACTGCCATAATGGTTAATATTATAATTAATTAATCCTAAATAAGTCAATCTATGATTATAAGTAAGACCTAAGACTTTTTCTGGTAAATGAACATAAAGTTTCTTCTCTACAATCATATACTTCAATGAGTCTGAGTTATCTATACATACAGGAAAAGTGTCCTTAAAAGGAAAAAGAGAGTATATTTCAACTCTCTTCTTCTCATAGGGTGATTCTCCTAGTCGGTCTATAACTTTATAGCCCTTAGAAATATATTCATCTTTATATTCCAAAAATCTAGGGTCGTTTATATAAACATTAGTTAACTTGGTGTTTTGTATTTCGTTACAATTAAAATTAAAATTAAAGTTTTGTTGATAAACTGCTTCTACCGCATATTGTAAATTATAAAACTTCATATATCTAATATGGGGATGTAAAGAGTTTCTCTATCTGACTCAGGAGTTTCACTCTTGAACCAAGTAACAATTACTTTATTTTTACAAATGTCTACCTTATCTCCTAAAGAGGGTGGTAGCTCTAGGGAATATTCGTTTTTATTACTCCAATAGTCCAGAGACCTGGCAAAGTCATATAGTAAATTCATACCTTCGAATGATTTTAATAATTTTTCCTTCACCATATCCTTGTCCAGATTTCTGTAACCTTTAATTTGAAAAAGAGAACCTCGTATTTTAAAAACCAAATCACTATCAGGGTAACGTAGCTCTATTAGATCAGAGACATATGGAAACGGATACTTTAATTTGTATCTATAATGATTTTTACTCATCGGTTTCACCTCTGGAAACTCTAAAAAACTATATTTCCCTGCTGGGGATTCTAATTCTATCATAACATGTTCTCTTTTATCAATGAATCTGGAGTTATAGCTTCTAATTCCTTAATTTTTTTCTCTAATTCCTTTATTTTGGAATCATGATTCTCCTTTCTGATAAGATTTAGCGGCTTAGATAAACAATCTTTTACTATTTCAATATCAATTGATAGTTTCTTGCTGATTTGCTCGTCTGTAATCTTATTGTTATCTAATAAACACTTTCCTACCAAAGGTAGATAATTATATACCTTCTTTTCCCAGTTAAGTTCATCAATTCTCCTACGAAGACCTTTCTTAGTAAGGCTACAATAGTTATCATAGCACTTTTTAATCCAATCTTTTAAGGATATTTGATGGACATACTCCCCTGTTGATATAATTATGGTATAAACATAAGAATCTTCAACCTGCTTCTTAACTGCTTCTAGGAGCCAATCAATATCAACTGATTTAACTCCTTTAGAGATAGCTATTTCAAGAAGACCGGGGTTGTTTCTATCAGTTAAGTCTGTTACAAAGATTTTACCTTGCTCCTTTAATTCATTGAATAGCTTTCCATCAGCTGATTTATTGCTCCAAACTGCTGGAAAATTAATGAATCCAGGGGTACATTCAATGAACACAGACCTTCCTTTGATATAAACATCTGGGTAGTAGGTTACCCTTCCTTTACCTGTAGTCCACAAATCCTTTAAATCAGACTTCTCATAGTTTATATGCACATTTCCTCTGTACTTTAATAAACTAGGATCATTCTTCTTCAAGGCTTTCAACATGGATTCCATGGAGAAGGTTGGGTATACCGCTGAGACACCTACGCCCATTCCAGATGACTTATCAAAAGTAAGTATTGCTGGAACAGGGAGAGGAATTGCCTCAGGTTCTTCATATCCAGTATCAGTGTCCACCATTTTTACGTCTGTAATGGCATACTTTATCAGATTTCTCATCTTAGTTGATAATCTAACCTCTGTATACCTTGGAGAACCCGCTGGAACTGTAGGACCGTATATTGTCAACCCTCCCATGTTACTAGGAGTGGAACAATATCCGTAATGACAGAGCATTGCTATTGGTTGAACTAAACTTGCATCCCCATGAGGGTGTATTTTCAGTATTTCACCAATTGCTGCTACAGTCTTGTGATTATTATCACTCATCTTGTACAATGAGTAGATAATTCTTCTATAAACAGGCTTTAACCCGTCCAATTCAAATGGGATAGCTCTACTAGTGTTTACTGCTTTCCCATAGTTGTAGTAATTTTCGGTTACAATATCATTTATTGGAACCTTTTTTACTAGTTGTTGCGAACTTTTTGACATTGTCTAACAATTCTAAGTATTCATCACGACTGACAAGGTACATCTCTCGCCCTAAGCCTCTTAGCTTTAGACATTTGAAAGTTGGTCCTACTGAGATGGGTGTTAAAGTACACCCTTTTCTCAATCGAGTCACTTTACCAAAGATTCCCTTTTCAAGGTAAAGAAGCAGCTGCTCTAATTCTGATTTGTAGCTGCTGCTTCTAGTCAAAGAGTGAACGTCAATAACTATGTAAAGAGTTAAGTCAATTTCTTCAGGTAACTCTTTTAATAGCTTCTCTGAGGTTACATCTCCTGACACAGTGAGTACTTGCTTGCTAAACTGGTCAAAATTAAGATTTAACTTCCTCATTTTTCAATCAACAGTCATGACTAATTTCTCAAATTCAACTACGCTTCAATAAGAGCATAGAATCCAAACAAACCTAAGATGAAATTAATCATTTTCTAATTTAAATTTTAATTTTCCTGAAACAATTTCCTAAGATAGCTAAGGTTTTCTATAAAAGACTCATCTCCCCCATACTGAACTCTATTTTTATCTAAGTCAACAATTATATGTGGGTAGAGACCTGGACGATGAAATAAATAGACACCAGGAAACCTAGAATACTCCTCTATTGATATTAACAAACTATCGAAGTAAGAATATGCCATGGTCTCCCCATTGTCTTCATAAATTCCCTTTAGGTCTGAAATAACAATAGAGTCATTGTAAAGCCGAATAGCTATCCTACCATTGGGTGAATATAATACAATCATGCTGTCACTCTATAGGTATCAGTCCTGCAAAACACATAAGGTAATTTTAAGCTCAGTGATTTTTGAGGAAGAACTATCATATCCTTAAAGTTCACATATTTTAAAACTACCCTTCCGTCTTCACTTAAAGACTCTTTAACCCAACATCTGACTGCACGATAGTTATCTACTGTAAGATAGACATCCACAACCTCATTCTTGTTTAGTTTTTCCACAGGAATTACAGCTGTACTATCTGATAAAGTATTATTATCATAACAGAAGAAACAGTTTTGTAACTCCTTAGATCCTTTTACGAATCCTCTATCTGACAATTTTTCAATACTGATTACTGAATTATCGTCTAAGAAGATTTTCTGACCAGCAACATCCACATTGACCACATGGTAGCCTGTTTCGTTTACCATTCCCAAAACATTTCTACCTGGTTTTAAGTTTATCGCTAAATCAGTTGTGAGAGCATACCCTTTGACAACTCCGGATGATTTATCCTTCGATATCTTAATATGGTTCAAACTACCATTGGAAGATACAATGAAAGACCCATCTGATTTTCTGTACCTATCCACTTGGATAAAATGTCCAGAAGTGAAAGAGAAAATCCCTTCCTTGTAAATGGGTTTAACAAATACCTTCCTAGTCAATTTGTTTGTCTCAACATCTAAGATTGATACTTCATCACCTACCATTAACTCCATGGCTTCGTGCTGGGTTAGAGGAACAAACTTATAATCCTCTACCTTTGTAGTTTTTGTTTTACCTTTCTTGAAAAAATCAAATAAAAACATAGTCTAATAAAATAAATTAATATAAAATTCTTTTAATCTTTTTGAAGGTGTATCTCTATTAGTTTCTGAACAATGTAATCCAGAACCACTCGGGTAAGGAAACATTACTGTTATGTATTTACTCATAATGAATTTTTTATTAAGTCTATTGCTTCTTCTACTGAAATCTCATCTCTGCTAAATATGTCTAGTTCATATCTATTTGGGTAGAGCCTTAATCTTAAAAACTCCTCACCAAAGTACGCAGAAAGTTGTACGTGATCTACTTTGATATCAGAAATAGGTAAAGAATCAATTAAATTTAAGATGACAGAATCTTCAACATATATACTCCCATCTGGAATATTATAATTATAGGAGATAGAGGCCATATCACTAGAAAATTCAATCAACACTTTCCTGTTTTTTTTTGAAATATATTTACTCATTAATTTTATCTAATAAAATAGTAATAGCCTGATTCATGTCTAACTCAGACCCATAGTATATTCTAATATTCTTATTATCAAAATAGATAGAAATTTTTAAACGATCATTGAATTGGATCTTTATTTTTTCTACATGAAAATCATTAAAAAGTAACAAAGACTCTAGAAAATTTGAAAATACATTATTCTCAACCTCTATTGCAGCTTCTAATATATAAAAATTATAAAGTATCTCTATAGGTCCAGGTCGGAAAAGTATTGATACTTTCCCATTTTTGGAAACATACTTACTCATAAAGTTCGTTTAATAACATATTAATAGTCTCCTCATAGGAAGGGCTTTCGTGACTACAAATATGAACAAGTTTTTCCTCAAAGAAAATTCGAATATCTAAATACTCATCGCCTTCTTTAGAGTTCCACCTCTCTAAATTTTCAACTTTAAAATAATCCTCAAAAAGTAACAAAGATACTAATAAGTTGGAAAGAGAGGGATTTTCTATTTCTTTAACTTGTCCCATTTTGTGAAACTTGGATTTATAAAAAGTAACAGAGTTCTTCCTGAAATCAATTACTACTTTACCATTCTTTGATGAATATCTACTCATAAAGCCTTTTTAATATAGTTTGAATTGCTTCTTCTAATGATGGCTTTTCATCTAAGTTACTAAAGATCACAATCTCTTTCTTCTTTAAATCTAATTTAAGAGATAGAAAACTTGAACCATAGGCATTATAAGAACTATGCTTCCTTAATCTAAACTCACTAAATAAATCAAAAGATTTAACCAAGTTAAAAACTGTGGAGTTATCTATGTTGAGACCTTCAGAAAAACCAAGAGCATCTTCCACAAATACACTAGAGTTTTGTTTAAATAAAACTGCAATCTTCTTATTTGTTGATATGTATCTCATTTAATTAAGAGGTGCAGACAATTTCTCATCTGCACCTAAATAGTTTTATGCAATCAAAGAATAGACTAATGCTCTTAAGTCTTTATCATCACTTTGAGTGAATACAAATTCAGTGATTTTATCTGCATATTCTTCCGCAGGATTAAATACAAAATTATCTTTCTTAATCTTGTAATTATTATCAATCACATTGAATTTTATATCCAGAAGCATGCCTTTTTTAAGTTTTTCTGAATAAACATAAAAACATCCTTTCTCAAAATTCCAGAAAAATCCTCTATCAGAGCCACAACTAAAACCAAATAAATTGGTAATAGGGAAGTTCACATTGTACTTCCTTCCCTTAGTATCTACTATTGTTCCATCCTCCTGTATTTCTTGAGAATTGAAAATAAACTCAGTATTGTCGCAAATATCCTCCTCAGAATCTGAAACTATTTCCTCGTAATCCCCCCCACTCAGTAAGAGTAATATTTAAATCTTTGTGGAAATAAACATCACAATCCCTCTGAGTCTCATCAATCTCACTCATGTAATCAATTAAATAATTTAGGAAATCCTTGTGACTCTCATTTTTCAATAGAAGGACATCCTTAAGATAATGAAATCCATTACCATAAGACAATCTTCTAAATTCTTTTAAGTCAACATCAGCCTCTGTAGTATCTACTAAAAGTCCTTTTTCATTGTAGAACTTCCCTCTAATCATGTAGAGACCTAAGCCATTAAAGTAAACATTATAATCTAATCTTGTCATTTTTGTTTCAAATTTAACAATAGTATAAAATCAGATATTGTGTAATACACCCCTATAAGGATAAGAACTAGATGTAGCCAATGATACCCATCTTCTCTCCAAGCATACATTCCTATACAAGCTATAGATAATCCAAAAACAATCCCAGCTATACATATAGACCAATTCGGGAGAAATTTAAATATTCTCCATGCCCCTAAAGACCAATAAATAAAACTTAGGATGGATATAACTGAGTAAAGAATAAGTTCTGTTGGATCTGCTATAAAACCGTTGTTTGCTAAATATTCCATGTTATTCTGGATAAAGATTCATTCATAAATAGATCCATCCAAATTCTGAATACTTTTGGATCCATTCTAAAATAGGAGTTCTTCTGTGAATTAACAAAATTATCTTTTTCAAGAACATTGATAAAGAATACCCTTCCCTTATTTGATGTTCTTATAAGATTAATTTGATTATTGAATACACGACCTAGAACAAGATAATCATCTACTTGAGAATAAAAGCAATCTCCTTCTTGGAAATCGTTTATTCGCTCTGGTTTCTGTAGCTCTAAAATAGATGATTTATTCATGTGGCTTATCATGAAGGAATCAAACCCCAATGGTGGATTAAAGTAAACCTCCTTGAAAGCATCAAGAGTACAGGTTAAGTTAAGAAAAGGAAGTTCCTCTCCTGTATAATTATTAATGTATCTAAGCATTTTCTACTACTTTTACATTTTCTTCATTAGCAAAGATCTTTCCTATCATAAAAACTGTATCTTCCCTAAGATAACCGGAGTCTGTTCTTACAGGTTTACACTTCTTAAGGACACCATCTTTACCAACTTTGAAGAAGATAGGCCTAGTTACTACTAAAACATCATCTCCATTGTCATCCCTAACAATGGTCATGTTTTTTAAACTTATACTACAGTTCATATTTTCTAAAGAAATAATTATTGCTATTTGTAAATAAATTAGTACACTTCTCTACCCAATATCCATATGGGTTTGGTGGAGTAACTTTCATATAATCTTTGAGAAAGTCATCAATAGAACCATACTCCCCAATATAGTACTTTGGAATCTCCTCAAGTACTTTGTCTAAATCCCTAATACAAGTTAAGTCTGAAACAGTCTTAACTACTTCATAAGGGTAGTTTAATTTATTAGCATTGACTATCATCTTACCTACATCAGGTAGACCCAGCAAAAATGCAAATAACTCCTTATCTGGGTCTACAAATGCTTTAGAGCAGTCAACTTCTCCAACATCTTTAATAAAATCTTCCTCACTAGAGTAATCCTCTATCTCTAAAGAGAATATTTTACTACTTGTTTTAGATCTAATATTATAAACTCTGATTTTAATTTCCTGACGAACCATAACCTTTATCTCCTCTTTCAGAATCGCTAAGCTCTTCGACTTCTTCAATTTCTATCTCTGGAAGCTTAACAAGAACCAACTGACAGAATCTTTCTCCTACTTGGTATATTTCATTCAGGTTTACGTACTCAAAGTAAGCCATGACTTCACCATGGTAACCTGAATCAATAACACCTACAGAGTTAGTGAGTCGAAACCCTCTCTTTTTGTAGACAGAAGACCTTGGGAAAAGTAAACCTACCATTCCCTTTGGGATTTCAACGGCTATTCCAGTGTGATAACAAACTCTTTTAGTGGAGTGTGTAACCTCATAGGAATCTACAGTTAAATCAAACCCTGCATCGTACTCATAAGCTTTTGTAGGCAATACTGCACTACTAGTTAGTTTCTTTACTTTCAGATTTATCATTCTTTTCCTCCTTTCCTTTATCATCAAATATCTCCTTAGCTATCCACATCCCAGCTAAAGCACCGATTGTAGTTAGAACAGCTACTTTGTTCTCCTTAATGAAATTTGTTGCATTAGTAGCTTCTTTCACTACTTTGTCTGCAAAATCCTTGTTTAAAAATTTATCAATCATTTAAATTAACTTTAGCTGTTTCATGCTTTATATTCTCCAGATTCTCCCCCAATTCCTTGGCAATTGTCTTGAGAATTGCAGGGTGTAGCGTTGGAAGCCAAACTGGCCCTAGCTCTGATATGTCTTCCTTAACTTTTTTAGACTTTCCAGTCTTAGTGTTGTAAAGAAAGGCTTCACTAGCACCTAATACAACTATATCATCACCTTTCTTGAAAGAACATGCACTTTCTTCCTCAAGAAACCTAGCGATAATAGTTGAATCAATTACCCTGACAATCTGGTAATCGATCTTTGATTCATTCAGATCTTCCCAAATCTGTTTCTCTGTACAATCCTTAAGCTTTCTGAATAGCTTCCAGTCGGTAAGAGTATCGTCAGTATACTTAGCATAAGCTTTCTGGCCATTAAGCTCCACCTTTGTGTAAAGGCCACTTACCCAAACCTTGAATCTCTTTGTCTTAGTAGATTTCATTATTATAACTTTTAATTAATAATTCATATTGTTTTGGATACCTTGTCTCTGCTTGAGATTGTGTAAGTGATCTATAATCATCATCTCTATCTGTGTTTTTATTGCACCTATAGATTACAAGATTGATATCAGAGTTCCCTAATGGGTATCTTCCCAATGAAGGAACTTTCCACTCTATACACAAGTCAATACCACCTGACATATGTATCCCTAAACAATTTTCACGTAAGATGTACATTTTTAAATTCATATACTCCTGATTTTAGTACCATGCTTGATGTGTAGCTCTCCACTAGCCCTACTCATACCTACATAGTTAAGAGAATTACCAACAGTACCTACTTGCTTATCATTTTCCATTAAAGGACTGGTGTCCCATTCTGTAGACTCTGCATCAAAGAACACATTCTTGTAAGTAGACCCCTGAGATTTATGAATTGTTATAGCATAGCCATAGTCAATTCCCTTCTCAATGAGCAACTCCTTAAATGTCTTCTTCAACTCCTCATGTTCTTTATTCCTCGGATTGAATAGTTCCATCCTATCTGTATTAGGATTATAGATGTAGGAATTTCCAAGGTCTATCTCTTGAAGGGGCTCAGCCCACATAGCAATATTACTAAAGAATCGGTACCATTTCTTTGGGTCTTGCATGGCTGCTTTCTTCTCATGGTAGATAAACTTAAAGATATTTGAAACCTTTCTATTGTTGGCTTCCATATCTGCTTCAGTTATCCAACTGAGAATGATTGAATCCGATGGAGACAGTTGTAGGTAATGTGTTGTCATCTGACCTAGGTCAAACTCAATCTGGGAGGCTTTGTTTGAGAATCCTAAGATCTCCAATTCAGAGCCACATTTTTTGAAATCAACAACTTTATACTTTACAGAGTTAGCAAGATTTCCTCGGAAGACTTGTTTGTTATTGTATCCACCAAATCCTACAATACTCTCACCAAGTACTATACCATCATTTGATTGAATAAGAGCCTCTCTTACTCTCTTATTGAAGTTCTGTACCTCAGAGTTACGATAGCTCAAGAAAACAGTATCCTCTGGCTCTAATTTGTACTTATCAAGATAAGCCTGAAAGAAGTCTGAATCACTGTCATAATACTTCAAATTTTGAGTATTTTGAGTGTAGGGTAAATAACCATCAGCATTACGACGAACCTCTCCTAAAACTCTTAATATTTCGTTATCTTGAGTTCTTTGAACTTTTGTTAGGTTTATCTGTCGTATTGAGGTAAATACATCAGAGATCTTCTTTATTGTTGAGGGTCCTACTTCAGGTAATTGAGCTTTGTCTCCTAAGAAAATCAACTTTATATTCTGGCCTTTCGTAAGTTTCATTAAGTCATTGAAGTCCTCCTGACTTATCATTGAAGCTTCATCAATAATTAGGATTGTTCGTGGACCCATCATTGATTTAAACTTTCCTGATAATTCTTTTTTGGATCTGTTCTTATCAAACTTACTTACTAGAATTGAAGATAATGTGCTTGGGAGCTTTCCAATATTCAAACCTAGGTAAACAGTGGCTGCATGAGTAGGTGCTGCATAGATAAAAGCAGTTGATTTAGAGAACTGATTCATGTATTCCTCTAAGTTCCCTATCAAGAAGCTCTTACCACAACCGGCAGCACCACTTAGAGTTAAAGGCTCATTTCCTTGAATAGTACTATCAATTAGCTCCCTAAGTGCATTATCCTGCTCTTCTGTGAGTTCAAACTTTGTTTCTATGTCTATACCACCATGTGAAAATTTGTGTTTCATAAGTAAGAATTTGCATTTTCCCAAAAGTACTGTACTTCTTCAAATGTAGGATACTCGAATACATACTCTTTATTTGGGATTTTAAATTTAATCTTTCCTTCCAAGGTAAGGCAGTACAAGTTTCTACCCTCTCTTCTCAAGACTAGATGCACTTGGTCTTCAGACTTGAAGAAGCTACCTGGAATATTCTCGTGAAATTCTAAAGTTTCAACGGGAGATTTCCAAAGCTCCTTTAAAGCCTTAACAACGGTCTCATAGTCCTCCTTACTCTCTATAAGGGTTTCAATATGATTTGAGGACGGATTAACCCCAGTAGTAATCTGGTCTCTTAGCACTTGAAAGGGTGTCCAGATATTACACTTGTACTGGTTCTTTAGAGAGGGGACAATAACTTTGTCTATTTTCTCGCCCGCTCTTCTATATAACTTAATCTCTAACATAAATTTTTGTTTTTAAAACTTATATCATCTGTATAGTATTCATCATTTGAATACTTTCCGGAACCTGTGAAGAAGAAAGATCCATCTGGGTAAACTTTACACTTTACCAAATCCATTTTTTCTTCTACAATTGGTAGGTTCTCATAATCTTCCTCGTCTATGTTTATATAGCAAGGAGACTCATCTAATAAAGAGTTTATTAGCTTTTCTTCAGATTCATCTTCAAAATCATTGTAGAAGAAGTCTACTCGATTATCTAGGTAGTTTCCACTAAAGAATCTATCATCTGCCTCTTTTGCTGCTTTCAAAGATTCAGATCTCTTTGCAATTTCCTCTTTTAGATCTTTCACATTACTAATGATAGCGAAATCACAAAAAGAGTACCCGCTTTCTACTCCTGCCCTTAGAAATATGAAGTCTGTAGGCTCTTTACTTATAGATATGTTCATTTTGAATAATGTTTTAATATTCTCTCTGGAATCCAGTTCTTCTTACATTGATTAGCTAAATTAATATTAATATGTTTAACTATCTCATCGAAGTTATCTCTAATCCAATCTCTATGGACAACTGGATCACCAAATAGATAAGTTAAGTGGCCTCTTTTGTTTGTTCTAAATTCCAAACCAAAAACTATAAGGCCTATAAAATTATCATTATACTCATAAAAATGAATGAAGTTATTAGATAATTCAAATTCTCCGCTAAGAATCTTATTCTTTATTTTATTGGAGACTATATCATCATCAAGATTATATAATTCAGATTTTTCAAATTTTCTTACTTCTTCATCTATTCTTAACAGGTAAGTATTCTTGACATAATAATTCTCTAAGATAGACTTTAACTCCTTATAAACAGAACCACTTAAATAGGTATTGATCTTTTTCTTAGGACAACCAAATTCTCCATTCATCTTAATAGAAATCCATCTCAATTCCTTATTCTTTCTATAGTCTCTAAGAGAATCTTCGGTTATTAACCAATCACCATTTAATATTTTAGTTCGTTCAAGACTTTCTAAGTCCCCCATTATTATATTATCAATCCAATCCATACTCACTTATAGATATCGTCATGATTATTGATGTGGTTTAAGTGGTTATACAATACGTCTGCAAAGTCTCCAATGTATGACAAGAAGGCTGTCCTCATCTGTTCGTCCTCTTTAAGCAGATTAAGATAGCTCTGTTTTACATCCTTTGCGCAGGATACCATCTTATTGAAATTATACTTCAGCTGTTGTCTAAGAAGAACATTTCTTTCGACTATCTCAGAAAGATCTTCTATTGCTCCAACATAGGCACAAACTAGAGTCAAGTAGTGGAATGACATCTTTCTATCAAGGATTGGAGTAACCCTGTCCATGCTTAGCTGTGTAGCAGCAGTCTCTTTAAGGTCCTTTATATCCTCATCTGAAAGATTGATTCCCTTTGACTCTAGTTTTTCTTTAAAAAAATCTTTAGGCATTGTTTTCTAATTTTTTCCATGGACATTTATCCTCAAATACTATCTCACCCATACTAGAAGCAGCATAACCATTAAAGAACCAACACTTTTCAAAATCATCTCTATACTCTCCCTCTCTAAACATTTCTATTTTTAGATAAGGAAATCGTTGAGATAATCTTTTAAGATCAGAGAAATAGTTATACCAAGATGTTTCATCAATAACAATTGGGTCTTCATAGACATTACCTGGTGTATTTGAATACATTAAAGCGCTATGCATTGAATCATCATCATGCATAAACCTTAATATTTCTTCCAAATCCTCATCTCTAAGTTCGTCTACATTGAAATTTATTTGAAAACTATTACAATACATAATTAGTTAGAATTTTGTAAGCTTTCAAATACCTATTCATGAGAGAAACATGCTTCTCCTCTAACTTAGGAAATCTCTTTATATCCAAGTTATCCTCAAGGTCGTAGATCTTTACATTCCTAGCAAGCTCATTTTTAGCTAACTTATTAATGTACTCAAAGTACGTATCATTAGGATTTCTTGTTAGTAATTCGACTGCCTCTACAATATGTTTAGGAAAACCCATGTTAGATAATGTCTCTGAAGGTAATCTACTCTCTTCAAGAACATCATGGAGTACACCAACTATCCTTTCATCAAGATTTTTACCTCTATTCATAACTCTTATTGAGTGAAAAATAAGTGGCACTCCATTTAGATCATAATTACTCATTAAGTAGGTATAAGAAACTACAAGCGCTTTCTTAAGTAGATCCATAGTCTAATATTTATCATCTCTATTTAAATCTAACTCTTCTACAAAAATGTTATTTCCTACATAAGTCAAGTCTTCCATTCTAACTTCAATAAATCTACTCTTTGTTGAAATGACTCCATTTTGCTTACAATGCCTGATTAAGTAATCTACAGTCTTTTCAATAGAGTTGATATTTATTATTTTGTAGAAGGAACTCGTATTCAAGTCATAGATATAACCATCTTTATACTTGTTAAAGTTATCCATATCTAAATCAGAAAGGTTATTATCTTTTAACTTGTTCTTGTAAATCTGGTTCAAAATAGACAAACAATTAGTCAATAATTCTTTGTCGTCTGTTACACTTATTACATCGTACATGTTGAGAAATAGATGAATATACTCTACCTGATATAAAGAGATAACATTCTTATACTTCTTCAAGAAATTAAGGAGATATTCTAAAACACCTACGTTGCATGAGTTATATTCACTTATTTCAAAGTGACTGTTATTAAACTTAGTTACTTTTACTAATTCTAATGGATAACTACCTTCGGTTTTCCATATCAAATTAGAAGAGTTAAGTTTATGAAGTTTCCTTAAGAACTCTAACTCCATGAAGTTCCTAATTTTACAAAGTACCTCAAATTTCTCCATTTTCAGATTTTTTTAAGTTCTTTTTCTTTCTCCGACTCTAGACTATCTATAGATCTATTTTTAGAGTTTTCCCATGAAGCTTTATAATATTCATAGATAGGGTCATACTCTTTACTATAATCTTTTATGGTCATCTTAGGTCTAGGTGCTTCCTCATAAACTAAGTAACTATTTGGATAACTCCTTGCAATAAGTTCCCATAATAAGAAGTCTAATGCCTCCTCATAACTTTCAAGATACTTATGAGTTTTAATTTTCTTACCATCAAAATAAAGAACAGCCTTATACCTGTCACCTTTATCCTCTATTTTGGTACTATATCCTTTACTTAGATACCAACCAAATACTTGAGTGTAAGTTGGAATCCCTATAAAAAGACCTGATCCATCTATTAGGAAATCATCAATACTAAACTCAGTATTTCCACTGCACTTACTAGAAACTACCGCAGTAACACCTACTCCTTCAGAATAGGAGAATAAACAAGGCTCTGAAAAGCCAACTTCTTTTAAACTCTTTGCTGCATCAACAGATACAAACGAAGATTGAAATTTAAAATTCATTTCTAAAAAAATTAATAATTAACGCTGCTAAATAAATAATAATAAAACCCAGTACTACTAAAGCTATGCAATAGTTAAGGAAGGGTACGAATGAAAAAATTAAATGAAGTACATGCTTAAGATACTTCTCGGCATCTACATAATTAAAATCAATAAGTTCCTCGGCATCTTTAGATACACTTATGATTAAAGGAAAAAGTGACAGTATCACTGAAATCCAGTAAGTAACTGGGCTTGTTAATATTTCTACCATAAATATTTAAAGATTTCTGGTTCAAAATCCTTTTTAAACTCTAATGCTGCTTTTTCACTTTTAAAAGTCAAAGAAGATGGAGATTCTTTACAATACATCAAACCAACTTTATTATTACCACATGGAAAAAATGAGTGTCTCAAATCTGGAGAATCTTCTTCGTAATTGGCATCATAATACCCAGCTACCTTTTTGAGCTGTTCTCTTGATACAACTTCAGTTATACCAGCTTTACTTAGAAATTGTTCTTTTCTGTTCATATAATTTAATTAATTTGTTAACTAATGCCACTCTGGCTTCTTGATAGGTTTTATAAACAACAGTATTAGATGAGTAATCCAGTACCTTTGCCATATTGTCAGTTATACAATATGAAAAATAGGGATCTTTATCATCAAACTTACCGTACTCTATTGTACCTATAAGATTATTTTTAATAAACCACTCAATTACTTGCTCCCATGTAGGAAGAATACACTCATAAGATTCCATGTCAGCTTCTTGGTAGAAATATAACTGCTCAGTCTCAAGATTTGACTGTCCATCTATTTCATCATATGTATTTAGACCTAACATTATCTTTGGTCCATCCTCCTCATTATAAAGAAAAAGAGTATTTGTATTAAAACCTACTTTCTTAAGTTTCTTGGCTATTTTAACGGGTACCAGCCAGCTTGGTTGTTTGATTTTCATAAAAGTTTCCTATTACTACAAGTTCTTTATCTTTAATTAATTTTCTTGTTAACGTTTTACTTCCATAGTATTCACTGTCTTCTTCGTATAATACAAAAGAACATTCTTCATCCGACCATATTATCACATAGTCATTGGAGTAATCAACTTTACCTATATTAGATTTTAATCTAACAATATCACCCTCATAGATTTCTTTACCATTTATATCATATAAACCAGTAAATTGACCTACAGAGTCTTTCTCTACCAAAATATTATACATAATATTAATTGTAGAATTGTTCTCCACTATATAATATTCGGAATCTTTAAATAGGAAACCATAAACAAATTGATCTTCTTCCTTACTAAAACCTCTAAATTTTATTGTTCTCATATTTGTAAGTTTAATATTTTAACCTGTTCCTCAGTTAAAGGCTCACAAATATTCCAAGAAATATCTTCAGAATCTTGAAAGAAACCATTAACATCAAAAGATCTTAATTTACTTATATATAAAGCATCCTCTTCACTATCTTTGAAAATGCACCACTTACCTATATGTTTTGAATAATCTTCCTTATGTTTTTGGTTAAAACCTCTTAATGTATACTCTGTAAAAGATAATAGTTTCAAAGCTATTCTTTTTGTGTAATATAATACTATATCATCATTTTCTAATTTAACTTCAAAAACTAGAGTATTATCTTCTTTTTCTTCCCAATTAGGATAATACACTTTAATAATTTCTCCCCAACCAAATCTTATATCAAAGACTTTATCGTTAATTTTAAAATTAGTTCTCATAAAACTATCATTTTAGGTTTAATATCTTAACTTGTTCCTCGGTCAAAGGCTCAAAAAAATTAAAAGATTGCTCATCACTTGTAATAAACTTAGCAATATTTTCTTCATTATAGAAATCCAACTTAGAAATTACAAAATCAAAGGTATCTTCATCCCAAAACTTACCCCATTTACCTATGTAGTCTGAATAATCCTCTACAGGTTCTTGGGTAAAACCTTTCATTTCTAAGATATAAGGTTTAGTAGAAAGAGTTACTGCTGTATTTAAACCAAATGATCCATCCAATCTATAATAAAGGAGAGTAAAATCAACTCTTATAGTTAATGGAAAATCACCCCCATTTACTATATCAACAATTGTTCCTTCTTTTCCTGGAAAAAATATCTGGTCATATACTTTCTGACCTACTTTAAATACTGTTTTCATATAATTCAATTAATTTATCCAGGACAGCTTCTCTAGCTTCCTCATAAGTGTAATAATTATCCAAGGTGTAGTAATCACCATCTAGATCATCAACACTAGAAAAATAGAGAGGATCTCCCTCGTTTAGAATTTCATTAGTTACAATAACTGCAACTAAACCTTTTTCTCGGAACCATTCAAAAACTTGTTCATAGGTTGGAAGATCTGTCAAAGGACTTCCTTTTGAGTTTCCTCCTATTATGAAATCTGTAAAATTAGGTTCATCTCCAGAACCTGTCCTGATACAGGCAGTAATTCCAATTCCTTCTGAATAAGAAAAAATACAAGGTTCATTGAAGCCTAGTTCTTTAAGTCTCTTTGCTTGTTCTACTGATACAAGCCATGATGGGTAGTTATTCTTTTCCATATAATTCAATTAGTTTATTTATTAATGCTTCTCTTGCTTCCTCATAGGTTTCATAAGAACGATAATTAGGAGAATAAAAGACTATTTCACCAGATGTTTTTGTTATGCGATAAGCATAATAATAAGTACTTTCATCTGAATAGAAATCTTCATACTCTACTACTCCTACAAATCCTTTTTCTCTAAACCATTTAAGTGCCTGTTCAAAGGTAGGAATTGATAGATATACATGATAACCAGATGAATTTTTGTTGTTGTAATTATATTCATTAGGAAAAAGAAAATCCTCATCTTCTTCATTTATATCTGCATAACAACACATTTTATTTACATCTTCGTAAAAATTCCAAAAGAAATGACACTTTTCTTCAAAACCTAATTCTCTAAGTTTTTTAGCTTGCTCTATAGATACAAGACAATTAGGGTAATCGTAGTCAATCATAAAAGATTAAATTTATTTTTTTCTAACCAAGGTTTACCTACTATTTGGCTAAAATACACTGTCCTATATCTCACAACTTTTCTATCGCTATCAATTATTAAATTTATAATGGGTTTGGATTCGGATCCTATAATATCAACAATCAAACTATTCTTGTAGTATATTTTCAAATCATCATCCTTAATTTTTGCTTTTAACAGGACATTGTCAACATCTAGTAGGAAAACTGTATTCTTATTTACTGTCTTATCCTTTATTGAAAAATTCCTATGAGTTATTTTATCTACAACTATATCATGAAATTCTTTCTCAAGGTCATCTAAACGTTTCATTTGTTCTCAAATAATCTTTACAATAAAGGTTTTGCTATTTCTAATAGTTCTCTTTGTTCTTCGAGGAATTTGTCCCTTATTCCTATTGATTTAAAATATAAAACTTCAAAATTAAAATAAAATATTGCTGTGGTAAGTACTCCTTTACGCAATATAATACAATATTTATTGCCACTATCTTCCCAATCTGGCTGCCAACCTTCATTGTAATATTCTCTGAGGATAATTAATTTTCTTAGAGCTTCAAAAGCTTCACAAATTTCTTTAGATGGATAAGTTCTCTCATCTTCAAACACAGTTTGATAATCTTTATTATTCTCAATCCACTCTAATGCATCATGAAATTCAGGTGCAGGAGATTTTTGTTCAAAACCTTCTATTCTGTAAGGGGCCGTAGATAATGTTGGATATAAATGTAAACCATATTTGCCATCAAATGTGTAAGCATGCACAGTGTTTGGGTCTCCTAAACTAACTCTGATTGGGAAGACACCATTTTCTACAATTGCCACTACTTTCCCCTCTTTATTAGGAAAAACTACTTGGTCGTAGACCTTCATTCCGACTTTAAATACTGTTTCCATAATATTTCTTGTATGTAATTATTAACTCCTCTATTAGAACATAATGAGCTTCTTCATAAGAACTATAATGTTTTCTTTTTCCTTTTATATAATAGTTCTCACCATCTTTTAACATTCTTGTATAATACTCCATCTCAGGATTACATTGGCATTCTACCCAACCGACGATGTTCTTGCCTCTGAACCATTCTAAAACTTGTTCCCAGGTAAATGTAGGTTCTAATACTGGATTTTTCCAATTGGAAGCATCTAAGGCTGTATAGATGATAAAATCTCCATCGTTATCATAATCGTACATTTCATTATCTCTACACCAACCATAAGAACCATCAATCTCTGAATTATCCATTCCAATCTCTTTCAGTTTCCTGGATAATTCTAAGGGTACTATCCAATTTGGGTTATTATTTGTTTTCATATAATTCAATTAATTTGTTTAAAGCCAATTCCCTGGCCTCCTCATAGGTTTTAGCATACCCAATATCATGATAGTAACCTCCTTTTTTGATATCATCTACAGAAGAATAATATTGAGGGTCTCCCTCATTTAAAACTTCAGCTGTAGCTATTACTGCTACTAATCCCTTATTTATGAACCACTCAAATACTTGTTCCCAAGTAGGAATTGATATACCAAAAGTTATATCATCGTTGATATGTTCACTGTTTCTTATGCCTTTTAGCTTACTATAAGAATCGTGTGATACATTTGGTACATATTCTGAATTAATTTCTTCTGTATAAAGAAGTCTTGCATAACACATACAAGGTTCATCAAAACCTAAGTCTTTTAATTCTTTAGCTAATTCTATTGGGACTAACCAATTTGGATATTTGTTGTTATCTAAAATTCCATATTACCAAAATTATCTTGACTATTTATAACAGCCCCGTTATTGTTTATATTCTGTGTGAAATTTTTCATTTTATTTTATTATCGTAAATATAAAAGTTAATTAATTCATTTACAGCAATGTTTCTTGCTTCTTTGAAACTTCTTGCGCCATAAGTAGCATCTAATCTATAGCTTGATTCTATATCAATTCTCTCAGATTCTTTACAAACCAATCCTTTTACGGATTTTGAGAGTTTGACATAGAAAGAAACTTCCCCTAAATACTCTATGTTGGAATAATTTTCATCATCCATTTTCTTGAAATAAAGAGAGTTATAATAGCTTATAGAGCATAGATAACCCTTTTTCTGAAACCAAACTTGAAATTCTTCAAAAGTAGGTATTGAGACAGTGTACTCATCATTATTGTAATTTAATGGTAAATAGGACATCTCTAAATTCTCTTTTTTAAATTTACCAGAATTGTCTTTCTTTACAAAGAAAAAGCTTTTTAAGTCATAACCTATCTTTTTTAGTTTCAATGCCTGAGATATGGGTAGAAGCCAAAAGGGATACTCATTTGTTATCATAGATTCTAATCATTTCGTTAACCATCTTATCACGAGCTTCTTCGTAGGACAGATTACGCTCATCAAAACCAGTCCGATACCATAAATCTCTAAACCTGATGATATAATAGTAACCTTCTTCTGGAGAATAAATATCATTGCCCACCCAACCTATGATTTCGTTCTCTCTAAACCATGAAAGTACCTGCTCGTAGGTGTATAAGGGAATGTACTTATCCGGGTTATCTAGGTAATCATGATAATAATTAGGACCAAATTGTTCCATAGATGGCATCTCTAAAGAAGGTTCTAATATTAGACCTCTTGATTTCTCAAACAACTTTACTATAAGTTTGTTATCACTATCAAAACCAAATTCTCTAATCTTCTCAGCTTGTTTCTCTGAGATTAACCAATCAAATGTTCTCATAAATAACTATTTAAAAAGATAATAGGATGCTTTTACACACCCTATTAAAAACCAAAACAATTTACTTTTCATTTTGCTTTTTTATCATTTATATTAATGATGATATAAAGTAATGAAGAGTCAATAATACAGCTAATATAGATATTATTATTAATATTAAATCTTCCTTATCTATTATAGCATCTATAATTACTTTTGTACTTACAATTGTAAAAATAAAAGTAATTACAATACAGAATGCTGTATCAATATCAATATTATTTTTCATCTTTGATTAATCTAATCATCCTTTCTAACACATCCTCTGAAGTATGACCATCAAATTCAAATAATGCTTTAGGTGTTTCTTCTACTTGAAACAAATCCCAATCCTCTTTCTTGTAATGATTAGTTATTTGTCCTGTAGGTAGCATAGCTGAAACAATAAACCAACCATCGTTTCCAAAGCATTTCTCCCCATCATGATGTCTCCATGATTTATGAACTTGATATTTTCCTTGTTTATACCATTCATTAAAGAGGAGAGCATTATACACTTTACGGAACTCATATAGTTCTGAAAAAGTGTGATATCCATCGGAAACTCTTTCTGTTTCTTTCATTAGGAGTTTTCCTAATTCTTTTAAATTAAATCTATTCATCGTAAATCATTTATTAAATCACTTTTAGTCATATAAATTCTGTCTTCATCAGTAAAGTAATCTGTTGAACCTTTATCTTCACCTTCTATACAAGTAGCTTGTATATCTTCTATGATATACTTTCCAGTATCTCCATCTCTTATTAACCGCAAAGACTTTGTTTGAAATCTCATTACTTTACCACTTGATATAGCATAAAAATTGTTTATTATATCAGCTTTATAAGACATATTATCTAAAGTAAATTCTTTATAATTTTTTATAATTATAGGTCTTTTCTTGTAAATCCATAAACTTACTATTACAAAGATTAAAAGAATTATTAAAGTAATAAGTATATAATTCATATTAAACATATTTTAGTTTTATTCATTTCTTTAAAAAAACCTCTTAGATTGCCAGGTCTCAAGTAACCTTTTAAAGATATGCAGTTTTTATTAAACTTCCCGCCTGACCTGGTATCTAAGAGGTAATTATTATTAATTTGTTATCTCTGTTCCATCCTCAACATACTGTCGTAGACTTACAAATCCCCTGATGTTCTTGTTCCACCCTTTCTCTTTGTTAGACCTTGCTTCTAAGAAGAACTCATTGTCAAATTCACTGAAACATACCTGAGTAAGTTTCCCTTTTATCCAGGATTCATACTCATCATCAGTCATACATTTAGCACAGTGTGAGACGACAGAAAAATGACCCTGCTCTACACATTTATTGTATATCTTCTTAGCCTTTTCTAATGTAAGTATTTCATTATCAGCTATTGTCGTGTAGCTGGTTCTTGCGGCCATAGCACAAGACATTTTTATAAAATCTTCTAGTCTTTCTGCTTGTTTTCCTTTCCATATTTCCTCTTGAAAAGGTATATGCCATTCACCTTCTTTTAGAACATCAGGAGTAGATTCATTCAAAGCGTCATACATTTTCTCAGATAAGTCCATAAAATGGATTTCTGCTTGTCCTTTATTACACTTCAACCAATCTAAATCTGTTTCAGGGAAAGGTTTTGGATATTCTATTTCTCCAATCCTTAGATACTCTAACACGTCTTTCTTAGATTTAAATTTTCCAAAATAAAATTCGTATTGAGGACACCTTTGATCAAACAAATGCTCAAAAGATTCACGATAACCAGTCACGAGCTGCGTTACCCACATCCAATTTTCCAAAAGTCGATTAGCAAGTTGCTTAGTTACTCCTGTACCTGGAATATCTTTTATATCAAATCCTCCATCAGCGTATGTCACTTTAAACTTCTCATCACCATACAGAAGTTTAGCAGAAATAATTGCATTATCTCTTGCCTCAAGCCATCTTTCAATCTTAGCCTGAATAATCTTAGGATCTGTTAAATAGCTATTACCCTGCATCCCTCTGTGCTGTTTTTGAAAAGCCAAGGGTACGAAAGGTTCTTTCTCAACCACTTCAACCATTTTATCAAATGGGACAGCCCTACTCGAACTTGTGGAACGGGAACTTAGGGAACCATAAGTATTTGTCTCTGAAAGTATTATACGAGGAAACGTCAATTTATAGGTGATTATCTCCTCACCTGTATTAGCTCTCTTAGAATGAGCTACTATTTCTGCTTTGATTTTATTTTCCATACTTTACTTAAATAAATTTGAAATCCAAAGAAGGACATAATACATAGACTTTGAGATTAAGGGTACAGCAATAAATATTGCAAATATCTCAAATGTTAATTGTAGTGTGGTCTTAGTTCCATTGATTATAGACCTGACAACATCTACAACTAAATAAATATCAAATATAACTGCTGAAATTACTATTACAGCGTATATCAGTAAGAAGCTTCCACTTAAAATTTTACTATTCTTCATCACAATATTTTTTTAATGTTTCTAATTGTCCTATAAATTCTTCCATATGAAACATAGAAGTTTCAACTGCGGTGTTAGTCTCACCATCTTCCATAGAGTTCTCTAAAAAATCTTTAGAATCTTCAATTTCATCTTTATAAAACTCTATTAGCCTTATAATTTTATTTTTTATCTCTTCTTTTGTCATAATTCATTAATTTTATTCTCAAAATAATGTAATACTACCCTATCAGTAAGTTCAAGTGTAGAATATTCACAATCAAATCTATTATAATAGACTACTACCTGCCAAATATAACTCCCACGGCTCCTTTTTACTTTTACCATTTCTGGAGTTACCTGAAAATTATCACAAACATACTGTTCAACTTGGCTTTCTGTGGCATATATTGGTAATGTCATTGGATAATCTCCAAATGGACTTATGGACTTTACTACTATATAACAAAATATACCCCAAGGAATCACAATGAAAACAGTATTTAATAGAAGAGTGAGTAGGTCTTGTTTTATACTTTCACTAATAGTAAAACTTAAATTCATAACTTACGTTCTAATAAAAGTTTATACAATTCCTTATCCTCTTTAGTAAGAGAGCTAAACCTTTCAAGTATATCTACAAATCTCTCAGCTCTTCTAAAGTCTATTCTCTCCAAACTCTTTTCTATGTCTCTAAGTTTATCAAGAGTATCCTTAATTACACTATTAATCTGACCATACCCTTTACTTGAAACACTAAAAATTTTTTGGAAGGAAGGCTCTATTTTATTATAGATTTCCTCAAGTTCCTTAGCAGTTCTGGTTTCTGTGTCTTCTAAATTCTTAGTTAACGATTCTACTCTTTCATCAAAATGAGAGAACATCTCCTCTGTAATTTTGATTTCCTGTTCTAATCTTCTTTTAATTGTATTTAAATGGTTAAACACTAATTGTTCTTGTGCTTTTAGATTTCCATCTAACGCAAGAAACTTTTCTTTTTCCTCTTTTGTTACAAACAATGTAACCAACTCAGTTCTTTCTTCCATGATTAATATCCTTTATTATAATGAATGAATTAGACCGAAAGAGTCATATAATTCTTTCTTACAGTCGCTAAGCTCACAATTAAGATTAAACCTCTTTCTACTATCTTTTTCCTCTTCTAATTATTCCTGAATTATGTATACTTTCCATTTCAGATCATTGATTCTTTTCCTGGAACTAGATAACGTAATTGGTTCCTCTTTTTTATCCATTTTTATTACGTTTTTTCAATCTTTCATCCACTTTATCTATAATATCCCCAAGAGCAAAAACCAAACATATAAAGGCAGCGAGTATGTTGAATATTGGTGTAAAGGCGGCTAGTACGATACATGCTAAATACCATGGTCGGTCTATTTCATTTATTTTCCTAAAATTAAAAATAAAGGATATTAGTCCACAAATTAAAGAGATCCAAAAAGCTGGTCCATAGGATTCTGTAAGAAATTCTTTCATTCTTTATTAATTACTTAAAAATAAATTGATTAATTGGCCTAAGGCTCTTCTCAAATCTAAGATTTTCAAAACTAGCTTCCTTGTTTTCTTCAAGATTATCTACTATTCTATTAATGTCACTATCTTTAAAACTAATATTATTAGAGGAAAGACATTCCTCAATGATACTATAAAGAAGATCTCGACTATAATCTGTAATTACAGCTATAATGTGATAAGAGTCCAAATATCCCTCTGAAAAATAAATGAACTCTGCTTTATCCTCAGGCTTTTCTCTAAACCCACACTTTAGTGCCAGCTCATAAAGTTCATCAGGATCCACGTTATCAAAATACTTGGAAATCTTATCTTTTATTTCATCTAGATTTTTCATTATGATAATTTTTCTTGTTCTTTAACCCACTTTAGAAATTCACTTTTATTTATCTCGGCTTCTCCTGTTTCTGTAAAATCACTATACAAACAGTATCTAAAAGAATAAGTGGTTTCGTTCTCTTTTATACTGCTTATTATTGTTATTTTATTTCCCTCAATAAATTCAAAGTAATCTTCTATGAAATCAAAAGCTATCATAATAAAGGTTTTGCAATTTCTAATAATTCTCTTTGTTCTTCAAGGAACTTGTCTCTTATTTCTTTTGTCTTAAAAGCTAAGGTTCTTCTGTAACTACAATTTCTTTGGCATTCAATATCATCATTTTGTGTGAGTATTACATATTTATCTTCATTATTATTTTTCCAATTAGGCTGCCAGCCCTCATTGTAATAATCTCTCAACCAAATTAGCTTAGCAAGTGCTTCAAAAGCATTCATTAATCTTTCATTTGGGAGTTATAAATGTTTTGTTATAGAAACATAATCACCTTTTTTCAAAGAATCTAATCTTACATCATCATAAGTTGGAGCTTGTTCTTTTTGCTCGAACCCTTCTAATATCAACTTATAAGGACTTGTTGATAAGGTTGGAAAGGAACTTTCACCTTTAAAAATAAACCCAGATAAAGAATAATGTCCTACATGTATTTTGTTTTCTTTATCCTTAAATTGAACTTCCATGGGATAATGAGGATCTTCCTCAAGGTCTATGGAAATTACTTTACCTTCCAAATCAGGAAAGTTAATTTGGTCATATGCCTTTTGACCTTCTCTAAATATTATTTTCATTTTTGTTTCCTTAAGTGTTCTAAAACTTCATCAATAGCTGAGTCTCTTGCATCTTCATAGGTATTGAAGTACTGATCTCCTATTAGAACTTCATTTTCATATATAACATCATATAGATAACCAATCTTCATCCCGAGATCCTTTGAATATGAATAAATAATATTGATTTCATATCCCTTATCTCTAAACCATTTCATTACTTGGTCGTAAGAAGGAACAACACAATAGCCGTTTTTGTTAAAGGAAGGTTTTAAATCTCCCATTTCAATGTTTCTCCCTTCAAATCTGAAAAAATAGGGATCTGATTCATAGAAATTAATCATGCAAGGTACATCAAACCCAACGTCTTTTAGATTTAGAGCTAATTCCTTAGGAACTAGGAAGTCAGAGTAAGTAGCTTCTTTCTCTTCCTCATCTAACCCTAACATCTTCAAGATTTCTTCTCTTGGGGTATTCTTAACAAACTCCTTCAGACTCTCTATGAATACATCCAGATGACTTTTCTTTTCCATAAATAAATCAATTTTTAAAGAAGGAGGTTTTTAGGCCTCCTTTTTAGTTAATAATGGTTCATAAAGTTTTACTTCCCCATGTTTATAATCTGGCCCAATCTCCTTCTTATTTCTCTCATCCCTTATACTGTCATATCGATTTTCCTCAGATTTTAATTTACAACTTTTATAAATAACAAGTTCTCTGAGTTTATCTGAAGCCTCTTCATATTTTAGATAAAAATCATCCAAATTGAGTGTATACACTTTTTTATTAAAATCACAAACTATGAACTTTAACTCAGTGATGGTCTTAGACATATAATAATGAGTATCATATTGAGTTCTGGTCGTCTCTTGAACTTCTTTGATAACTCCCTTCACAATTCCGAAGGAATGATAGTCCTCCTGAAACCTTCTTATAAAAAAGATTTCTTTATTGATGTAATCAGATGCATTAAATTCTTTCTTTGCCATAATCTATATCAGTATTAAATAACTCTTCCTTGTAGGCCTTTTTGAAACTGTTGTAAGAAATAAAACCTATCGCCAAGAAGAGACTTAATATAAAAGAATTTGAATCTTTGTTATGTATGATTTCTTTTAAAACATAAACAAGGAGTCCAAAGTTGGTAACTAAATTACCAAAGACTATAATTTTACCTAAGATTTTCATCATCTAATATTTCAAAATTAAGGTCATCTTCCAAAGAGATCTCACCAAACTCTCCTTTAGTGAGGTCAATGAAATCATCCTCCAGAACGTAATCTTCTTTAAGATCACATACTTGATCATAGATATCTTTACTTTCATCAAGCTCATATGTAAGTATCTTTATCATACTAACAGTAGCTTTTGCTCTTACTTTTACTTTTTTCATTTGTAATCAATTAATATATTCCAACCCTCTGATATTAAGTTTTGGATTTCATTTGAATCAATAGAATTAGGTACTTCAATCCGAGTATCTAAATAAGCGCTAGGTATATTTACATAGGTGTACAAATGATCTTTAATTTTCTCAACTTTATCTGGAGTATTAGCCCATTCATCAAATCTATCATCACTTTTACCTTTAAACACTAGAGATTTACAAAGCTCCACTGAGTGATACTTAAAAGTTTCTAAGAATAAAGTGCCCTTATACTTATCCTTCATAAACTTTACATACTCATCAGTTCCTTTGACCTCCTCTAACTTGAGAAATACATTTCCAATCAGAAGACCTCCCGTAGATTTAAAAAGTTCAAAGAAAATCTCATTGTCCTTAATGTATTCCATTAATTCGGTAACTTTTACTCCAAGTTCCTTAGATAGTTCTGATACATATACCTGGGATCTATTAAAAGCCTCTTTATATAGATTCAAAGTTCTTTTAATCTTTTCTAAACTTAGATCCTTTTTCATACTATAGTAAAGGTTTTGCGATTTCTAATAGTTCTTGTTGTTCTTTGAAGAATCTGTTTCTAATCTCTGGAGTTTTAAAAGAAATAGGTCTATAAGAAAGTTTTTCTGTCCAAACACAAAGTACAACTCCTAAATGAACAATACAATATTTTTCTTCTTCCTGATCCTCCCAATTAGGTTTCCAACCTTCATTGTAATATTCTCTAAGAATAGTCAATTTTTTCAGTGCTTCAAAAGCTACTTCATATTCTTCATTAATATAAGCTTCATCTGCATAAATTACTCTATCTTTAGAGTTCTTCTCTAACCAATCTACAGCCTCCTCATAAGTTGGTACTGGTGCTTTTTGCTCAAATCCTTTAAACTCTACTTCGTAAGGTTTTGTTGAAAGTGTTGGTTTAAAACTATTACGTTCCGTACCATCTAAGGAATAAAAACCATCATATTCTTGAATCCCGAAAGAAACTGTAACGGGATACTTAGAAACTAAATCTATTTCAACAACTCTTCCCTCCATATCAGGAAAATTTACTTGGTCATAGACCTTCATTCCTTCTTTAAATATTGTTTTCATAAGAATTACCTATTACTTTAAGTTTGGTTTTTGGTGATTTGTCATCAAAAGTAAAGATAGAAAGGCTGTAGGATTCTTCGAGAGGATCTTCTAAGGGCTCTGTATCAAAAGGAGTTATTATAAACCTATCCAGTCGATAGTTTACTACATATTTATCAAAATAAAGCCCTTCTGAGTATACAATGTCCCCTTCATATATCTCCTTGCCATCGATATCATATAGTCCTGTAAACTGGCCAACAGAGCCTTCTTCAGCCTCTACGTCAACTGGCAATCCTAGACCTCCTCTATAACGGATTTCATTCGTGCTGTTATTAATTAAGTCTCCAGTAATCCAAACACCGTTTACAAATCCTTTAAATTTTATTGTTCTCATTTTACTTTTGATTTCTTTGATAAATACTTTGACATGTTAGAATAATTCTTTTTATTTGAAACTTGATTTTTCTCCTTATGGATTTTCTTCTCAATATCCATATCGGAACTATCAAATCGTCTATTTGTAATTTCTAAAACTATTTCTTTCATATCTTTATTCTGTAACCTCTTCAGGGTGATAAAACTCGTATTCATCTTCATCATCATAAAGACTATACTCGTCTCCCTCTATAAATAACCAAGAGTTTTTGTCAAAGATAGCTCTATAGAGAGATCTCCCTGTAGGAATATCAAAGTCGCTGGAGAACTCAATGGTGCTTCTTCCTAAATCCAAAAACTCCACATCAGATGCTTGTGTGTTCTCTAGAATCTGTTCTTTTAAGTCTTCAAGATCTTCACTCTCATTTGGATTATCCTGATAACGTGTTAACAGAGTGGCAAAGAAAGCTACTTTCTCTACAGTGTCATTTGTTCTTCTTGGGTGTTGCCTACAGAAGTTATACCAGCCACAATTGATTCTAACTACTCCGTCTTCATCAACATCTAATGTATCAAATACCTCTTTCTTATCATAGTTTATAGAAAGGCTATGACATGAAGAGCTGTTGGTTTCAAAAACCCCTTTTCTAACTAATTTTTTCATATCTTTAAATATTTAAATATAGAGTTTATTCCTAAGTAAATAAAATTCAACACCAATACAGAAGATAATACAACATTCAATCCAGGAGTAAAGCTAATGGACAGAAATAGAACATGTAGACCTCTACAAAAGTTTAAATTTATATCTTTATATTCTCCTCCAATCTTATTCACTATTTTCTTCCAAATAAAATAAGATACCATGCCAAATATTAAATTAAACAAAAGGCATAGAATATAGGAAAGTGTAGTTACTTTTATTACCATACTATTTTCTTAAATATTTTTGTATTTTTTCAATATACTTATCCCGCTCTGTAGTTCCAAGAGCGTTAAACCGAGGTAATAAATCACCACTCGAACATATCTTATTGCTTTAAGAATATCTTTCTCACTAGCTTCAACAGTGATTTTGTTCTTACCATCACCCCAATCTTGAATAAGAATTACATTTGCACTATTATTTTTCATGGTTTTTTAATAATTTTAGTCCAAATCGAGATATATGCATGGCTGTAAGGTGTATAAACAGGTCTCCATAAATTTTATTATTCAGATATAGAGTGCCAAACCCACCAAAGCAGTTTGAGTAGATAACCTGGAACAGTGTTCCATCCTTAGGATTAATAAGTATGTCCTTTTCATAGATTTCATTGCCGTCTACATCTTTCATTTCTGTAAACTGACCTACAGACTCAGATATGACTGGTTTTCCATTTATGAATAGTCCTTTTTCAGGAGATTCAAACCAGGAAAGATAGCCATATAGCCATTTATCTGTATTTGCGTCTCGTCCTCTAAATCTTATATCTCTCATTGCTCTAATCCTAGATAACTAATTTCTTCATCAGTTAAAGGAACAAAATTCTTGTAATAAATACTCGGTTGGTCAAAGAAGGGATAGAGATAGTAGGTATTATTATCAATTTGCTCACAATCATTGAGAATGCCTATCATCTTAACTTCATCATCTTCATAAAATTTACCCCAATAACCTATGTAAGCATCATAGTCTATAACCTCCTCTTGAGAAAAACCAATAAAGCCATATTCCGTTGTTGACAATGTAGGTTTCATTGTAAGAGTTCCGTTTAGGATAACTCCTTTGTCTGTGTACCAAACTTCCTGTTCTGTATCTTCAAATCTAACTAGAACCTTATTATCCTTAGCTTCTATAACCTCTCCACAACCATATTGGTAGTCGAAAACTTTTTGTGATTTATAAAACATACTTTAGTTCTTTTTAATAAATATTTTAATCATCTGTTCCAATAAAGCACATTGTGCATCATAATAATTATCATGATGAGAATAGCTGTATGAGTAAATCTGTTCCCCTTTAAAATCATTTATTTCAAAAGTAAGATAATCATCTTCACCTGCAAACTCACAATCACGAGCAAAATTAACATCTACAACTACATTCCCATAAATGTTGTGTTTTCTGAACCATCTAAAAACAGTATTCCAATCAGGAACTGAGAATTGGCCCAAACTCTTGTAAGATCTCTTGCTGAGATTATTATAGTTTGTATTTGGAAATCCTTCGTATGGAACCTCTTCTAACTCAAAGGTGAGGTCATTTAGGGAATAAGGTTTATCATTGAGCTTGTAAACACTAAAAATACATGGCTCATCAAATCCAATCTCCATCAATTGAATGCAAAGTGGGATTGGGACTAAATCCTCTGGATACTTTGTAGTATCAAAGGGTATTTCAGAAATCGGTGTAATTTTCATCATTAATAACTTTTAATTTCTTTTCTTTTATGAATCTTTTTGTTAAATCAAATCTAACTGCATCTTCCTCGCTAGTTAGATAGAATCTACAGAAGTCAGAATCATAGTGAACACTAAACTCACGATCAAATTCAGGCATTCCTGATTCTAACTTTAGATACTGGCCTTCATAGATCTCCTCACCTGAGTGATCAAATATCCCAGTATACTCTCCAATAGAGTCCCTGTCTACAGCATATTTTATAGAAAGGTCTTCTGGATCTACTATATAGTAGTCTATGTGGTCAACATCTACTTCCTTTAGTAAACTGCCATAGACCCAACCTTTTATGCCGTAACCTCTAAATTTATATTCCCTTTCCATCTCTTATGTAAGAATCTTTTACTGTTTCAACTATATAATAAAAAGCACTATAATAAGGGCTATCTTCATCTTTTAGGTTCTCAGAATAAGATATTTGAGAATCTATATAATTCTCAAATTCTACCTTATTAGGAGTATTGCCATTATGAACTTCCTCTTTAAGTTCCTTAAGAGAATTAATGAGATCTTCTTTTGTTTTTCTTTCCATAATTAAATTGATTCTACTGTTTCATTTCTACTCTCAGATAACAAGGTATCCTTATATTGAAGAGCGGATTTATACATAAGATCTCTAAAGTAACTAGAATACCCATTATATTTTTCTACATCTGAGATAATCTCCTTCAAATCCCTTTCATCACGTCTCTTTTTATCTGGACCTTGTTTCATTTTACTAACTAGTTCCTCACACTCTTTTAGAACATTGATTAAGTCTTGTTTTGTTACTTCCTCCATAATTAAATTGAATTTACTGTTGAATCTAATAAACCGGATACCTTTTTAAAAAATTTTTCTTCTCTCATTTCAGTAAAGATATCTTTCTTCAGTCTAGATTCAGAATTTATTACCTTTGATATTTTTCTAACTAGCTCAATAGTCCTGAGCTTACTTTCCTTTTGAACAGAAAGCTCCTCCCTAAGTTCTTTTAGGGAGGAGATTAGTTCTTCTTTGTTTTTAGTTGTCATCGAAATAAACCTTTTAAATAAGTAACACGTCTTTCAAGGTCATTAATCTCCTTCTTATATTTTTCCCGATCTTCATCACTTATTGGTGCATATCTAGTGTAAAAACAAGCACGTGTAAACAAAGTGTGAAAATTTCTTAAATCGGCTTTATTCATCTCATCTTTTAGTTCTTTCTGAACTTCTAATAGCTCCTCTATGGGACTATTGTTTTGAATATTTTCCATCTTCTAAATCTTTAAAAAATTCTCTAATTGTACATTCATGAACACTTACTTTAGTGTTACTTCGGCTGCTAGGAGAGAAATAACCTTCAACCGAATTAATGTATAGACTATGTTCCCCTTGATTAAATAAATCGTAGTTCTCTTTTGAAAGAAATCTCTCTGGCTTCAATTGTTCGAGAGCCAAGTTGTCAAAGCTAACTACATCAAACTTATCAAGAAGTTTGCCTAGGTACCACCTCCAGTGCTTATGCTTGGTAGTATTTAAGTCTACTTTTCCTTTGTTAAATCCAAAGTCTTTCTCACCAAGAATCAATATCTTCTTGACTCCTTTATCTGCTAATTCCATAACATCATCTATGGTATCTATACCAGCTATGACATGGATAACAGTATTATTATAGTTAAGAATAAAATCAGGTAAGTTGAACTTGAATCTACTTCTATAGGATACCCCCAATCCTTTAATTAAGCCATTTTCAATGCCAAATTTTAGCTTATCTTTGTCTCTTGGGACATGACCTTGGTTTACTGTTAGATTACAGATAAAACCATACATTAAACACCAATCTAAGAATGAATGTAGATTGTCAGTATACTGATTACAACCTATGGCTAATTCTATTCCTGGAGGGAGTGTAGCTATAATATCCTTCAACCTTTCAAAGTCACCTTCGTCCCCATTTACCTTGGCGCTTTCATGACAAAATGAACAGAGTCCTGGGCTACCATCTGGCTTTTGACCAAAACTACATTGAGTAGAAACTCTAATGTCAATATTAAGTGGATACTCTAGTTTTAAGGTATCTTCATACAAGATAACTCGAGTACCATCCTTTTCTATTGTTATAGTTGCATTTCCATTTGTATACTTATACATTACTCTTTGTATTTTGGTAGGTTGTTGTATAGATCCTCATCCTCATCATACTCATCTCCCTGCAAAAATAAAAATGTATTCTTATCGAAGATGAAGTTGTAAATGAAATCCTCGTTGTCTTCTACATCAAAATCACTAGTAAACTCAATAAAACCATCTTCTAAACAGTCAAATACAACCTCATCAGCCATTGAATTTTTCTTAATAGCTTCTATTACGAGTTCTTTAATCCTATCACTGTCTGTGTTAAAATTCCATCCAGACCTATGACACCCAACCATAAGAAAGGCTGCTTTTCTCTCAGGGTCATTTATTCTAATAGTATTTCCTCTTCCGAAGTAATACCCACAATAAATTTCAACTACCCCATTCTCATTCGGGTAAAGTCTACTATAAACGGAATCTACACCATTTCTGTTTATTACTAAACTATGGCAAGTTGAGCTATTTGTCTCAAAAACACTCTTTCTAATTAGCTTCTTTAATTTCATAAGGTTCTAAATTTGTTGGTTTATAATCATCAAATGTAATTTCTCCTTGGGTTGAGCTCCACTTACCATCGGTAAACCAAAATCGGTAGAACAAAGGCCCTAGCTCAGTTATTTGGAAAACTGCCCCTGGTATTTTTGTGCTTAATTTAGCGAACTCATCCCTAAATCTTATATCTCCGTACCTAACATGTGCTTGTCCTTCTTCTAGAAGTTTCTTTACATCTGGATTTTCGCACATGTTTTCATAATCTCTAGGATTAAGAGTCCTGAAATCTGATGCTCTCCAGACTTCAATGGTCAATAAAACGTTCATAAATTATTTAATTAAAAAGCTGTTATTCCGAATATCTTAGGAACATCTTCCTGTTCATAATATTCATTACTTGAAATATCTTTAAAAGTATCACTGTCTATGTCATAAATTTTATATTTACAACCATTAGCCGACCAGTTTTTCTCATGTTCGAACTTATAAAGAAATACAAGTCTAAATTTTATGTAATTAGTTTCTAAATCCCTTATCTCAACTTTCATTGAGAATTGATTGATTCTTCTCCATACCAAATCTTCATGTTGAGCTTTGAATTCCTCTAACATATTAAATTTATCCAGTAAAAATTTCTTAATATCTCTCATCTTGAGACTCATCTGATTTCTAAGAGAGGACTCTAATTCTTCGAGAGATTTGTATTTTTCTATTTCTTTCTTTAAATTCATATTAATTTCGTATTTAAAAAACCCGCAGAACCATAGAAAAGTAAGAAAAGCCCCTCCTCCCTTAGGGGAGGAGGGGGCGCACTTCTCATCATTTACAATAGAACATATTCAATCCACAAGTTGGACTATTAACTTAATAATTAATCTAACTTATAAATTGACGTGTTCAAAATGTAAATGACTACCAGTGTGCTTTTCTTCCCTTATTTTTGGTATGATAAATTCTAAATTTAATGTAAATTACTTTGGTTCTTTCTTGGTTCAAAAAATAATTAATTTTTTAATTGTTATTGTTTTTGAAAAAGAGAGTCCTACCTATCAGAAAAACGGGTTCTGAAACTGAGGAGTAATTTTCAATAAATTAAGCGATTTATCAGAATAAGGATTCTGGCAATCATTCTGTTATAGTATCTTGTACTTGTTGCTCTTCAAGTGCTTTTCTTCTTTTATTCTCTTCCTCCAGAGCTTTAAGGAACTTTTCACTTTGTATTTTTCTATTAGCATTCTCTTTGGCTACCTTACTAACATATGGTAATAAAGTCTTACTAAAAGACATACTATTTTCTCCCTTATGAATACTTATTTTGGAGATATATGTAGGTTCTGAATATTTTACATTTCCTTTGTAATCAAATGTCTGCGATTCTAGTACTCCTGGAGAAACTGAAATAACTATATCAAATTTAGTCATTCCCTTCATAACTCTTACAAACTCCGGATTGCTATTTCCTTCATATATCTCAGGATTAGGTCTGAATTGATATAAGTATTTAGTATTTGATATTTTCTTCTCTGTAATAATACATAATATCTCTACTGGATACTTATCTAATTTCATAGCTATCAATATTCCAGCTTTCATTGGTTCATTCTTTGCATATTCTGCCCAATGAAAATCTTTTTGTAACTTTGCAACAGGGATAATATATTTTTTCCTTCCTTCAGGAGTCAAGTTTTTAAACTCAAGCGTAAGGTCTTGATTTGGTTCTTTTGAAACAACCTCTATGATTGTAACTCTTTTAGGAGTTTCCTCAACCCTTATCTTTTGGGAAAACCCAACGAAACTGAATAATAAAACGATAATTAAAATTAAATTTTTCATGACTATAAAATTATTATTAACTTGCTTTTTTAACACTTATAATATCCTCTAGCTCTGGTCTTGTACCCGATACTATATAATACTTATCGTCATCATTGTATGACGTAGGAAACTCATCAAAGTCTCCCTTTTCGTTTCTCTTGAATAACACCATGACATTGTTAGATTTGTAAATCATTCCACCATGTCGTTTAACTAAAGACTTCACTAGGTAATCATACAAAGGGGCATTGAAATTAACGTCAATTCCTAATTGACTCAAAATAACAATTACCTTATCCCTGATTTCTAGAGCCTGGTCATCTATGGGTGTCTTATATCCAACTAAATATAGATTAGCTTTTTCATCTTTTAGCATCTCTATGATTAGCTCTTTCTTTAATCCTATCTTAACCGAAATTATCGATTTATGGAAAAGAATAGAGACCCCTTTTAAGGAGTCTCTAAGTTCTTTGTAAACATCATTTATCAACATTAATCTTGAATCTTTAGAAGTTCTTTCAAACTAGAATAACTCAATTGTATCACATCTTGTGTGAACAAATCTAAATTATCTTCTACTTTACCAAGAACATCTAATAGACTACTTACAGATATAAAAGACATGTTGATTACTATGTATCGACATCTCTTTGTTGTGTCGTAGTTCAATGGAAGTGGGTACTTCACTATGATGTTCTCCAAATCTTGGCTCAAGTAGATTTCAGTTCTACCAATAAAATCCCTTTCAGGAAAATACTCTTTTCTTAGAGTTAAGGTGTTGAACTTAAATGGCTGCGAATAGACAATTGGATCCAAGAATGATTGCCATTTGACATTAATCTTGAACTCGGAAAAATAATTACCTAGGTTTTCACTCTTGTAAGGAATATCCCAAAAGGTATCGTATCTCTTACTTCCTTCCATCACGATTGTATGGAAAATTCTGTCTACTACTTTTTCTCCTAATAATGTGTTGATTGCTGGAGATACTTCTAATTTTTTCTTATCTTTCATGTTTTTGTAATTTAAAAAAATTAATAATTATTACTTTTGTTTGTTTGCAAAATATTGTTTATGAGCTTTCATCTCTTCTGGATATAACTCTGCTACCTTACTTGGAGATAACTCTGTGTAATTCCCTTGAGTCAAAGTATAGATAGATGTTTCTTTTACTTCTGATTTTGACAACTTCAAAACATCAAGTCTATAACTGTGAATCTCATAAACATAATATAGGGCTCCTCTATTACCACGAAGGTAATATGTGTGCAACTTTAACTTAGGCCCTGAATAAGTTAAGTTCTCAATCATTGAGGATAATGTAGGTGTTGAATTTAAACCTTCTTCAAATTTTTCTAGGTCATCTTCAACTGAATCCATCTTAACCTCAACAATATCATAATTGTTTTTATAGTACTTTTTGTAAGTACCATTCTCAAGTCTCTCATAAAGAACTTGAAGTTTACCCTGAACTACAGGAACATAGTAACCAGGTAAGCGGTCATCTACTGGTTTCTTCTTTTTAAAAAGACCGCTAACTAAATTAACTAACTTTTTTATCATAATTAAAAAATTAAAAATTCATAAATCTATTCACACTCAATAATCTCTTTGAAATAATCTAGGATTACAAACTCATCCTTCCCTGATCTCTTTCTTGCTACCAGGAACTGATCAACCTCATCATCTACTTTATTATATTCAAACCAATCCTCAATGGGATTTCTTTTGGGATCCTTGATTGTGATAACCTCAATGTCTTGAGGTGTGTCCAAATAGTAATACACCAGGGTATCACCAGATTTGATGGGAGTTGTTCCTTTTGATAAGAACTCCTTGATTAGTTGGCGTTTGTTTTTTTTCATTTTAGATAAAAATTTTCATTCACAAGAGATTTGATTATATTAGCACAATCTCCATGTATTTTATTTTTTCTAAAAATTTCAACTATATCAGAAAACTTACCATCAAAATCACCGCAGTTGAAGCACAAACCCTCACCTGTTTTAAAAATTGTGATTCTCTTAAGTTTTTTTGTTATACCCTGTATGTGCATGAAGTCCTTGTCTGATTTTATAAGGGCATTTCCTGAAAAGTAAGCACCTTTAATAGTAGATCCTTCCAAACCTATTACAGTGGAATTATCTCTAAGGAATACACCCATCAAAGAACAAAAACCATAAACTTTTGAATTGTCATTTATTGAACAATTGTAGATATTAGCGTTTTCATATAACTCACAATCCCCTTCCATCCTTGTATTCTCTACAGTAGCTGCCCCATATACCTTAGAGTTTTTATATAGACTGGAAGATCTAACATCTGCATTTCCATACACCTCTGAATTATCAGTTATGTTAGAGTCAATAATTCTAGCCTTTCCATAAACTTTAGCGGAACCAACTATATTAGACTCGTCTGTAATGACAGCATTTCCTGAAACTAAGGAATTTCCTCTAACAGAGGATTTTCTACATACAATAGCTTCATCCGAAACCCAGGCATTTTCTCTAAGGTTTCTATCACATTCTACCCATCCGCCTAAATCACCTGCTTTTACATTATGTTCTGGCAAATCTTTTGTTGCTCTTATTCTCCAAACTGTACAGGATTCAAATTCTTTGGACTCTCCTGTAAATTCATAATGTAATTTAGGGTCAGCACCTCTCACAAAAATAGGTACAACACATCCACCTTCAAGCTCTTTTAGGGAGGGCTTAAGTGACTTTTTTAGTAATGTGAAGTTACTATCATAATAGGCAATTTTGTCTCCAAAAGCTACACGATATTTTATTTCATCGTATTTCTTTGAAACTTTAAGGATTTCACCAACTTCTCCTGGGAAATTAGTCATATCCAACACTTTTTGATTTTTCTCTAAATTCATAATTGTTAAATCTTAATTAAATTATAAAGGGTTAACTATTGTTAGGAAAGGATTACGCATTGAAGCTTTCATTAGGTTTAACTCCCATACAGGAACTCCTCTTTTTACTGCTTCTTCATATTCTTTCAGCCTCTCTTGGCTTGACTTCTTGAAATACTCTTTATCCTCGGAGTACATTTCAAGAAACTTATCTATGAGGTTTCGAGAGGCATCAAAAAAGTTATTGTAATCCTCTCCTTCAGAATAACCTCCTGCCTTAGTTTCTATGAAATAAGTAAACTTTCCATTCTTATCCGATGGACATAGAAAAGCTTTGTAGAAGCCAAGCATGTTGATCCAGATTAGTACTGCGTCTGTTTTTGGAATAGGAATATAACCTTCCCTTTCGCCACCTAGCTTAACTTCTCCATCAGGAGATATCCAATAGGTACCAAAACCTTTGTAACCTAGCTCATGTAGTTTTAGAGCTTGTTCTTTTGTAACGTCTGCACTTAGTGCTTTTTGAAAATGTTTCATTTTTGTTGAATTTTAATTAAATTATAAATAAATGTTGATTCTTTTTAATTTTTGAACCTCAGAAAAGTAAAAAAAGCCCATAATCACAGAGGATAATGGGCTTTAAAAATTCTAACTTAAATGAGAAAAAAGGTATTCGTAGTTAAAGATATTTCTTGGTTAAAAGATAGTCCTTAATGTCTCTCAGCTTAGATTGGTAAAGTCCCACTTGAAGGTCTGTGAGGTTGTTTGATAAATCTATTTCACTTAGTTTACCAATAACAATCCCTGTACCTTCTTTTGGCAAAGCTATGTAAGAGGAATTTTCGTTTTTAAGGTTCAAATAATAAAAATAGTCCCAGTCTTCCATGTATTTGAAAGAACTTGTTTCATTCGGCTCCAGTAAATTAAGGAGATTTGTTCTCTCCTCTAGATACTGAGTCGTAGGGTAGTACTCTTCAGAGTGAATATTGTAATCACTCTCGTCAGGATTAATTACGATTTTCGAATCGTTAATGATTAATTCCCACTTAGTTCCATCTGTAAGGAACTTTCTGTTGTTGGATTTAAATGAATTTAACATAACTGTATGTTTAAAAATATTAATAATTCTTAGAAAAGTAAAGAAAGCCCAGCACAGAGGGGAGTCTATAGCTGGGCAATTGTTTTTAGAAATATAAAGCATTGTTTAATTTAAATAACATTCTATGAGTTTCAGAAAAGAAAGAAAACTTACCTAATAGATTCTCCCCCAAATAAAAGGTAAGTATTTTTTAAAGTTATCATTACTCTAATAAAAAAACCACCTACCCGGTCAAGAGTAGGTGGAACCAAAACATAGTTATGAATAATGAAAAATTTTAATGAGTAGTAACCTCTACAGGAATCGAACCTGTACCTAAAGATTAGAAATCTTTTGTTCTCTCCATTAAACTAAGAGGCCGTTAAAAAAATACAACACAATTAAAACAAAGAAGCCCTGAGAGGACTCGAACCTCTTAATTCCCTATGAACAGGGCTTTCCAACAAATAAAACTTAAGATATTTATGACACAATAAATCAGTTTCTTCTCACCATATAGGGTTTGAATATGATTCAAGGACGGATTAAAAAAGTGGGGAGATTAGCCTCTCCCCACATAGGCCGCCTGTATATACTTTCCTACACCCAGACGTAATGTAGGAAAGTCGGAGGGTTTAATAAACTCGTAATCTATTGGGGTAGATCATAATCTATTAGAGTAGAGCTTATTACCTTCAGCCTTGAATATTGTATCACCACTTGGGGATACTTCTTCAAAATCTTCCTTACCAACTCTTTCGAGTATGTTATATAGGAAGGCTAGATTTTCGTCGTCCTCATCTACTAAGGTAGAATTAACATCTACCAATTTAAAGCCTTCATATTCTTGGGCTTTATCTTTTACTTCGGTTACATACTTGTAATCCTTTTGATTGATGGGACGGATTTCCAATACCAATTCACCTTTGAACCCTTCATAGGTTACGATGATTTCTCTTTTTGCTTCATTTGAGAAGACTTTTCTAGTTACTACTAACTCTTTCATGATGTGTAATTTTAATAAATTAATAAATACTGTTTTTTTAAGCTTCCTCCTCTAAAGATTTCAATAAATCATAGAGGTCATTTGTTACTGTCTGAAATGTACAGTCGATTGCATCTGCAAGTTTTAAAGGAATATCTTCCCTTTCATAATACTCATTTATTTTCTCCAAGTTTTTCTTCCTTACCTCTCTTATTCTTTCTCTGAGTTCTTCTATATTTACATTAGATAGTAATAAGGAGTCTAAAGTTTTGTACCTTGTGAGTTCTATGAAAATAGATCGGTTCTCATCAAACCATTCTGCTATTTTCATTGTTTCCTCGTTATTTAGGAAACCTGGCATGTGACATGCTTCTAAGATGTCGCTCTCTTTGTAAATCTTATTTGGGGTTCTGTCAAAGAAAAAGTTCTTATTTGCTTTTTCGTAAAGTTCTCTGTTCATTTTCTATTAAATTTTTAAATTAAAAAAGTGGCTCCGAAACAAGTCAGAGCCACAAAATTAAAAACATGAATAACACTAAACTAGATATGGATAAGTTTTACTTTGTCAGTTGTACCTTCTAAGGTATACTCTATAGAATCACCTTCATCGGTATTACTGAAGAAATCATACAATTTTTCATAGTCATTATCCAAATTCTTTATGTAAAGAACGTCACCAAGTTCGTAACTTCCATCAGAGACTTTCAAATTCTCAGTCAATCTCTTCCTGTTGTCACTCACTTTGATCTCGTTATTTCCATTCTGATTTATGAATAATACCATTTCAGGCTCATAGTTTTTCAACACCTTACATACCTTTAAGATAGATTCCTTGAAATCAAGGGTGCTATTATGATTGATATAAAGAACATACTCAGTTTCTTTAGAGTTGTTCATATTCAATCCTTTTAATATTCCATCTAGGAATTTAACTTCGATAGCATTATCAAAGTAGGTGTCAAATAAGTTATTCTCATATTTATAAAATAACTTGGATAAGGAGAGCTTTTTAACTGTTTTACTTTCTTCAGTATTTCTTAACTTCACTCTCCAGTCAGAAGTTAAGTGTTCAACTTTTAGGTTGAAATGCTTCTCGTCATAAACCTTGACGACGTTGTTCCCATAAATAGAACCTTTATGTTCTATGTAAAGAACTTTGTTTGTTTCCAAATTTGTAACTTTTGTTACGATTGTACCATTGTTGGTAAACTGTTTTGTTTCGATTGTAAACATAATGTGTAATTTTAAAAATTAATAAAAACTATTTTTTGATAGGTGGTTAAATTTTCAAAGTCCTATCAAGTAGAAAAAGCGACCATGAGCCGAAGCCCATGGTCAACTTTCACCAATTTAAATATAATAAACACTTACCGTTGTTCGTGTAGACATACTTTCCCATTTGGGATAGTATCTTTCTTACCTTCTTTGAGTAAGGTTTCTTTATTCTCTCTGCAATTAACTATTTTAGCATAATAGTAGTATGTAGAGAATATGGCTACAATTACAAATATCTTTATTAATGCAATTGTTAGCAATGTATTTTTGATGTCTTTTTTCATTTTATTTAATTTAGTTGTTAGTAAAAACTCCCTGCCAATCTATAACTGACAGGGAGAAAAACAATGTATGGACTCTAAGCTGTTAATCCATTCTTGATACTACTGAATGAGATTTCCATAGCTACATAAGGTAGTGGAGCTTCACCAGTAATATACTCGACTCTCTTTGAAGCTAATCCCCCAAATTCAGTAGAGTCGTCGCCTTCAAACTTTTGACACCATTCAAAGTTTGTGGCACGAGCTATTGAACCCAAAATTGAAAAGTAGATCAACGTTGTCAAGGTTGATGTCACTGCCAACTCTGGGAACAATTCAGCTACAAGCTCCTCCGTAAGCTCTCGCCCATCTTTAGGAGTCTTGTAACTTGATGGGCCAAAATCTGTTGAGAAAAGTCTCAAATCAACTTTCCAGATTTTGCCATAATCCGATGCATGTTCGATACCAACTCCTACTAATTTTAAGTAGTATGGCACTAGTCATCTTATAGTATTTCAACTATAAGCGGAGGCATCTCTCATTGCTCGAATTAAAATATTCCGAGCACCATTAATATCTCTGTCTACTGAGATATTATCAAATTCAAAACTCTTTTTACCTCCTAAATTCTTTATAAGTTCACCTGTAAAGCTATTAATTCTACTTGTAAAGGCTTCTGAAGATTCTATAAAGGTTACTCCGTTCTCTTTACATTTCAACTTTAACCTTTCTTTAAATTCAAAAAATCTAAAGCAATACATAGCTCTAACTACCTTCTTAGATAACTTTCTTTTAGATTTCTTAACCATCTCACTCACATTAAAAGGAGGAAAGATAATCACTTTAAATCTACTAGTAAAGAATTTAATAGCTTTCCAATGGAGTTCATCTATAAGGTTTCTAATTTTAAATCTTAAATTTAAAACTTTCCTCTTTAAATTAGCTTTCTTATTCCTATCTTTTTCTAAACTAATTTTACTGAGCAGTTTATCAATCTTCAGATTTAATTTCAAAATCCTCTCAAAAGCTCCTTTTCCAAGTTTACCAAAATATCCCTCTGTTGAAAAGTAAGTAGCAAAGGTTCTAACTCCTGGGTCAATTGCAACAACACCTTCTTGGTTATCGATAGGAGTAGTTTTTATTTCTTTAGGAATTACTATAAACCATTTGCCATGTTCTAACACTAATCTACAATCATTAATATCTTCATTCTCAAACCACTGCCTCTCCTTCATCTTCAGCTTTCCAGCTATAGTATAATAAATTCCTGATGAGCTAATGGCTGTTTTTGGTATATAACAACTTTGCTTAGGATTTTTCTTACTCTTAAACTTCATTTCAAATGGTTTCCCTGATATCTTAGCTTTTTTCTTATTTATGGACAAAGCTTTTGTATAATCTTTAACAGAAACTTTCTTTATTTGATAAGGAACTGATTTAATATAGTCTTTATCTTTGTTTTGTTCAGCTATATCCTTATAAACTTTGTCCCAGAACTTTTTAGAACCATTTTTATAGATAACTAAAGCTTCATTATAGAACTTCCTTGACACTCCCAACCATTGTTTAAATAGATTCTTCTGTTGCTGGGTTGGATAAACTCTTATCTTCCTCGATTTTATTTGAGTATCTACTGAGCCATTGATTTAAACAAGAGAAGATATGTATGATTTTAAATAGTTCTCTTGAGAGTTTTTGTTTGGGTGAAACTTTCTTTCAGTCAGGAACCAAGAGTTCTCAACCATTTTTCTCGAACAAGCTGATTCCAAAGATGCAGAGCTTATCTGAGTGTGCGACAATAAGTTTGAACTTATCACCTTGCAAGAGTCGTCCCAAAATGGTTTATAATCCTTTTTCTCCTGAGTTTTTATATCTAACTTCATTAATTGTTTCATTATATAAATACTTTGTTTTAATATCTTGTTAATTCAATTTTTTAAAAGTGCTTATCTAGTACTAATTTATTTTTTATCTACCAGATATTTTAATGATTTTTGTTATTATTTAGTAGAAATCACTTAGATATAAATAATAAAAGTATCCCACACCAAGGGACATATAACTTGGTGTGGGATTTTTTGTTTCTCCTAAAAGAAAGATTTTATATAGGCAAATACTAATCCTGCCATAATCCATACAAAGAAAGTCTGTATTAAATATGTAGATAATGCACATAAATGAACAGCTTCCATTTTGTTATCCCATATACCAAGTTTAATGCACCTTCTCCTGGTTTCTAGGAATGTTGCTAATTCTACAGCAAATACATAGGGTAGATGAAAGCCTGCTAGGAATACTAAATAAAATATACCATAAAGCCTTTCACGTAATCCTACGCCATACCCATGTACTTCTATTTTAGGTATGAGTGCACTGTAGAATTTCATGAATATACCTTGGGTACTATGAACACACTCATGTATATAAAGAGAGTGATTCAACTTACCTCGGTTACCCCAAATAAATACTTTGTTTTGTTGGGGTGCGTAGAAAGGACTTATGATATCCTCATCAATAACTGTATCTTCAGTTATAGGAAATTCATATTCCTTATCATCTTCTGATACCCACTTTGTGAATTTCTTATAGAGAAACTCTGATAGTTTGACAAACATTCTTAGCGTAAGGTATCCAACTGCTAAGAACAAAACTGTTTTTAAAATCGTTACCATATTTAATTGATTTTAATATTGTAGGTTTTTAAAGGCAAACCTAATTAAGCCTTTGAAACAAAAGAAGAATGGAGGAGCGAACAATACTCCTCCTTTTATTCTTCATAATATAGGGTTTGGACACCTATTAAGGACGGCATTAATTGAAGCTCAGTGTCTTGCCTGTGTGGTAGAAATTAAGAACTCCATAAAGAGATCCCTCCATGATAGCTTGACCCGGAATATTGTCTTCATAGAAATTCCTTATCCACCAACCCTCACCGTCAGGTTCCTCAAAACAATAAAGAAGACAGAGGTCTTCTAATAGTAATGGGATAGCCTGTATAAATATGCAGTGTTGAGCCTCCTCGGCTGTTACAGTTACATATTTATTTTTCTCACCAATTTTCATTCTCTTCATTCCAAGTATCTGACCTCCTTTGTCATTAACTCTGAAGAAGAATACTCTGCTACCTAAAGCAAAGTTGAAGTAAGTGTAACCTTCACGTTCTGTGAATTTTTTTGTTTGTGTTTCCATGATTGTTTTTTTTAATTTATTTAGAAACTATTAGAAGTTCTTTGGGTAGGGCAACTTCTTCAATCCCTATACAAGTAAGTAAAGCCCCCTACCCCGAAGGGTAGGGGAGCATTTTAGTACCACATGTCCATGTTAGGAACAAAGTCAAACCCACCTTTGCTATTTAGAAAATAGCCTTCTTCTAATACTAAATATACTCTAGGATTTTTTACTAATTCCTCTTCTGTATATTTCGTATAGTTAAAGCATGGGTCTATTTCAGGCCTTCCCTCTGTAACAAGAATTTTTATGACACTCTCAATTGAATTACAAAAGAACTTCCAATAGCTCTTTCCTCCAAATAAATTTGGATCTATCTCTGTTAGTTCTTCTGGATTCTCTATGACTTTATTAGGTAGCAAATCTGCACATATTTCGTCATAATTTCTTGAGAATGTAACATTGAACTCTCTATCCAAAGCTACAACATTGAAGTTGATGTTTCCGTCTACATCAAACTTTAGGTTTTTCTGATTTCTTACAAATACTTTCATCGGTTTATTAATTTTAATTGGTTATTCAAGTAGGAAAAGCGACCCGGAGCATAAGCTCCGAGCCGCATAGTAAAAGCAAATATGACAATTTAAAAGAAACTTCTATAAAAAAGAACCCGCTGTTATATCATCTCTCATGAAGAATGATACGTTACTATCATAATCATTGAAAGATATAGTGAATAAAGGTTTATTCTGGTATTTTTCACTATAGATGTAGGTTTCATAATTACCATCTCCTATAGTTAGAAATACAAGTCTAAACTTTTTACCCAATAGGTTCTTCAAGAAGTTATATTGCCTATTACTTATTTCACCTCTTTCAAGAGAGATGTCGTAGATTCTGGATACTCCGAAACAATCAGCTACTTCATAATCATTATCAACTGAAAATGAATTTGTGTAGTCTATTGGAGTACTATCATCTGGTAGCTTGTAGAGTTCCTCATAAAACCCTGCCAAAGTACATAGGTGCAAATCAACGATGTATTCAACATCCTTGTAAGAATCTATGCCTCTTTCATCTCTTATGATTTCCTCTAAGTTGTAAGTACCTTCTAAGCTGTACTTCTTTTCTCTCTCAAGTCTGGCTTCCCATTCCTCGTTTACTTCAACAATAGGACCTTCGCTTTTACTTGGTGAGCATGAGCAGAAAAGAACAAATAAAAGGAAAGAAACAATTGCAAACAATCTCAAAGACTTTTTGAGTCTACGTTTTGTTTCTTTTTCTTTCAACTCTTTATAATATTCTTCCTCTCTTCTTTGAGCCTCTAAAGACTCTTCAAGGGTTAAAGTTGATAACCCAATGTCGTCTACTTTACAAGTTCCATTGTTCATAGACTCTTCGATGAATCCACCTAGGATTCTTCCAAATGTTTCGTTTGATGTGTTCATGTTATATAATTTTTAAATGTTTAAATGATTATTCAAGTAATTAAAGCCCCTCCTGCCAAACGGCAGGAGGGGACTTCAATGGTTTTTACTTGTGAATTAGCTCATATCTTTTGATTCCTTTAGATATGAACAATTTACAGTATAAATCGTCCGAATCATAAAAGAAGTGAAATACATCATTATTGATCTCTAAATCAACACCAAAGATTTCATTCAACTTACTTACAATCGAACGTATGTCAAACATACCATCTCTTAATTCAGAGACATAATTAAAAGCTATGTTTGAATCATAGCTTCTTTCTACACCGTTAATCTCTGATAATACTTTAACAGATTTATCATTGATTACTACACTACAGTTAGCATTCTTACTTACTACTGTCACATACAAACTCTTTGTTCTCATTTTGTTTATATATTTAATTGGTTTATTACTAATTTACAGAAAAGAAAGCAAAAGGGCGCTAAATACCCCTTTTATTCTTCATAATATAGGGTTTGGACACCACTTAAAGACGGGTATTTGGCTGGTTTTTAGGTAGTTATATAAAAGAAAGATGTCCCTAACCTTTTCGATTAGGGACAGAACCAAAACTTAAAAAACAGTATGAAAGATCATTCGGTGCAAAGATACAAATAATATTGATTCCCAGATAAATATTAACAGTGTTTAACTATAAAAAAAACTCCCTCATATAGAGGGAGGAAAATGAAACAATTAATTAATATTTGGCTAAATATAGAGTAAATTTAAGATCCTTAAAAAATCCCTCTCTAAACCTAAGAAGTTTATGCGAGTCGTTTGGGTAAAGAGAGGGAGGATTATGTTGATTTATCAATCAATGACAGTGCAAAGGTAGTAATTTATTTTTTACCTGGTGATAACTTTAACTATGTTTAACTTATTAGATAATGCCGTTTTCTATTTTAAAATACTTAACTATGTGATTACTAGTCGGTAAATGATACTCAATGTAGAAACTCCCTTCAAAAAAGATCTTCATACAGAACTCAGAAGTGAGGAGGTAATAAGTATAAGCTATTCTATCAATTTCCTTTGCTGATATATTTATTCCGAAAAATTCCAATATAATATCAGACATCTTATCGGATAAGTAACCATTCTTGTCATACCCTTCAAAATTAGTTACCATTTTTACTTTATTGACAGACTTTCCTATTTTCTCCTCAAGTCTATCATTAACTTCAAATTTTACATGCTCTATATTCTCATGGGATGTATAATCCCTAGGCAGTCCCCAGATAGCACAGAAAATGTTCTTTGTATGTTCTGCTTGAATCAATTCATCATTAAGTATATAATTCCTCCTCTTATCTACCAAGTAATCAATTACCTCCTTAAGCTCCTGAAATTTATCAGTGAGGTCTACACCAAACTTATCTGCAACTTGAAGTGATATTCGATACTCCTTTTCCTCTGCCTTTGGATTGCCTGTATCTATTGATAGTCCTTCCTTAATCAAACTATCACACTTATTAAGAACTGAGCTATGGCTCTTATTTATCAACTCAGCAAATCGTTTGCTTGATATTGTTACTTCGTTTAAATCAATCATGGTATTAGGGTTTATAGTGTTTTACAACTTCCTTTCTTATGTAGTCCAACCCAGTCTGGAATACCATGGTCTTCATTGTTATGTTAGTATCGCCTGTCTTAGGATTAGTCCATCTAACTTCGATCAACTTGAAGAAGCCTCTATCCACATACTGCTGATAAGGTTGGTTGTTACTCATCAGTATCTTCTGGTTTCTCAAGAACTCAAACAGCTTGTTTCGTCCAAGTCCTTTTACATTTAGGGTTTTAGCCACTTGATTCATGTCAATAAGGCTGTCTGAACCTGCAACTGCATCATAGAAGTCTCCTTTGGGCTTTAACTCCTTGTTTTCAATCTGAAGTTTCTCATTCTCTTCAATTTTAGCTACAAGTTCAAGTAGAGCTTCTTTGTAAGTCTGTGGAAGAGCTGGTTTTAAAAGGGCTTTTTCCATCTCGTTGAACTTATTGATGTAGGCCATCTTAAAGTCATTATAGCCCTGAATGTTGAACATGTAAAGAGTAAACCCATCTTTTGTGAGTAGATACTCCTTATACTCTCTGTGCTGACCATCTACTTTGTAAGTGCTTGGTATACAAAGAGAACGGAAATCTCCGTTTTCTAAAATCTTGTCAAGAGACTCTAATACATCAGCATGTCGCTTGCCTAATTCATTAGCAATAACTCTGCTGCTAACAACCAATCCATAGTTTGGATTCTTCTCAATTTTTACTTCTGTTAATAAATTCATAATGTTAACTGTATTAAAATGAAAGGCTCTATCAGGTTTGCTTTAAACAACAGTAGTTATTTACCTGATAGAGCACTCTCTATATTTTTATAATATGTTTTTCAAAATGGTTTGTTGTTTAAAGCGATGCAAAAGTAATAAAATTTTAATCGCCATAAACTTTAACTAAGTTTAACTTTTATAACAACTCATCTACATCTGATTCTAAACTGTCCGGTATTTCAATCCCAAACTTATCCTCTCTCACTTCAGGTAATTCTTGAGGTCTTATAGAATGCAATTTGTCCTTATCCGTAAATTTACCTTGACTAAACAAGATCCTTGCTAATTCAACCCTTTCTTCCTCTGTAAACTTGTCTTTTAATTTGTTCTCAAGTTCCTCTATCTCTTCATCCCCACCATAAGGTATTTCTGATTCCAAATGGGAGTCTAAGTAGATGAACTTAGCTAACTCACTCTTGGTTATTTTATACTCATCAAGTAACTCAGAAAGAGTAACCTCTCCTTGAGGTCTGTAAGATGAAACTATATCAACGATATGATTGGAATATCTTATGTAGTCGTATAGTTTTATTAGGTCCTTAATCAGATCGCCATTGAATATATTAAATATCCTAGCATATTTACTTTGATATGAAGGATCCACATTGTCAATACTCTCATCACAATATGCCTTGAAAAGCTCTTCAATTAGGTCAGGATCTGAATCAATGCAAACCTCTATGCTTCCCATTAAAGAGGATATTATATTTGAGTACTTTTCATTGAACTCCTTATTCAGTAGATACCTTCCTTTCTGTAAACAGTATTCAAATAGGAACTTCTGAATAAAATCCTCCTTAAACTCTCTTGAATCCTTGTATTCTTTCTTTTTCATAACTACTCCTGTTCAATCGTTGGTAATATTCCGTTTTTCTTCAACAACTCATATAGAATCAATCTTCCCTTCTGAGTCCACCCTTCATTAGTCACATATCCTAACTTTGAGTATTCATCAAGTACTCCTAATTCCTTCAACTTATCATTCAATACCTGAACAGTAAATCCATAATCCTTAGCAATCTGATTTGTTGAAGTAAAACCCTTATTAGCCAATATCCAATCATAGTAGGACTCCCTTGGATTTAACTCCCCGATTATCTGTTTAAGTTGAGCGTTCTCCAATCTTAAGGCTTCGTTCTTTTCAATCTCATCAGCGTATGCTCTTAATACTCCAGCGAAAGTTTTAGGTATATTATTTTGAGCTAATCTGATTGAAGGAAGGATATCTCCTTTAAACCATTCCTTAAAAGTCTCTGCAATGGGTAATTCAATTGGAAATATCAATGAGTAAACTCCCCAGAAGGATTCTACTGTCTTTTCGCTGTACTTACTCTTATCATACAAGAAGATTCCATACTCTGATGTCTTCAAATTGTTATCATTGGCTATTCGTCCAATCTTGTTAGCTGATAAGTTTAGTCCGTACTTCTTCTGAATCATTGAAGCTAGCTCAGTGGCTGAGTAAGATTTTTCACCAACTTCTGGTAGAGGAAGGAGATGAGTTTCATCTGAGTAGAACTTCGAGAATAAGATCTCCTTGTGTACTTGATTAGTCACCATCTGTAAAGTCTCCTTCTTCTCTCTCAACAGTTGTGCTTCTGCTTCCATTAATCGAGCTCTGAGAGCTTCCTTATCATATTCAGTTGGCTCAATTACCTTCACCTCTTTTTCTCTCTTCATCTTCTCCTCTTCTAATTCTGCCCATCTTCGGTTTACCTTGATACGAAGCTCTGTGTTGTAACCTGTCATTAAGTCAAAGGTTTGCATTTTTGTTAGATACATCACTCTGTGTTGTTGATCTCCTGTGTTTTTCAAGGTGTAAGACCCCTGCTCAATTTTGAGCAGGCCTAGTTTTTCGTACTCCTCATTTAATTTGTCACAATCTCTAAGAACGTTTCTGTGTTCCTTTCCAGTCAACTCAGCAATCTCTCTGCTGGACATTGTTTGTTCTCCTTGAACATTTAGTGTTAGTTCATTTAACATATTGATATAAATTTAAAAAGTTAAGGGACCCTACAGGTTGCTTCAAGACAGATTGTTAATCATATCACCTGTAAGATCCCTAAAATATTTTCTTTGGGTAAAATCTATTTATATTTCTGTCTTAAAGCGCTGCAAAGGTACAACAACTTCTCGAATTGAGATTAACTTTAACAAGAGTTTAACTAAATGTAATGTAACTTGTTGAGAATGAACGAGAACTCAAATCTGAGCAGATGCAAATAACAACTGTAAATATCTTTACGGTTGTAAGATGCTGATTATGAACAACTACCCAAATTTGGGTTCTTGTAACTTCATTGGGTGTTAAAAAATTTACACCCTAAAAAGAGTAAGACTATTTCAAGAACTAAATCTAAAGTGCATCAAGATACTTCTGCAACTTTGACTTGAAGTCAGACTCAAATGTCTTGACTGCTACTTGATATAGAGTTCCAAGGTCATTCAGAACTGTCTCAACAAAATCAAGTCTTGACTTTATCTTTGCATTGTTAGCTTGATTGTAAGCCTTCATTCTGATTGAGAGGTTAATGTGTTTCTGATTCTCATAGAATTTGTATAACATATTCCATCTTGCACTAATCAAACCTCCACTATTCCCTTTCATTCTAATTATCTCATTTAAGAACTGACGTTGAGTTTGTAATTTAACATTACCAGTAAGATTTGATATCACGCCAACTTGATGTTCAACTTTCTTCTCGGCTTCCTCTGCTCTTTGCTTTAATGGTAATACAACATTACTCCTATAATTAAATACTGCTACTGCTTTTTCTTCTTCAGAGTTAGAAGTCATTATTGCAAGTAACAATGAATCCTCAGTACTCTTTTGCTTAACTTTCTCTTCGCATTCAATAAAGTACTTTCTTGCCTGTCTACCTTTGTCATTATTTTCTATCATAGATAACTCTTTTGCCATACTCAAGGATAGGACATAGTCTATTCTATGGACATTTGTAACTCCTTGATTTTCAATGTTCGTTTTCGTAGGAACATTGATTTTCAATAAGTTACCGTAGACATCAAAATAGAGTTTGTAGAAGTATTTATTCTCTTCAAATCCATACTTCTCGATACGGTTTTTAATCCAATCTGCAAACTTCTGTTTGCTTTCCAAGAACTGATGTAGTTCTCTTCCTGATACAGCTTGGTTACCTTTTTCTGTTACTCTAACAGGTACTAATTCTAGCTCTTCCATAATTATAATGTGTTTTAAAAATTATTTGGGCTACTTCTCCTGTGTAATGAGGTGGATTAAGTAAGCATAAAGTACATGCTTTTACACAAGGAGAAGTAACCCAATTATATTGAATCACTCTAATTTTAAATACTAAATTGTACTTTATCTTTTATTACTTAACCCGCTGCAAAGGTAAGACTATTTCCTTAAATACTGACAACTTTAACTTATGTTTAACTAATAAGGATATACTCAAAGTACTGTATTCAATGGGTTGAAAATTTAGCCTGTTAATTCCCTTTCTATCTCTTCAGATGGACGGCTGAATTTTTAGCCATCCCTATGAATATGGACGAGAGCAAAATATTTTGCCGTCGTAAAATGTCAAGAGTTTCCAAAATTTATTGGAGACCCATTGAATACAGAGTTGTAGAGGTCTGCAAAATTTTCTGCTGACCTATTTCCCCCTATCTAGGAGAGCTTCTCTAAGACTCATTTTAAGCCCTAATTTTTCAATCTTGATACTCTTACCTAAAATTATACATGAGACAACCTATCTTTCAAATTTGATACCTTAAAATGCCTCTAACGGCTTTCTATGAGATATTTCTCTCTTACAACTTTCTTCGCCAGACTCTATTATATAGATGAAGGACAGACTCATTTTAAAGCCTATTTTTGAACGATCTCTTCTCTGACCAACTATTATAGCTCAAAACAGCTTTCGTTGAAAATTTGTGGCTCAAAATTGATGAGAGAGCTTGCTGAGGGATATCCCTCTTTCTAACTTACCTTCCACAGTTCCCTGATTTTTTTTTTTGAAACTTCCCCCTATTATATATACTTAATACTTATACCTTATAAAAAAAAATAAAACTTCCCCTTATATAATTATAATATACTTAATAATAGATAGGGGGAAATTTTGAAGTGGGGCTACGCCCAAAGTAAGACCCACGGAAAAAAATATTTCCCCCTATCTATTTATTTATAATAATATAAAGGGGAAACTCAAATTAAAATAATTCCCCTCTATCTATAATACTAATATAATATAAGGTGAAATCTTATTTAAATTAATTATAAATAAGTAATTCAAAAAAAAAAAAAAATTAAAAGTAATATAGTAAGTATATAAATATAATAGGGGGAAGTTTTTAAAAATAAGAGAGGGAACAAGTTCCCTTCAGTAAACTCAGTAAATTCAAAAAAAAATAAGTAAACAACTTTAATAAACTTACTTACTATTCTCATAGTTATATAATAATATACTAAGGGACAAAAAACAAAAAAGTTAGAGTAGGGATATATCCTTCATAGAAGCTCAGAAACAACAAAAATTTAAACGAAAGAGTCTCTAAGCTATATTCCTTCATCTAAAGAAAAAGAACTTAAAAAAGAGGCTTAAAATAAGTCTTCTCATGAGATTAGAGAGTAGACTCTACTCCACAGTGTAAAGAGTTGAAAGATAAGGAGTTATAGTCAAAAAGTGGAGAAATAGAGCTAAAAGAGGCTAAAAAGACCTCATTTACTCCGCTTTTCAGAAATCAAATCCTATATACTGAATAAAGAATGAAATATGTATTTAGTAGAAAGGCATGTAATAAAAGAAAAGAATCCATTACACAAGGAGTTGGATAATATCTGTTTCCTAACCAAAAACTTGTATAACAAAGGGTTGTATCTTGTTAGGAAACATTATTTTGAGACTAAGAAGTATCTAGACTATCTTAAATTAAGTAGGATTCTTAGAGATAGTAAGGATGTAGATTATTATTCAATAAACACTAAAGTCTCTAGTGAAACACTAAGGGTATTAGATAGAAACTTTAAATCCTTCTTTTCTCTTATCAAGAAGAAAAAGAATAATGATTATGACAAACCTGTAAAGATACCTAAATATTTGGACAAAGACAATAGATTTATAGCAACTTTCAATAAAGAAGCTATTTCAAAGAAATATTTGAAGGAAGGTACAATTAAGTTGTCTGGAATCTCTAATATTATTAGTACAGAGAAAGCTACAGTAGATAATATAGTCGAAGTAAGAGTATTACCTAGAAATAATCATCATGTAGTCGAAGTAGTAGATAAAGTGGAAGATAAAGAGAATAAAGTTGATAATGAAAGGTATGCTTCAGTAGATTTAGGTATAAATAATTTAATGACAGTAAGCTCTAATGTAACTAAACCTTTTATAATCAATGGTAGACCTTTAAAATCAATTAACCAATATTGGAATAAAGAGTTAGCGAGATTAAAATCACTTTTAAAAGGTAATAAACAAACATCTAAAAGAATACAAAGTATAACGAATAAAAGGAATAATAAAGTTAATGATTATTTACATAAATCTTCTCGAAAATTAGTAAACTTCTTAGTTTCTAATAATATAAGTACTCTTGTAGTAGGATACAATGAGGAGTGGAAACAGGAAGTTAATTTGGGAAAGAGAAATAATCAATCTTTTGTTTATATACCCTTTTGTACTCTCATAAAACAATTAGAGTACAAATGTAAGTTAGAAGGTATCAACTTTATTCTTACAGAAGAGTCTTATACCTCAAAATGTAGTTTTCTTGATAATGAAGAAGTATGTAAACATGAGAATTATTTAGGAAAGAGAATTAAGAGAGGATTATTTAAATCAAAAGAAGGTAAACTAATAAATGCTGACTTAAACGGTTCACTTAATATTTTAAAGAAAGTAGTTGGAGAATTTCAGTATCCAATAGAGGTGTGTAGTACGCCATTAAAAATTAATGTAAAATAATATTTATAAAATCTAAGACATTGATTATGTTTTAGTTAACTAAAAAGAATACAAACTATGAAACAATACAGCAAAGAAGAGATCTTAGAGAGAGTCAAGGGTCTACCAACCTTCAAAAGAATCCCAGGAGATTATTGGTTGATTGGAATAAGAAGCAAAGAAGATAGATACAATAGGTTCGATGACATGTTCTACCTTTTCAAGAATGAGGAGTTAGTTATGTCAACTACAGGAACTACTAATGCAGGAAGTACTGGATTGATGGAGTTCTATACATATAACTCGGAGGGATGTGCAATAGTGAAGGCAGATGAATGGTATTACAATCTTTGGAAACCAGGATTGCATAAAGGGAAGATGAGAGCTTTGAGACAAAGTACTGAGATAAAGTTCTTCAGAGACAATAACAAAAACTTCAAAGCTGAGGAAATAGGAACAGTCAAGAAAGGATTGATAGGTATCAACTTCCATGCTGCTAGTTACCAGATAGACGACAGAACTATAGAGTTAATCAATGGTTGGAGTACTGGGTGTCAGGTTTGTAACAATATCAAAGAGTACTATAAAATAATTGATACTATTGGGAAGCAGGGGGATGTGAGTTATTGTCTCCTCAAAGAATGGTAAAGAAACTAATTTTAAAAGAAATATATCATGATTCGAAAAATTTATTTTGGAAAAGGAAATCCTTCATTTAATTTTGAAGGAATCAAGGAACTTCTAGAAGAACTAGACAAGAAGGAAACCTATGATGAGAACATTGATGATGCAATAGACTCTCTTTACAAAAAATGTGAAGAGAACAAATGCTCTTGCAAGATCGAAGAAGACTTAGATGATTTTGATGAATTTGAAGATGAAGATCTACTTGAAGAAGATAGTGACTTCAATAAGAAGATCCTCATTGATCGACATGAAATAGAAGAAAAGGTCTATGAGTTTAACTTTTTCGACGAAGAAACAGGAGAGCTAATCTGGTCCTATTATGGGGACTACGATTACAATGTAGCAAAACAGAAATTTGTAGAAGAGTTCAACCATCTTGATGTAACTTTTTATCTAGCAGAATTTTAGTATGGACCTAGTAAAACCAGTAAGCACATTCAAGGAATTTAAAAGAGATTACTTTGATTTCAGGGAATTTCTTGTAGAAGGCACTAAAGAAGAGCTGACTTCCTTCATAAAGGAGGGAGTCAAGCTTCACTTTATCAAAGAAGAGCCAAAAGAGTATAGATTTCCTATGACTTTGAATGGAAGTAGAGTAATTCATTTTAAAGTGAAGGAATAAGATATTGGCAAGAAATTTAAGAGATTGCCAGAATCTAACACAGTAAGTAATTGAATATCATTAATTTATAAAGAAAGTAATTATGGATACATTAATTAAAGTATGGAAGACAGAAAAAGGAAATCAAGCTGTCTCAGGTAGAGATCTTCATAAATTCCTAGATATTGGTAGAGAATTTGCCAATTGGATAAAAGGAAGAATTGAAAAGTATGGTTTTATAGAAAACAAGGATTTCTATAAAATGTATTACGATCAAAACGGTAACAATATCCCCATTGCCAAATCGGGCAATGATGATTATCAGAGAGTTATAGGTGGAAGAATTGAGTATGTTCTTACTATCAGTATGGCAAAGGAATTAGCCATGGTTGAAAATAATGAAAAAGGTAGGGAGGCAAGAAAGTATTTCATAGAATGTGAGGAGAAGTTTAAAGCAGCTACTCTAAACAATACCCTGGACAAACAAATACAACTTGAGAAGATAAGATCTGAGAAATGGTCTTCATTTGCTAAAGTTGTAGAGAATGCTCCAGATTCTCCTACAAAGAGTATACTCTATTCAATATTTGTCAAAGAAGAGACAGGTCATAATGATTTAAAGATAGAGAGACCTTCTTTTACAGCTACAGAAGTTTGTAATTTGCTAAAAGAGAGATATGGTTACAATATCAGTAAAAACAAATTAGGCAGATTAGCTAAGAAATATGATATGAAGAAAGATGAGTATGGTTACTTCATTCATTACACTTCAACTAAACAAGGAAATATCGATTTATTCAAGTACTATGAGAATGCAGTTGCTAGATTTAAAGAGATAATTCAACTAGAGAGAAATGTATCAATAATCTATAATCCTTAAATCATGTTTAATCTAAAAAGACTAAGAGAAAATATCTCAAACTGGATAAAACCAAAAGAAGATCCTTCAGACTTAATTGAAGGTATTAAATTTGAAGGATCTATTAAAGATAAGATAAGTACTTCAAAAAAGGAAGAAAGTTTAAAAAAAGATACTTATTTCATTTATCTTAGTAGAGTTTTCAATGAACGATTAATGGTGTATGAATATCTATTCTTAGATGAAAGGAAAGTTCTCATAAGACATGCACAAGACTATGAAGGCGATATCCAGAACCAAGTTATAGATTTCTACAAGTGCTTAAGTGAGGAATTCTTCAAAAATAACAGCATTTATATTAAATTAGTAAAATATTAATTCTCAATCTATTACAAATAAAAAGTGGAATTTTGAGGGGTTTTTGGCTCAAAAAGTGCTTAAAACTCCACTTTTCAGAATTGAAACCCTATATAGTGTAGAAAGAGAATAAATATGAGCGATAAGATAGAAGTCTTCAATGCCAGCGACATTGAAGTAATAGATAAACCTAGGAGTGATTCCAACTTCAAGGACTTCATGGACAAGTTGGATCCTCCAAAGAAAGTGCCAACCGTAACCTACTCCATACCTAGTGTTGACTTAGAATCGGTTCAAGTCAGTCAAGAAGCAGTTAATTCTGTCTTGGAGCTTCACAAAGAATATAACAGAAAGTACGGAATCGACTTCGGTTTCGACACAGCTGACGTTGCTAGAATGTTCCAGTCTATTGTTTCTCCTGAGAAGAAGAAGATAATGGAGCTTTACCTTTCTGAGGCATTTGATAGGTTTAGATTGGTAGTGTACCAGAGATTGATGTTTGGCATCTTTCAGTTAGTTCAGGATTTAACCTCTCCTGCTTATTTATCTGAGAATGTAGAGACAAAAGCAATCTTGTTGGAGAAGTTATTCTTGTACATGACGAACATTGAAGAAATGTATTCAAGAATACGAAATCCTCATGCGGAAGAAGAGTTAAGTAAGATATCTCAGGATAAGGCTTCTGGTGTTGGAAGTTATGACTTCACAGACCCTAAAGTTCAGGAAGTTATACAAAGATTGAATAATACAATACTGACGGAGAGGAATTAGCGTTAATGTTAGTTAATTAGTATATAGTTTCAAATTTATAACGTCTTTTGCGGCATGAATTTTAAATTAATTAACTAATGGAAGCACTCGTTAATGTGTGGGAGACTGAAAAAGGAAATCAGGCAGTCTCTGCGAAAGAACTACACAAGTTCTTAGGAGTAGGTAAAGTCTTTTCAAGTTGGATAAAAGGAAAGATTGAAAAGTATGGGTTTGTTGAAAACAAGGATTTCTGCAAATTATACTATGATTATTCAGGAAATAGAGTCTGCACCCAAACGGGTGCATCTGACAATCAATCAGTTAGAGATGCTTACAGAGTAGAATACGTACTAACATTAAATATGGCAAAAGAGCTAGCGATGGTAGAGAACAATGAGAGAGGTAAAGAAGCAAGAAAGTACTTTATAGAGTGTGAAGAGAAATTCCGAGCTTCTAAGACTGCAATTCCACCAATCGAAAAGCAAATTGAACTTGAGAAGTACAAAGCTTACACCTCATTGGCTACATTAATTGTCAATGCTCCTAATGAGAAAGTAAAAGAACTACTCTATTCAGACTTTCTTAACTTAGGTCATGGTTACAACGCAGCTCCTGTAGAAAGAAAGACTTACTACGCAACAGAGATATGTGGATTCTTAAAGTCCCGATATGGTATCGAGATCACAAAGGGTTTGGTTTGGAAATTAGCCAACAAGTATGACCTCAAGAGAAGTGAATGGGGAGTCTTTCAGAATTACAATTCAAATGGTGTTAATGTCGCTGCATTCAAATACTATGAGGAAGTGGTTGAGAAGCTAAAAGACATCATAACAAATCAAGAAAATAAGTTAAATATAAACTTTTAGAGCCATGAATGAGGAATACGTTGGTATATAGGCAGTTAACTTATGAACATAGAAGATATTTTCAATAGGTACGGGATTTACTTTTCTGAAAGAAGTTCCCTAGATGAGAAATTAAATAGCTTTGAAAAATTACTCTTCTTCATGGAAGAAGAAGATTCATTAGTAAAGAAAAACATAAACAAATTGAACTGGAATAAGCAGATAAAGAAGGGTGTTGAGGGAGCTCATCACCCTTCTCCTATAAATAAATAAAAGGAAATTATGGCACTGAAGAATTTACAGCCTGGGTTAATCGATATTGTAGAGGCTATTGCCGTTGAAATAAAGAATACCCGGATATTAACAGGTGATCTCAATCAGTTAAGAACTGCCAACCGGGAGGATGTGGTAAAGGCCATAAATTCTTTGTATGACCGGGTTTCCCTATTGAATAGTCCTATCAGTGATACTTCAGCGGACGATGAGGCATCTGATAAGACCTGGTCTGGGGCTAAGACTAGGTATCAATTAAATGAGCTAAGAACCCTCATTAACAACAATGCAGGAAACTTCAATGTTCCTTTACAGAATCTCAAGAATGAGATTTTAGGAATGTTGGACAAATATGTAAGGCATGATGCTCCAACAAGTTTATCGGAATCAAACAAGTCTACTGCTAGAAGTAACATTGGTGCTGCTGATAGAAGACTGGGAGATGTTTTAGACGTAGAGGATTCCTTCACAACTTTGATGAAGGGTAAGTTAGGTTATAAAAATATCACAGGAGTAGTTGTTGAGGGAGATGAGGTCAAGACTTTAAAGCTGATCTTTGACAATAACTCAGTTTTAACTGCTACCTTCAATGATATTAATCTTGACCCTACAAAGCTCAACTCAATTAGCTTTGACCATACTACAGGTATATTAAAGGCGGTTAATCCTCAAGGAACTGTAATCAATGTTCTTTTGGATGGAAGGTATGTCAAGATATCTGACATGGATCAATATGCCTTGAAGACAGACCCAAGGTTTACTGATGAGAGAAATGCAAAAGATGTCAAACCATGGGCTAAGGCTGATACAAAGCCAGAATATACTTGGGAAGAGATAAAAGAGAAGCCAGGGGTTCTCAAATTTGGAACTGAGGCAGAGAAAGGAAATGTAAAGGTAGTAGGGGATAAAATCTATCTTTATGATGGGAGTCAGTGGGTAGAAGCAGGAGGAGGAGATATTGATATAGTTCATTACTTGAATGATACAAATAAAGACCAGCCAATTCCAGCAGGAAAGGTTTATGTTGTGGTAGAGACTACAGCAGACCTTGAAGTAACCACAAATGCTGATTTCCTTATATATGTTAAAAGAACAAGTGGTTTAAAAATAAATTCTGTTGTTGTAAGAGAAGGCTGGGCATATGTAGTGAGAGGAATAGTGACCCTCTCTCACCCATTCTTTGATTTACTGCAACTATTTAACGACACATACAATGCTTGATAACCTTAAAAGCTTAGTAGTTAGAATTGCTACTATATTGAAAGGTAAGGTAGATAAGGTAACTGGAAAAAGTTTAGTTTCAGATACACTGATTACTAAGTTACAAGGTTTAGAGAAAGTTACAGCATCAGAATACCTTGCTGATAATAAATTAAAATTAACTCTTTCTGATAACTCAACTGTGGTGACCATAAATTCACCTGACTTGAGTGGTTATGTTCAGAAAGAGACAGGTAAGAGTTTGATAGATATTGCTCTTGCCAATACTATTTCACAGAAAGTGGATAAAGTTCCTGGGAAGGGATTGTTAAAGTCAGAGATAGCTTCTAATCTGGAGACTAATTGGAATGAATTTGTCAATGCTACAAAGAAGTATCCTACAGCTATTGCTATAACAGGAACTGATACAAAGAAACTAGTTCTTACCTTGAATGACTCTACTACATTAGAGAGTCAGTGGGTAGATCTAAAAGGATCTGATGTAGATTTCTCAGGAGCAGGTTTTGATTCTTCAACAGGGGTCTTTAAAATTAATAGCTCTACTCAGTTTTCAATTGATGGTAGATATAGACTTATCTCCTCAAAGATTCCTTGGGCTGATATAGAGGGTGCCCCTACATTTCCGACTATTCCTTCTTGGGTTGGAGCGACTAAGCCAACATATAGCTGGTCAGAGATAACAGATAAGCCCTCTTTAAATTTTCTTCCTTTAACAGGGGGAACTATAGAACCTGGTAATGTATCTAATTACCGAGAAGGCATACGAATAAACAAAGCAGCTAATAATTGGTCAGTCTTGACATTAGGAACTGAGGGTACCTCTGGAATGCAATCAGGTTCTTGGGCTTTACTTAGAAATCCTTCAGGTGACTTTCAGATAGGGCCAGATGCTGAAGCTAATTCAGGGTTGAGGTTAAGTACTGATTTTCCTTATTGGAGAGGAGGAAAGATTTGGAATAGCTCTGATAATGCAGTTGAAGGGGAGGCAAACTTAGAGAGAGGTAGAAATTTATATAAGGATACTCCATTATATGTTTCAGATTTAAATTATAATAAACTAAGCGACTTTGGATTTCATAATTCTCTAACTTTTGGACCAAGATCAGGAAAATCCCAATTAATAATGCCTTGGTTTGTTGGAGGTATGTATTTTAGATCCTTAAGAGATTTTCAAGATAACTGGACTGAGCCAGAAAGGATATATACCCAAAGGGAAAACTTAGGTTCTTCTAATATGCTTAGAGGAAACTGTCATGTTCCTTTCAGGAATCACAACTTCATTTTAAATGACACTGAGATTAAAGCAAGTCAGGATTCTGAAGGTAATTTGATAGGTCAATTTCCAGCAGGACTTCGTTACCATGATAACGGGACAGAATACATCGAACTTGATGCAAATACTTGGTATACTATTTCAACTCAGATAAAACCTAACAAGGATGTTGCTCTAACCATTGTTGAGCCAGTACATTTTCAATTCAAAAAGAAAGATGACCTAAATGTTAATGCTCATATTCAAAAAATAGAAAAAAGAGAGACTGTTATTCAAGCGAATAAATGGACTACTCTAAGAACATCAATACTAACTGGTGAGTCTGGATTTATAAGATTGTTCATTTACAATCACCTTTCTGATGCTTCATTTTCTGTTAGATACTTTTGTTTAGAGCAAGGAAACACTACTGGAGGATATAAGCCAACCCAGGAGGAATTAAGTAGCGGATCTTCTGGAGGAGTGAACTATACAAGAATAACGGATGCTCACAACTGGTTGAATAGTCCTGGAAAGATATTTGCAGCAGATGGAAATAATGTTGCTAATGCTCCAAGTACCAATTGGTATCATTTTTTTGGCGGAACACACACAAATACTCAGAATTATAATTATCAATTTGCATTATTGTTAGAAAGTAAATCGAATACCCCTCTATATTTAAAGAAGAGGGATCATTCCGGTTTCTCAGATTGGTATCAGATTCCAATGTTTCAAAATCCTGGTAATGATTATGCAGATCTATTAAAGACATTGTATCATTGGCATTATCTAACAGCATTTAGAGTATATAAAGGTGTACCAGGTCAAGGTGAGTTAAGATTTCAATTAGATGATAATGGTGCACATGCTCCAATTCGTTTAGACTCTCCTTATTTTAGGATACACGCACCAGAAACCGATTGGATAACATTACATTCAAAAGGATATAAATTAAATGTAGTAAATGGAGATAGGGATAGGTCAGCAGCTGCTTCTGATTATAGAAGAGTAGTAGCTTCTGGTTATGAAATTCCTAATGGTTCAAATAAACAAATTTTACTTTCTAGTGGGGAAGTGGCTGGTCATGGATATGGTCAACATCAGGAGATAGACTTAAGATGGTTACCTGAAGATAAGTACTTTTTAGTTTACTCAAACATATCTTCATGTGATAAGTGTTTATTTAGGGTTCATACTTCATTAGATGGAAAATCTAGACCTAGTTGGTCTACGCATTCACAAGGGTTTTCTCTTACTATTGAGTTTGAACAAATAGGTTCAGGTTGGGGAGCTAGCCCAGATGTCTTAAACTTTGTAAATTATTATTTTTACGGTTGGTCTAATGTTCAGCCTGCAATGTTTATTTCTCAAGAAGGAACAGCATCGATGACCTTTATATACTTAAGGGGGGGAGGTGTTTATACATTTTATTCCTACTCAACTATTGGAAATGATATCATTTGGAACAACCCAAGATCCACTACTGGTGATACTAGAGGGAAACCTAACTGTATGAATTGGAGTGATGAGTATGAGATCATACCTAGAAGATTCATCTCCTATAAGCATTCAAATTATGGTAGTATAATTGATGCTATATATCCAATTAAAACAGCCGAGCTATTTTTAGACCGACCTGGCAGCAATAACTTTAGTATTTGGCCAGATGGTAATGTGATGAATGTCTCTTCAAGAGCGGTTGGGGGTTATACTAAAGTAAGAGCTTCAGGATACCTGGTATCAGGTAAGGAAACTACAAAATACCTCGTATTAGCAGATGGAAGTGTAGATCCTTATCACAATCAAGCAGGTGAGATTTATGGAGACTGGAGCTATCATAATACTTGGAAAAATAATTTAATCTATGTAAATAACCCTTGTACTATAAATCTCAGTGACTTGGAGAACTTTACTGGGTTATCTTTTATAAATCTTCATACTGGAAAGACGACATTATATGCTAATGGGGTTAATATTATCTATTTGGGAGCTCCAGCTTTCCAAGGTGCTAGAGGAACTTCATGTACAGTAAATAGAAGACATAGTGAAATATTTGTTCATGTAAATAAATTATAATAAATGTTTGTAGAATCGAGATTAGTTCCAAAGGGATATAAAGGTATTACAATCTGGCCGTATGTATTATATAGAGGTCTGTTGAGTAAGAACTTTATAATTCATGAGAAGATACATTTAGTACAACAGAAGGAGATGTTAGTTCTCCCTTTTTTTGTTCTTTATTTTCTCAATTACCTTTGGAACTTACTAAGATATAGGTTCAATCATGATAGAGCTTATAGGAATATTATCTTTGAAAGAGAAGCCTATGAGAACCAAGATAACGCCGAATATCTTTCAAATAGAAAATCATTTCAATATTTGAGAAAAAAAAATAAAAAATTAAGTTAAAATGAGAAAATTTTTACTCAGAGCATTTGCTCTAAACTATATATTTGGAAGCTATTCGGTCTTACGATGTGCAACTTGGGCATTCCCAACTTTTGCATTGTATATTATAGCTGATGTTTTCAAGGCAGCCCCATTGAATTATATATTCTTAGGGATTTTTGTGATTATGTTACTGATTTCTTTTATTTATTTCAGATTGTTTCCAATAAAGGAATCTGAGGTGGAATTGTTATCAGAAAACCAGAAGATTCAGTACTTATATAAGACTAAAGGTGAGTATAATCCAATAAAGAAGTCAGATAATATCTTGTTGTTATTGCTTCCTATTGTTTCATTAATAGCTGTTGTGGTATGCCAAATATATTTAAAATAATACTTTATTGTTAATAAAAGAAGTAAAATATTAACTATAAAAGAATAAGAATATAATGTATTTAACAGAAAGACACATTATAAAGAATAGTAAAGAGTTAGACGAAGTATGTTTTAAATCTAAGAATCTTTATAATAAAGCCTTATATTTAGTTAGACAGCATTATTTCAATACTAAAGAGTATCTTGATTATTTTAAAGTCTATCATATTTTATCGGATTCTAAGGATGAAGATTATTACTCTCTTCCAACAAGAGTTTCCGATCAAACCTTGAGATTACTAGACAAGAACTTTAGGGCATTCTTTTCTCTAATTAAAAAGAAAAAAGAAGGTAGCTATGACAAACCAGTAAAAATACCTAAATATTTAGAAAAGGACGGTAGAACAATAGCTATCTTTACAAAATGGTCTGTATCAAAAGTATATCTTAGGAAAGGATTAGTTAAGCTTTCAAAATTGGATATTTTGATACCTACTAAAGTAAAGGAATCAGAATTAGTAGAGGTAAGAATTTTACCTAGAAATAATCATCATATAGTTGAGGTAGTCTATGAAGTAGAAAACAAGGAGACTAAAATTGATAATAATAGGTATGCTTCAGTAGATTTAGGTATAAATAATTTAATGACAGTAAGTTCTAATGTAACTAAACCTTTTATAATCAATGGGAGACCTTTAAAATCTATTAATCAGTATTGGAATAAAGAGAAAGCTAGATTACAATCTCTTCTAAAAGGTAATAAACAAACATCTAAAAGAATACAAAGTATAACGAATAAAAGGAATAATAAAGTTAATGATTATTTACATAAATCTTCTCGAAAATTAGTAAACTTCTTAGTTTCTAATAATATAAGTACTCTTGTAGTAGGATACAATGAGGAGTGGAAACAGGAAGTTAATTTGGGAAAGAGAAATAATCAATCTTTTGTTTATATACCCTTTTGTACTCTCATAAAACAATTAGAGTACAAATGTAAGTTAGAAGGTATCAACTTTATTCTTACAGAAGAGTCTTATACCTCAAAATGTAGTTTTCTTGATAATGAAGAAGTATGTAAACATGAGAATTATTTAGGAAAGAGAATTAAGAGAGGATTATTTAAATCAAAAGAAGGTAAACTAATAAATGCTGACTTAAACGGTTCACTTAATATTTTAAAGAAAGTAGTTGGAGAATTTCAGTATCCAATAGAGGTGTGTAGTACGCCATTAAAAATTAATGTTTAATAAAATGTTTCTTATAAAACTTAATATAATTTTTAAGTAACTATACGGGGAATATAGGGCAGTAGTAGATAAATATAACAAAATATACACTCTTTTTGATATTTTCGCTTGCAGCTGTTGTTATTTGCTTACTAACTACATCATATATTTAGATAAAACTTGAGATTATTATGACATTTTTAGAGAATATAAAAGAAACCATCAAGAAAATAGCTCAAGTTTTAAAGACTAAAGCGGATAAGACAGAGATAGTTCAATCAGACTGGGCACAGACGGATATTAATGATAAGTCTTTTATAAAGAATAAGCCTGATACATCAAGTAGATACCCAATTACATTCAATAACCTATTAGAGAGTGTAAAAGATTTAGACTCTAATTATTGGACTTTAAGTGGTGCTGAGTCTATTGAGGGGCAATTAAAGATACCCCCAAAGACAAAAGCAACCCTTTATTATAATCTAAGTAAATTACCAATTGTGGGTAATGTAGATTTATCTAAACTTAGGGTAAGGTTAAACTATTCAGGTTTTCAGGGAGTCATATTTAAATTTAGGGATGTCACTTCAAATCAGGAGGATTTCTTTATGGAGGCTGATTTAGATCTCAGTATTCCTACTGGTTGGACTAAGGGGTTGATATTTGAATTTGAGAATACTACTACAGGAACTCGATTTTTGAGTCTTTACGAGATTAGTGTCTTTTCTTATGATCCTACTGTAGTTACAACAAGAGCCTTTACTAGAAATACTGTAGAAAAGCAAAAAAGTACTGACCCTTCTAAGGATTACCAACATATCACTTATTCTGAAGCAGGGACTTATATTTATTCAACTAATAATTTAACTCTCCCTGATTATTTTACAACTTTCCACTATGTGATGTCTGATGGTGTTTCCGTTACTTTTGATGGGCACCCAAATCTTTTTTCTCCAGAGGGTCGTGTTTTGAATAAAAGAGGTTCTTATGCAGTACTAGTGAAAGCAAAAGATAGATTTATTTTAAGAATAAATAAACCAGCATAATGAAGACATTTGTAACTAAATCTGAACATTTGGTTCAGTATAAAAGAAAGTTCATAAACACAAAAGTGTATCTTAAGATAACTGAGATGAACATGAACTCTATTGGGATTGTTGTAACTGGCCATTATTATATAGTAACAGAGGAAGATCCTTATTACATACTGGATGATATATTCCCAGCTATATTGTATTGGAATCAATTGTCTGAAGTTGAGTCTAGGTTAGATCCAATCAGAGATAATAAGTTCTTCCACAATGTTGTATTGCAGAGATTAACTGAGTTAACATTGTTGAAATTGAAGGTAGAGGGTAAATCTAATTATAATATCCCTTCATCAGAGTGGGTAGAAAAAGTAGATTAAAATGAGTATATTTAAGTTTTTGATAGGTATATTACTTTTTGTAGTTTCTGTTGTTTTATATTTCGTCCTGACTATAATAAACTTTTTCTTAGTTAGGTCTAAAGATTACTTCTTAGATACAGCAGCAACTGTAGATAGATATGGAAACAGAGATTTGAGAAAACTCTGGAATTCTACCTTGATAAGAAAGGAGTCTCAGCATCATTTCGGTAACATAGATGAGACTATTTCTTCAGTGTTAGGTAAAAATCAAAGAGAAAAAACACTTACTTATACAGGTAAGTTCTTAGCATGGATTTTGGATACTATAGACAAAGACCATTGCAAAAAATCTATAAATGAATAAAACTAAACAAAATGGAATTACTGCCACTTTCAGCGGTGGCGATTATTGTTACCACCCTTATTAGATTTGTATATAGGTATTTGACCAGGAAATCTGATGTGCAAGTTTCATCTGACATTCATGCAATGAAATATTTACATAATCAGTTGTTATTCAAGGATGATAAGATAGAGAGATTGCTTAAGGAGTTGAACGAGGTAAGGAACAATCTTTCAGAGCAGAAAAGGCTGGTAGCGATACTAGAATCAACAGATTGGGAGGTTCCTTGTCCATATTGGGTAAGAAACACAGACCATGAATTTGTTCATGCGAATCTGTTGTACCTTAAGTTTTTTAATTTTAAAGAGGAGTCCATAATAGGGAAGAAGGATTTCGAGGTATTCCCTAAAGATATAGTTGATAGATTTAGGAGTACTGATAATGAAGTCCTTAAAGGGAATAGAGACGTTGTAATTGATGAATATGAAGGTTCTCTTATTATTAAATGGAAGCAGAGTGCAGGTAGGGTAACCATAGGGATAGCGGGTATTGTTATTCCTTCCGGTACCTTAGATAAGAATACTATATTAAAGCTAATCAACTATGGGGAAGATAGAAGAGAAGGACAATAATTATACCGCTCCAGAGTATGAGGATTTTGAAGTTCCCAAGGATTATGAAGATTTCAAATCTGAGATTTCTAAGAAGTCATCAGATAAGAATGACCTTGATCCTATGGGAATGGTAAATCCATATAATAAAAATCTATTCACCTGGGTGATAGGTGTACTTGTATTAACAATTATCGCTATTTCATCTGGGGGTGTATATCTTTACAAGGAGAACATGAGAGCAAAAGATGCGGAGATAGAAAGACTACTCCGTGAGAAAGATAAGAATTGTAAAGAAGAATTAAGAAATTACATAGAGTTCCAGAAGGACCTCATGAGAGCAATGAATAATAAAGATGAAGAAACTAAGTGAAAGTAGGATTTTCGCAATTATAGTTTTACTCTTTACTATAATTGCAGTGGCTGTCCTAGCCAAAACTGTTTTTGGTGATGCTAAGAAAATAAAAGAGGAGACTATGAAGTTAGATACTTTAGCAAGATCTAGTAGTCTCAGTATCTTTGATTCCATAGCTTCTAGGGACTCTGAATTTAAACAATTGGTTGATACGGTAATTGTATATCAAGAAATTGTTAATGAGAAGATAATTCAAAGAGAAGTAGAAAATGACTCTTTAAGAATACTGAGAGATGAGCTTACAAGAGCAAACTCAGATATAAATATCCTGTCTTCTAAGATTAAGGAGATTAAGAAGGCACAAACAATAGAGGAAGACACTCTAATTAGGAAAAACACCTATGTGATAGTGGAGCCAAGCTATGGAAAGGTAGAGACTGAAGATTTCACTATCAAGAAGAAATTTGGTCTTCTAAGTGATTCCCATGAGGTGAACTATCAGGATATTAAGATAAAGGTTTTCTACGAGAAGAAATATGGACTCTCAACAAACCTAGGTTATGGTGGAATGTATGGTCTAGATGATGGTAGATTTCACCATGGTGTTTATTTAGGTGTTGGTGGGTATTACAAATTTTAAATATGAGACTTGAGAACGAAAAGGAGATTAAGTTCTTACAAGAGCTAACTCAGAAGTTTGAGGATATTCTTAAGACGATAGGGGACTTATCTCAACTTCCAACATCAGATAAGTCTTCAATTGTAAATGCTATCAGGACTTTATCTATTGGGACTATTCCAGACCCAAAGATAGACCCAGATGTTATAATTGCTAAATTTCAGACTAAATTAAATAATTAAAAATGGCAATTCCAAGAACGTTATTTCGTGTAGGATTAGCCACAACCGACTATCTTGTAAAGAAAACAGGGGTCTTAGGCAACAATGAGGCCAAGGCTGAGTTTATCGAAAATATGGCCGGTAGTGATGTCTATTACCTATACAATAAGTATATAGAGAAGATGACTCCTGATGAGTTCTTCAAACTCTATTTTAATAATACTATTTCACATCTTTCAGACAAGAATATAAAACAGCTATCCTTAGCTAAGAGAATTTCACCAACTGAATCAAAAGAGTATCTTGCAGAAATGTACTCTTTAGTTTCTAAGTTGATGACAGAATCAAATGTTATTGAATCAGCAGGTGCTTCTAAATGTTTTAGACACCCTGAGGGATTTATGTTTGTCATTGAGGATTCTCCAGACAATGTTTCTGTATTCATTCCTTCTGAAGATTTACAAAATTACCTAGCTGGTAATGATTTATCAGAGAAGATGATTCCTGGTCGAATTACACGAAGATTTAGCTTTACCACATTAGATGACTTGAATGGTGCTTTGTATCAAATGAAAAGTGACCTAGGAAGTGATTATGATGCTCAAGTAAGACTACAAGCTTCTTATTCTGATGAAGAGACTGGTGCAAATACCTATCTATTCTCAGTAGAAGGTAGAGAAGCAGGAATGTTGTTTAATGACCTTACTACTTATCCAGCATGGAGAGCTTTCTCAGGAGGATATGAATATGACCAATATGGTGGACATAGAGGAGAGAACCCATTAAAGAGGATTGGGAGAGCAGCAGTAAAAGGTACAGCTTCTGTTGTTAAGACAGGTGTTAAGGGTGTTACTGGAGAATTAACTGCTCCTATTGAAAACATTGCTTATCACTATCAGAGAAACTATTCTGATACTAGAAGTTTTGCCATGAATGACCATGAGGATGATGGTAATGGAAACAAGAGAGGAACCTATGACAACTTCACCTATACTTATAGGACTATGCAAGGTATCTCAACCTTGAAGTTAACTAATGGCATGCAATTCTCTCGTCAGGGCTATTTACAACGGCCAAATTTGGACGATATTAACCAGAACCTATATCAGATTCAAGACCCTGAGCAAATAGTTCAATTTATGGCTCAGAAAGGATTCCAACAAGATGAAGTAGAAGCTCCCCAAACTGAAGAACATGGGGATGATGAGGTGAATCCAGATATTCGAGTAGAATCTAGACACTATGCTTCATGGAGAGCTGATAATAGTCCTTTCCAAGCTCAGAAGCCACAAGGTAAATATGGTGCCAACTCTAACAGAATGGAGTTGTGGAACAATATTGTCAATATTCTAGATGGTGCTTCTCAGAATGAGATCGAGTGGGTGAAAGCTAAACTTGATGGAGAGGATACAAAGGATTTCTGGAAGAAGTATAAACCTGACAACAGCAAGAAGAGTTTGGAAGATTTATTGAAGTCAAGAGACTTTTCTGATTACACAGACATAAAACTATTCTAATATGTATATTTCAAGACGGAATGCTACCCCAGATTTAACAGCCTTAGCACAAGTTCTTGGATATAAAAGACTTCCTCCAGATATAGATGAATTTTTAGATGACCCTTATTATTTAGGGAAATCAGTTCAAGTATTCCCATTTTGGAGGGAGAAGTTGAGGGAGATTTACCCAACACCTATCCATACAACAACACCATTTATATCTTTAAACTGTGCGATTGGTTCTGGGAAATCGACAGTAGCTAAGATAATGGAACTCTATTTAGAGTGTAGACTTGACCATTTAGATGATATCTCTATTTTAGGTATTGGAAAGTATCTAACTAAGCCAATTTGCAGTTATTTCTTTCATACCTCAGTAAGTAAGGCAGAGGAAGAGTTTGTAGGTTCTTTGGAACTTATGAAAAGTAACTCAGCATACTTTACAAGAGGGTTATTGAATCCTAAGAGAAAGATTGAGTATGTATGTGACTCTAATAAGATTAATGCAGGTATTGGTAGGGATATTTTATTCTTTAACTTTTCAGAGGTTAACTTCTTAGACTATCAGAAGACATACAACAAGGTTGAGTCAGGTATGGGTCGTTTTACAGCGAGGTTTATCAGTTGTCAGAATTTCTTCGGAAATGTGATACTGGATAGCTCGCCCTCATCTACATCTTCCATGAGTGTGGATTTTATTAAACGAAACCCTCAGCTTAATATTTATACAGTATTTGCTCCTATTTGGGAAGCACATAAACACAAAAACATTTATTTTAAACAAGGTTCTATTCAAGTTTACCTAGGAGACTCTAATTACGACCCATTCGTAATTGATGAGGAGAGGCCTCTAACAGAAGACATGGACAGAGATTTAATTATCACTGTTCCAAAGGAGCTTGAACGAGAATTTAGGGCAGATGTAATAAAAGCTATACAGGACAAAGCAGGTATTTCAACAGATTCTACTGGTTCTTTCTTTAAGAATAAGGATAAGTTGAACCAAGTATTTACTTTGCCTGTTTATACCAAAGACATCATCATATGTGACATGTTTGACCAAGAAGATACAATAATGAATCATCTTCAAACGTCCATAAACATGTTAATCCCTAAAGAGAAGACTTTGTTTATAAGGCTTGACTTAGGTGTGGTAAAAGACCACACTGGTTTATCAATTGGTTATTTGGATTCTTATTATTATCCTAACCCAACTGATAAGAAAGTAAAGTTACCAAAATACAAAATACCAATCTCGGTAGCCATATCAAGATATTCTGGACAGGAGACTTCAATAACTAAGATAACTGAGTTCATTCTACAGTTATCTAGAGATTATTCTATTGGAGGTATTTCTGCTGACTCATTTCAGTCAAGAAACATGTTACAGGACTTGAAGATAGCGGGATTTAATGTAAAGGACTTGTCAGTAGATAAGACTACTACAGCTTATAATTACTTGAAGAATATTATTTACAACAAACACATTGAGTTACCTCAAAATAAATTATTAATGAAAGAACTAAGAGAATTGCAGGTGATAGGAAGTAAAGTAGATCACCCTGCTGACGGATGTTTCTCAGGAGACTCCTTAATTTTGACAGATCAGGGAGCTTTCCCGATGGACTACGTAGTGAAGAACTACACTAAATTTAAAGTGCAATCTTCAGATAGAAAATTTTACCCTATCAAGAAAGCAATTCATACTAAATCAGTCAATGAGATTCTAGAGATTATCATTGGCGAAGATATTTACAGATGTACCCCTGAACATCTCTTTTTAATTGGAGATGAATGGGTAGAGGCAAGGGACACTGACTTTGAGAAATTTATCATTGAATCAGAGAAACCAATTCCTGTTTATGATATTGAAGTAGATGGTCCTTATCCAAACTTTGCTTTGAGTAATGGTCAGATTGTTCATAACTCAAAGGATATTGCCGACTCTGTATCTGGTTTAGTATTGCATATCTTTAATAATTTAGATGAGGCAGAAAAACCTTCAAGTATAAACTTAAAAGAGCGTACTCTTAATCTAGTAGATATGCTCAATGGACGAAAATTTAAGGATGTAAAGAAAATCGAGACAGATTTACTTTCATCTACATTACAAAACATTTGGTAAGAAAAAAAATATAAGACATGGCGAGAATTACTATTTCCATGCCAAGGGAATTAGAACCTCAGACACGTCTTCCATTAACCAAGACCTATTCAGACGATACTGTAATTTACAAATTTGATGCTCCTGATGCACATGTAACTAAAGTGCTTAGGACAGAAAATATTAGCAACAATACTATTGAAGAGCTAATGAATAAGTTACATGACCAGATTGAAAAATTAGGTCTTTCGGAAGAGGTCAAGGATTCTTACAATCAATTGGCACATGCAATAAGCAATGACAGATAATTTTAATACTGACGATTTGGTTCTTGAGGAGAGACGATTCTCTTCTGAAGACAAGATGACTCGTTTATTTGCTGCATCTGCTTCTTCATTAAATTTAAATACCCTTATAAATTATGTAGCCTCTCCTTTGGATTTGCAATTACGTTTTCTATGTATGGCAGTTCAGAGATTCAGTAAGCAACATGAGAAGGATGAAGAAAAGATGAAATTATTGAAGTCTTATTTCGTATCAGAAGTATCACGAATACTCATAGCAGCGAAGGATAGAATGAGGACTACAAAGACTCCTATATCTGTAAGTTTACGATTCTCTAGATATGGAACTAATGTTCAAAAGCTAGGTAATCTATTGAACTTACAATTCAAGAAAGCAGATAAATATCAGAAGCAGTCTGGATATATTCCTAAACAGGTTCAGATTGATATCAATGATATCTTCAATAAAATTATAAAAGAATTAGATGAGAAGTATATCAAGAATCAAGAAGAAATGGAAAAGGAAGAAACAAAGTCTCAATCTGATAATGAAAGAGTAAAAAGCATAAAAATATCACTTAATCTCCAGAACATTGATTTATCAGATCATTTCAGGAAAGTAGATGAAATAATGGACAGAAACAAGGTAGGTATTTATGAGATAAAAGATAAAACTACCAACATGGGCTATTATGAAATCTTCTTCTTAGATGACATAGATCAACGTACTGTTGATAAGATTAAGACAGAAATCTCAAAAATAAAATAGATTAAAATAGAAAAAGATGAGAAACCCTTATTACTTAAATCGCCTATTTTCCGAAGCTGCTGAAAACAACGGATATGCGATTTCCGGTCCTGATGGACTTTTAGAACAAACACCTGAACAAGAATACTTGGTTGAACAAGAAAACTTGGCAGAATTGGATCCTACTTTGGATGAAGAAACTCTAATTCATTCTTACTATCCAAACTACTACGGATACCAACCACAAACTTACTTCTATGCTGATGATGAGGATTATGTAGATCCAGAAGATGAGTTGACTGAGGAAGAGCTTCAAGAAGAAGTTGTTAAAGAATCACTCTATCAAGATTGGCTAGCAGGACAAACTCGTCAGTTTAATGCTTATGCTACAGCTCAAGCTCTTGAAGATCTAGGTGTACGTCTCTATGCTGATGATGAAGAAGAACTAGATGACGAAGATCTTGAAGAACTACAAGAAGAAGCAGATGTTGACACTATTAAACAATCTTTGTTTGATGCTTGGGCTTTAAGCCGTATGTATGCCGATGATGAAGACGAAGAAGATTATGATGATGAGGATCTAGACGATGAAGAGCTTACTGAAGCTGAAGTAATCAAAGAAGCTCTTTATGATGATCACATGAGTCGTCTTTATGCTGAGACTGATCTAGGTTACGGTGAAGAAATCGTTCACGTAGATGAGTTCGGTAATGAAGTTCATCCAGAAGTAGTTAAACAAGCTTTGTTGGATGACTATGCTTACTCTCGTTTCTATGCAGATGCTGATGAAGAAACTGAGTATGATGCAGACTACGTTCAAGGACTTCATGATGGTGAGGACTTCGATGATTCAGTTGATGTACCTACAGCAAATGAAGAATTAGAAGATGAGGCAGTTAAGAAACAATCTTCTGTCTTTGAATTAGAAGAAAGTGTTGATGCACTTCTATAATATTAAACTTATAAATTTAAATGAAAATAATCGGAAACATGGGAAAAAATTCTATTCGTACTTTTTCAGATATAACACTTTCTAGCAAATTATCTGACCGTCTACGTCATTCTTGTCAGTCTGCCGCAGATATGAATCTCCGTGTGCAAGCTTACTCTAAAGCTTATGAGAATCTATTGAGCGCAGCTGCTTTGGCTGACCGTAGAGCTAGTACTCGTACTTTTGCCGCTGGTGGCCCAGGTCTAGGTGAGTTGAGCGGGCTTAACCCTAACCAATTCATCGATGTAACCGTAACTGCGATGATTAAATCTTTGGCAGGGTTCTTGTCTGTAGAGCGTGGTGTTGACCAACCTACTGCATTCTTGCCATTTGTTGACCTTGTTACTTCTGGTGAGAACAAGCTCGTATCTAAGAACATTGGGGCTGACTTAGAAATGCCTAATGGATATGTTGACCAGCTTTCTGCTGATCGTCGTACTCTTCGTTCTTCTCAGCTTCAGTTCTCTAATAACATCTCTGTTGCTACTAACCGTATTGAGGTTAACGTAGCTAAGGCTGTTATTCCAGGAACTCTTAACTTGAAAGTTACTAAGGGTGGTCGTGTATTCAACATTACTGACGACAAACAAGGTAACATCATGGCTCCTGCTCAAGCTGGTGTTAATGGAGGTGAAATCGATTACCGTCTTGGTAAGGTAACTGTAGACTTTGATTCAGCTTCTGGTCTTACTACTGGTGATACTTACACTGTAAGCATTCAACAAGATGCACCAAAAGATCCAACCAACCGTGTTAAGTCTAACCTTAACTTCTACACTGTTGCTTGTCACCCAGAGATCATCATAGCTGAAAACAACCTTATCGCTGATTTGGTTGCTACTAAGTCTATGAATATCAATATGAGTGAGGTAATGAAGAAACGTGTAATGGATGAGTATATTAAGCTCGTTAACCGTTCTATCATCGACCCACTTGTACTTGGTTACGAAGGAGCAACTATAGATATCGACCTTACTCCATACTCTGTTACTACCAACAACATGGATAGCTACTACAGATTGTTTGGTCTTGGTCTTATCAAGGTTAACACTGAACTTACTAATAAATCTTGGAAGTCAGTAAACGCTTCTGCTTACCTTGTTGGTTCTCGTGTAGCAGAGTTGTTCAAAGGTATGTCCGGATCTCAATTCGTTCCTAATACCGCTGCTTCTTACATCGAAGATCTTATTGGTCACTACGATGGTATTCCTGTTGTTAAGTCTCACTACATTGAGCCTGACACTGGATTTGCTATCCACAAAACAGCTGATGGTACAATGGCTCCTATCTGCCGTGCTATCTTCTTGCCTGTTAACGACATACCTGAAATCGGTAACTTCCAAAACCCAACTCAGTTTGCAACTGGTATCTATTCTTATGAAGGATCTCAATTGCTTACTTCTGAATTGGTACAGAAATTCCGTATTCACCGTCCAACAGGTTTCTAGTATTGAAATTCTGAACTTAATTTTCATACTTGATGAGGAGGGGGACTTAGTTCTCACCTCCTCTACCAAGAAATGGATTAAACTTATTATTAAAGAAATATGAACTTACAATCTATGATGAGTGCTGTAACTGGCACAACCCCTTCGGTATATGGAAGCCGACCTATGGGAATACAGCCCAGTCAGACTAACGTTAGAAGTGGTTCTTACACAGGAGGGTATAATATAAACGGATTGAATCTTATAGTTGGAAAGTCCTTAGAGAAATACATGAATCGTATGGACGAGTTAGACAACTATTTAGAGTCGTCAGTTACACGAACTATTCTTGATATTATCTCCGATACAGTTTCTGAGTTGTTTACATCAACTACAGATATTATTACTCTGGAAGGCTTGGAAGACGAGCATAAATTTTATGAAGATGAACTTGAGATGGTGAATAACATCTTTAATCAGCTTCACATTGGAAAACATGTCAAAACAAATCTAAGGGACATTATTTACTATGGTTCTTATTCATTCCACTTACAAGAAGAGATTTCAGAAATGAAAGGTGGTAATATGAAAACAAGAACTGGAGTAGATGAGGATGGAATTCCCTTTGCAAGAATTAAGAAGAACACAAAAAGAGCTAAATATAAGCTCAGATATCTTAAAGAACCACATAAGGTTATATCAGTATGGAAAGACAATCAGGTAGAATCCTATATTACTCCAATGATGAATGGGGATTTAGCAGAATTTACACCTGGTGAGATAGTTTCTATTACTACTGCTGACTTTACCTTGGATATAGACGACCATTTATACGAAGATGACCTTAAAAAGAACATCAAAGATGACTTAGGTTTCAAATCTTATGATAAGATGTACTTAGGAGGTACTCCGTTGTACAATGATATCACTTATAAGGTTAAAGAGTACGTATTAAAGGACTATTTGTTATCTATTCTTTCAATTAAGGACTTGATTCAGCCATTAATCCTACTTTTAGGACTAGAAAAGACCACATCTTTGTCTGATGGGTACGATTTGACACAGAAAGTAGAGGAATTAATCAACAGAAACGTTGATATGTCCTTCTTAGAGTCAAAGAATCTATCTATAAAACAGCTAGCACAATCATTAGTAGATAATATTAGGGTTATTCCTGATTATGATAACAAGCTTGCAATGCTGCAAGACCTTTCACTTGATAGGGTCAATGATAAGATTGATAGAATGAGAGCTGACCAGGCCATGGTTAAGGAGGATATCATTGGTTCTACAGGTATGCCTTATGAGCTATTTGAAGGTAGAGCTACAAGATGGGAAGCTATCAAGACATCACAACGTTTTACCTCAAAAATTAACTATTATTCTGATTCTATCAATGATTCTCTAGTTCATTTAGCAGAATATCTATTTCAAAAGCTAACAGATGTTGATTTTGGTAAGATAAAAGGGAAGATTAAGTGTAATTTGGTTAATAAATCCATCTTAACTGAGTCTAACAACTTCAATATGATGGAGTCTATGCTTGAACAAGCTTCAAGATTAGCAGACTTATCAGATTTGTTAGACAGAGCATCCCAATCTTCATTTATTTCTCAACCAAGGTTACGAGAATACCTAAGAACTTCATTAGGTAAGATAGACGGTTCTATGCAAGATTTGATTAAGACAGACGAGGAAATACAGGCTGACTTTGAACAACAGCAGCAAGAACAACAACCTATGTATCAATAATAGTATAAAAAATGCACATTAAGGTAAAGCTATTTCCGCTAGATAGAAAAGCGGCTGATGGCTCTATGATTACAAGACAAGTATTTGAGGAGTATTTAAGATCTGAAGACTATCAAATGCGTTCTAGAAACAAACTCTTCTTAGGAGGGGTTACTCACATTGACAGAAATAGGCCTGATAAACAAACAGGTTTAGGAGAGTTTGATAGAATGCTTACAGAAGGTAACTACACTCACTATACAGATAGATTATTTATAGGACCAGATAACTGGGTTTATGCCAGAGCCAAGGTCATGGATAATCTAGATGACTATGCAGGAAGATCATTAGAGCTAATTAAGACTTTGACACGTCTATTGAAACAAGGAATTAAATTACCTGTATCAATAGTAGTTAAAGCATATTGGGATAAGAATGACGTTGCCAGAAAAATAGTTTTGATATCTGGTTTCGACGTTACATTATCTCCAGGTTATAAGGGAGCTGAGATTGTAGACATTGAAAAAGATGACAATGCAGAGTTCCTAGCCTATGGAATGGAAGATGACTTTCAAGTTCCACAACCAAGGATAGATTTCCCTTCAAGAGAACAATTTGGGATTCCATATCCTTCCTATTAATGAATAGCCATGAATACCTATATTCACAACGGTATTCTCTACAGTACTGATAAGAAATACCTGCGAATAGATGTCTCTGACAGAACTTGGGTCAGGGAAGATGACAGGTTGGATTTATTATATATTAGCATAGAAAGGGGTTTATCAGCAGAGGAGTTTGTAACTTTGCACCCTCAGTTCACTGTCGTGAGGAATTTGGACCAAACAGTTCCATTAGACCCTACTAATATAATAATTCCACAATATAGTTTAGATGGCTTGATTATTAAGCCAAGGGTTCACAAATATAGAGTGACTCAAGTTATAACATCAGGTATTTCTTTATTCTCTCACTATGATGAGAGGTCCCTTACTATAGTAGTAACCCCAACAACCTCAAAGAGGGACTATTTGAACCACTTATCTCAGATTCCATTTATAGAAGTGGATGTGAACTCAAATTTTGAGTACAAGAATTACAATAATGTCATGTTGGACAAACAGACTGAGGTAAGGTCAACATCTGATATGCCTGTTACTCCTAAGAGTTATTTTACTAGGTACATATTCAATGAACCTCATATGATTTATCAGCTAAATCAGAGGATTTTAAAGGAATTAATGCAATATAACATTCTAAATCTGGAGAAAGCGGGAGACCCAGATAAGGATTTGATGAATACATCAAACGTATTGACTTATAGAATCGGGAATGAGTCAATGGATAGAATGCATGTTTTTCCTAATGAATATTTAAGGAGAGCCATGGCGGTATCCGTACCTGTGGAGTATCAGATTAAAACACAGTCATTATCAGTTGCTTTGGATATTAGAAACAAGTTCATGAATTATGATTTGATTTCTAATGTTACATCTGTGGAGATGAGGGATGCCTACGACAATCCTTTTTTGGTTCAGTTATGGTGGGACCCACAGATGTCAGACCTTGGGGATAAAGAGTCTACCGTTGATGAATATGGAAACTATACACACTTACTTACTATTAGATGTACGGTAAACTACTATATTCTTAGAGATGAAGATGAGCTTGTGAGGATTAATAGAGTAAGAGGGGTATTCAATCTTGTAGAGAAATTACAAAAAGAGGGACTTCAATTTAGATATTTGAAGGACACAAATACTGGCGAGCAAGTACTCGCACCAATGAGACCACTATCAGAGTGGGAAGTAGAAGAAATTTTAAAGACAAAATAAATGGCAGTAAGTTTTGACGAACCACAAGTAATTGTCAACACGAGCTATGGGGAAACTCAAGACAACTCCTTGTCCAGAATGAATGGGCTCATCTGTGCTGCACCTGTATTGGTGAACTTTGTAGATGATGTTCGTAAAGAAGGGAAGGGAAGCAAATGGAATGAGTGGAAACAAGGTGAGTGGTATCGACTTTACGAGAAAGGTGCCAGAGGTAAGTTTCTCTTAGAATGTACTCCATCTATTAATGGAACTCTAAGTAGAAATATGGGAGAAGATGTATTTAATGTATATCGTCTTCTAGGGTCTATGTCAGTTCTTGTATTGAGAATTAATCCTCTCGGAAGAAATGACCAAGGACAGATAACTAGACCAACAGACTTTACTACACGTTACGGAACAGGTGTATATACAGCATTTATAGGAAAGATAGGGGTTACTGATAAAGGAAAGTCAGTATTACTCGACACTGAATCTAACCTAATTGATAGAAAGTTCTCTTTTGAGTCCAGAACTACCGACTTAGACATAGCAACATTACGTTGGACAGATTTAGTTGATGATTTAGGAGATAAAGGAATCTATATCTTGAACTATCACTATGACGTTAATGGAAAATTAAAAGGAGAGTTTGGTTATAGCAGTGCAGTTTATAATGACAGTACTCAGGTAGCTAACTTGTTACCGTCAACAGTAAGAGATGAGATAAATCCAGGTGCTAGGGCTACTATATATGAAGGGTTGTTAGATTTAGGTACTTATAACCTAATCTTCACCTATAACAACTTAGTTGGCTATACTGAAACAAGAGACCACAGCCCTGTATTTAGAGCTAAGAAAACAGGTGTTGTAACTACAGTAGGTAATACAGATAAGATTCCAGCAAAGGTTACTATAGATAGCAGAGACTATGATATTGTTATCCATGTAAACAATGTTACTAAGAGAGTTGAGAAGATAGAGAACAAACCTCTTGGCTTTGAAGTAATGGTTAATGCAGCCTACGATTCAGCAAACCTAACAGATGACTTGAGAACCTATACCTCATTCCTTGCGGGAAATACTGGAGGGGGAAGTGGGCCAGCTCAATCTCAAGATGACCAAGCATTGGCAGCTGCTGCTATTAACAAGTTGGTTGATTTTGATGAAGGATATAGATTAGACTTTATCTTTGACTCAGGAACTTATAATACTAATGCTGTTCATAGTGTAATCAAATCAGTAGCTGAGAAGATTTATGCTTTAGGGGTTGCTACTGTTAATGAAGTGTCAGCAGGAAATGGTAATGCTACATTTGCTGATGCAGTTTCTGCATTGCCAGAACACAATAGCTCTTACTTGTATCAAGTCTCCCCACGACGAAGAATTGACTTTGGTGGTTATAATGTAAACTTGTCTTTGGGTATTGACTATTTGGAATGTGTAGCTCGAAACAAAGCGAACCTTCAAGAGTTTGCTCCTGTATTCCACTTCACTAATGCTTTTGTTGCTGATACAAATCTAACTAAGTATTATACTAAGTCTGAAAGAGAGTTATTGCTTGGAAAGCGTGTAAATACCGTTAAGAGGGATAAATTCAGAGGAATTTCTTTCATCAATAACAACTTTACTACATTAAACAGCAATACTTCTTTAGGAAATGAAGAGCAGATAGTACGTCTTGCTAACAGAATGGCATGGGATATTCAATTTTTGCTAGACCAATTCTTAGGTCAGTTAGACGTTAAGGCTACTGCTAACTCAGTTAAGACAGAAATTCAAGGATATTATAAGAGCAACTTCAGTAATCAAAAATATGCTCCAGAATCTATGGAGGTAATATGCGACGAATCAAATAACCGTTTTGGAGATGGAGAGTTAGTCGTTACAGTTAATATTTATGTAGGACGAGCATTGAAGAAGATTACTGTTTATAACAACATTTTACCTTTAACATCATATGAATAATATTATAACAGTTACCCTTTCTGGGCAACTACCTAGAGTAAGCGCTTTCATAGATAGTTTTAAAGATGACGATGTTGCACTTGAAATTAAGAAAGACCTTACCCAAGGTGATTTAGAAGAATATGAAGTAAATCTTACTTATGACCCAGCGAATGTAGATGACCCAATCTTGGTAGTTAAGAAATACTTGCCAGATAATGTGACATTGATAAATACATTCACTCAAAGTAGATATTACGGAATGAATGAGGATTTAGTTAGTTTGAAAGAGTCTATTCCAAGAAACTACCTTTCATTTGACTATTATCCTGATAGATTAAAAATCTTAGGAAAAGATTTATACTCTGCAATTAATATCATAAAAACTGATAAAGAAATTCAATCTGATTCAGTTTATGTAAATGCTTTCCTTGATATAGCAAACCTTTTCTTGTTTGTACAACAGCCTTATACTAAGTATTCAATGAGAAATGAACGTGATGTTCTTAACTTGTATACTATGGCATGTCAGGATTTGATGAGAGAGGGAAACAAGGAAGGTATTACCTTGATAAATGTTTTGAATTTGGCATTAGATGCTATGTTCCATTCTGTTCAACAAGGTAAAGTTAAAATCTCAGAGAAAATCTCTAATCCAAATAAATTTTCCATTCAAAAATACCTAAGAGACTCCCAGTATGATTATGATAAGACTATTATGACTAATAGAGTTGAGGTAGCAAAAGAGACATACCCTAGAGCTACTTTCTTCATCAAAGAGGTTAATAAGGTTTTGGATAATGTTTCAGACAAAGGGACAGATTTTATTGAGGGATTATATCATGATGCTCTAAATGAACTAGCTTTCGTTAAAGATGATGATATTATTGACTCTGTGGATAGGACATGGGAATTATATAAAATAGGGTTATGATATTAAGAACTGGATATTATGCAGAAAACAACCCTCCCTTTAATATAATTGACAAAGACCTCGCTAAGAAAGATAAAGTTAGTGCTTGGGCAGTAGGTGGTAATGCTTTTGGACATTTGATGACGGCTAAGTCTGTTATGGATGGTGTTGGAAAGGACAAACAATATGCTCAAGAATTAGCTGCAAGAGGTATAAAAGATAACCGAAACTGGTTTCAGAGAAATGCAAAAGCCTTAACTTCTACTGCTGGCGGTACTATTGGTAATGTGTTGGGGGATTATATCCAACGTAAGACAGGTGCTCATAAGGTTAAAGGAATCGGAGGATTCCTACTAAAAGGTGGTATTGGTATGGCTGCCTCTAAGGTAGGCTCTACTCTTGTTGATAAACCAATAGATGCTATGAGAAAAGCTAAACTAGATAAGTATGACAAGCAGTATGGTCACCCTCAAGAAAGAATGCAGTCAGAACATGAAGAGGACAAGAAGAAAGGGCCTAACTGGTTTCAAAGAAACAAGAAACTTCTAATTGGTGCTGGTATCACAGCAGGATTAGGAGTTGGAGGTTACTACCTTGGAAGACATGTCTTAGCAGATAAGGTCAATAAGGGAGGATTTATAAAAGACAGAATAGATAAAAAATCTATTGTAAGTTATCTGGATGAAAAAGGTGTTCATAAGTGGAATAAAGGAATGACTAAAGAGAATTATAAGAATCTCCATAGTCAAGCCTCTGACTTCTTGAAGAAACAAAATCCAGAATATCTAAAAAATAGAGTTAGAGAAACAATGGGCGGATATGGTGTAGCTGCCGGGCTTGGATTAGGTGCTGCTGGAGCAATGGCTTTAGCGAAACCAAGTAGACCTCAACATGATGACGAAGAAACAAGATCACAGGCGAAATGGCAAGATAGGTTGACTCACGTTGGAAACGGAATCAAGTTAGGTATTGGAGGTCAAATTGGGAATCTCTCCGGGTTCATCACAGATAAGATCATTGAAGCAATAAATAAAGATAAAAGAAAAGAACTAGCATGAGTTTTGATTGGAAGTCAGCCGCTATAGGTGGAGCAGTGACTTTGGGTTTAGCTGGTCTTATAAATCAGTTTCTGAAATATAAGAACCAACCCTCAGCACTTCCTTCTACAGTAGAGCTAAAGGGAAAAATGAAAGAAGAGTGCGCAGTATTTCTAGATGCAGTTAGAGCAGACCTAAGAAATATGAATGGAGCCGCTCAATGGTACAAAAAACTCACAGATCATGTAAAGGCTATTCTTGTTCTAGTAAACAATCTACCTGACCTTGAAGGATTAGATGCTAATGGTGTTATGAGACTTAATGAACTTGAGAGAGAAGCATTGAGACTTGACGCTGTTACAGAGAAGTTATTTGATGAGGCAAATATCAATGGTTATGTAAGTAATCCAGGTATTCTCGCATGGCTTTCCTATTCCACAGGGGAGATGATAGGAACTTACCGAGGCTTAGCTAAAACTAAGGCTTACTCTTATGCAGAGAAAAACTCTGATTGGTATACACGTATGTACATGGACCAAGGAGTTAAGACTGCTTTGATTGGAGGGGCTGTTGTAGCAGGTATTGGAGGATTGATTTATTTAGCGATTAGAGGCAATCGTGCTTTTAATCAGAGCAAGAGGGAATTATCTAATAAAATCTATGAAACGCTATCTACAAATGGATTCAGAAGCAACATAGATGCACAGTATGTAGAGGATTTCCGTCAGCGTTTGCTTGACTTGGTAGAATCTATGTCTCTTTGGAATGACACTTTGAGATCAGATGTTGAGACTGCTCAATATTATGACAGTAAAGTTAAAGAAAAGATTGCTGTAACTGAGAAGAAGAAAGATAAGGCTATCGAAGCAGCAAAACGTTCTGCTCCAGATCCAGAAGAGATGGAATATCGAATCGAGACTATCTATGACCAAGTTATTGAGGCTTACAGAAAGAGCAGTGAAAGTAATGTGATGTATGGAGCTAATAAGACTTATCGGCCTGATGCAGGTTTCTTCAGTGATTATTCTTATGGTCCTGCTACACGTTCTTATGCTACTTTCAATAAATGGTATGAAAGAGGTAAGTCTGATGATGATGCTTACGAAAAGGAAAGACTAAGACGTGGTTATGATGCTGCAAGAAGTCCTTATGGTAGCGCTGCTTCACAAATAGAAGCTACTCGAGGTAAACTTGATGGTACTATAGACGGTCTTAAATGGGGTGTTCCTACTGGTGTACTTGCAGGTGCAGGTGCAGGAGCTGCCGCAGGTTCTATTGTTCCAGGTGTAGGTACTCTTATTGGAGCTGGTATTGGAGCAGGGACAGGTCTTGTTGCAGGAGTTGCTCATGGTATCAGACGAGGTAACAATAGAGCAAAGAAATATTTAAATGGTATTCAAGAGAACCGTCTAAGACACTTAGATGCTGTTGATGCTGAGGTTGCTAGAAGTAAAAAATTATTAAGGAAGTAATATGAAGAAAGCTAAGAATGCGGTAGATGCAGCTATCCATGGAATTAGTGGTAAACCTTCTAGCTGGAATCCTTTTGGTGGAGTTAGAGACACTCTTACCCGTGCAGCTGTAACAGGAGGTGCCATTTATGGAGGAAAAGAAGGTTCACAGGCGGATGCCATGGACAGAGATGTTCGTCAGAAACTTGGTCTTCAAGAAAAAGACTGGTTCGGACGAAATAAAGGAGCTATCGCAGGTACTGCCGCTGGTTTTGCTGGAGGTTTGGCTGGGCGAGCTATTGCTAGACACACAGGTATGACACTGGGAGGTCTAGGTACCCTTGTAGGAGTCGGAGTGGGCTCTAAAATTGCCGGAGGTATGGCAAATAAATATATAGCCGATCAGAACAGAAAAGAACGAGACAGAGAGATCGAGCTAATGAAACTTAAAAATCAATCTAATTTCACAGATATGTATCAAACAAGACAGTTTAATAAACTAACTGATTTCGTTAAGAATCATCAAAATGCACTTATTGGTGCAGGTGTAGGTGCTGGAGCAGGTGTAGCTGGAGGTTACCTAATGGATAGAAAAGCAAAACGTAAAGGTAACTGGTTCCAAAAGAATGCAGGTGCTATCATCGGTGGTGTTGGTGGTGCTGGACTAGGATATGCTGCTGGTGAGTATGGCCCTGGACTTTATAAGAGAGCTTTTGAACCCAAACATGCCGGTCCTAAGTACGGAGGTGTTGGGTCTTCTTTTGTATCAGGAGATAAACGTTTCACTGTAACTGGGCGTAACGATGATGCCTCTGGTATTGCAGTAACACATAAAATAGAACAGCTTCGTGGTGTTAACGGAGGCAAATTAGCAGATCCTCGAACAGTTACTGTTACTCAAGGAGGTCTCCCAACTGCTTCTGCGGGTTCTTTACAACGTGGTTTAGATACTGATTCTTTTATGAAAGCTAATCGTGCTAAACAAGCTGCTCAACTAGCAGAAGCAAGAAGAAAAGGATTCAAGATTGAAGAAAGTAAAGCAGGTTTTGGAGGAAAGAAAATATTCAAATTATGGAATCCTCTAACTGACGAGAGAACTACTCTTGCTTCTGATTACTTAGATCACATTGCTACTAAATACTATGCAGGAACTGAAAGCGTAGCAGCCGCTACTATGAACACTACTAAGACAGAGGGTAAACAAGCTCAAGGTCTTTGGAATCGTATTAAATCTGGAGCTTCAACAGCAGGTAACTTCGCTAAGACTAACTGGAAAGGTGCCGCTATCGGTGCTGTAGGTCTTGGTGCTGCCGGTGCAGGTATTGGAGGAATCGTTGCTAGCCGTCGTAGAAAGAATAAGAAGAAAGCAATGGCTATCGGAGCCGGAATAGGTGCTGTAGCTGGAGCTGGATTAGGTATGGCTGCTCAACACTACGGTCTTCACAATAAAGTAGCAGGTTGGTTTCGTTAATAGACGACAATTTGCAGATTTAGATGACCTACAAGTAAGGGAATCTAGTGCTGAGAAAGATATTAGGTCTTATAGTAAGGATTTTAGATTAGAGAGTTTCAATGATAAGTCTTTAAAA